TCCACATGGATCTAGTGGCAACCATTTTAAGACTTTATTTCTGAGTTCTTTCCCATCTATCAGTCTCGCGCCGTCTGGAATCTGTACCGCTTTACCAACTACAATCTTTCTGCTGACATCAAAAACTTTGCCGTCATCACTAATATAATATCCATTCATATAATGTTTTTTCGGAATATCAATTCCTTGTATGATTACTGCCATCCTGTTTACCTCCTCATCTTGAATCCACAGTTAGGACAAAAATTAAAATCTGAAGCATCGCTCCAAAATGTCCTATATCCACACTCGGAGCATACCGCCGTGTATTCAACGCCACCACAATCTTGTTTAATCCATTCGCCTTCTTTTTGCTTCATCAAACATCTCTTTATAATTTCCGCAGTAGAAGCATTACAATAAATATCATGTCCATCTTGTCGAATAGCAATATTCAGCTCTTCAATAAAATCAGATAATGTCATCCTTCTTTACCTCTCTGATTATTTATTAATTCAAACATTGCATAGCTTAAGCATAAACCGCAATTATTTGGAACTTCAAATTTCATTCTGTCTCCTTTCCCCGTTTGGGCAAAACCATTCATACCCGTGATATTCTGGCGATGTATTTGTGTTCATCCAACACTCAATATTTCCACAGGCTTCCCTTCCCCAATGGCAGTCCTTACACCGCACCAACTCGGGTTGTACAGAGGGCAACATCTCTAACGCTTTTTCGATTTCTATATATGGTTTGTATTTTTTCTCCCACCGTTTTCTATTTATTCGTATGATTGGTGCGCTCGGATATAAACTGCGGATAAGTTCAATCGCATCCTGCCGATAAATCAAATCATTCATTCATCCAATTCTCCCTTCAACATTTCAATACATTCCAGGATGTCATCCATTGTTAAACATGGCTCAAATAACTCCAAAATATCTTTAATAGTTCTTATATGTTTCTTTGGCTTAGACGACGGAAGCTCTAATAATATTTTATTGACTTGTCTCCCAGTAAAAATCTTTTCTGTGCCGTCTATCTCGCTTCTACTTGCTTCATCAAGTATCATGCAATATCTCCATAATATAATCTTAACCAATCTTATGGTAAAAATAAATTGGCTCACCTATATATTCAAAGTCATCATAGATCCAATTATATTCTTCACAGGTTGTTACTTGCGTATATCCACACTTTTCTTTCCACACGCCATCTCTAAAAACCTTAAAATGAAAGTCATAATCTGGACCATCATCATCATCATAAGTACAATATGTATTCAGAGCAATCAACTCTGTTCCAGCTTTTAATACCTCTCTGTCTCTACAAATTTCTAACTCTCCTTCAAATTCTTTTAAAAGATACTCAGTTAAAACGTCTCCATAAAGACAAGAAATTTCAAAGTCAGAAAATCCCTCTTCCCACTTTTCCTCTATCCATTCGGAAACTACTAAACCAGTAATCTTAGCAAACGCATAAAATGGATCGAACCACTCCTTTAAACGGAGCGCATAACTTCCGCAATTAGTGGCTTTAGGAAAATCCAAATAATAATTAAGGTCTGAATTATGAGTATACATACTTTCTCCTTTCTTTTTCTGTTATAATTATATAAAAATTTTCTAAAAAAATCAATTTCTTTTTTAATTTGTGCTGTACGTTGATTGCGCCGGCGCCATCGAAGTAAGAAAAAAGGAAAATCTACATTATTTTAACGCATGCGCGTATGTGTATGATTTTACTATATTTTTCTTATAAAATCAAATTTTGAATTTTTTCTTAAAATTTGTTATAATATTAATAAGAAAAGAAAAGGAGAGTTATAAAATGGATAACAAGTATGTATTATACGATTCCGTTGTATCAACTATTATGACTAATGTTATGGTTGAGCACACACGATGTGGGAAATTTCTTTTATATGATTTTAAACCAGAATTAGACATGGATAAGCTTTATTTTAATGTAGCTGCTATTGCGGCCGATATGATGAGAGAAAAGCTTTATCTTCATATGTCTTTTTTAAATTATATTAAATTTCGTATAAAATTTTGGAAAAAGCGAACAAATTTAAAATGGTTCTCACCCTGGTCTGAAAAGAAACTCGACAATGAATACAAAACAAGCGTTGGTGTATTAATGTCCTTTATTGAAGAACAGTTAAAACTTTCTAAAGGACTGTTTAAAGAAATTAATGATGCATACTATGGATGGGTAGATTAATGAAGATAATTTGCATTAATGGACAAGGCGGGGTTGGTAAAGATACTTTCGTAGATTACTGCGGCAGCCAAAAGAATGGAATTTTTAACATCTCAATGGTGGACGGAATTAAAAAAGTAGCCTCATTAATAGGCTGGACTGGTTCTAAAGAGCCTAAAGATAGGAAGTTTCTTAGTGACTTGAAAGACCTAATCGCAGAATATAATGATTATCCCTTCCAAGATGTTTTAAACGAAATTAACTTAGCTGAATGGTATCATTGGGCGGAAAAACTGACCGATGAATTAATTTGTTTTGTCCATGCAAGGGAACCAGAAGATATACAACGGTGGAAAGACGAATATGGCGCCCGAGCGCTATTAATTAGAAGAGAAGAGGTAGAAAAAACCTATGGAAATCACTCTGATGATCAGGTTTTTGACATTGACTATGATTATGTTATTAATAATGATGGAAAACTAGAGGATCTTAAAGACAAAGCTAACTCTTTTATTACAGATGTTAGAAAGGAGAAATGGAGTTCAAATATATGAAAGTAATTATTGAAGGAATAAATTTTTATGAATTAGAAGCGATGAAATATTACAGCCCCTCAACCTCATGGAGCGCAGAAAAAAAGAAACAAAATGCCGAGCAAAAAATCTTTAGCGGCGATTGGCTAGGGAGTATGAAAAAGGACGGAACTTTTTGTATGTGTGGGCGTAGTTTAGAAGGAGAAATTTTTCTTCGACCGCGCGCCCGCAACGTAAAAAAAGAGTTTGTTAATAAGGTTGATTGGGTTCCGCAATTTCACAACTTCCTCAACTCAATTAACCCCGGAACAGTATTTCTTGGAGAAGTCTATCTCCCAAACAACGAGCAGGCAAAAGCAACTACATCTATTTTAAATTGCCTTCTTCCGAAATCTTTAAAACGTCAAGAAAAAGAAGAAAACAGACTTTATCTTTATATTTTTGACGTTTTGGCAGAAAATGGAAAGTCTTATTTGAATAAAAGGGCAGAAGAAAGATTCAATCTATTGGATGGTTTTAGCAAGGCCTATTCAGATGAATATGTATCCTGGGCAAAGTATTATGAGGGTAAAGAGCTTTGGAATAAACTTCAAGAATATCTTGCCGAGGGTCGTGAAGGTATGGTAATTACTCATAAAGATTCTCCCTATGATCCCGGGAAACGTAGTGCAAAAAGAACTCTTAAAATTAAAAAAGAACTTCAAGAAACTATTGATTGCGTAATTATGGGAGCGAATGGTCCCTCTCGCGAATATAATGGGAAGGAAATTGAGTCTTGGCCTTATTGGTTTGACGAGTCAACTAATCAATTTATTACATCCAAAGACTATCTTGATACTTATCATACTAATGTTTATGCTGCTTACGTCGATGGCGCGCCAGTGAGGCCAGTAACTAAAAACTGGTTCTATGGCTGGGCTGGCTCACTTAAACTTGGATTGTACGATGGAGATAAGTTAGTTCATGTGGGTGATTTAAGCGGCGTGACTGATGAAATGAAAGAAAATTGGAAAGACTATATAGGTACTGTTGTTGAGATTAGTTGTATGGAAATTACCGAAAACCAGCAAGGCGGAAAGGGTTTTCGTCACCCCAAACTCATTAATATTCGAAAAGATAAAGAGGCTAAAGACTGTACTATTGATCAAATTTTATAGAAAGGAGAACACTATGGAAGTCATCAAAAATAATTGTAGTCAAACACAAATGTTTGAAGTAACTTGTCCTCATTGTGGTTCTATATTAAGGTGTACACTAGAGGAAAAAGAAAATAGTTCTTGTCCAGTCTGCGGCCGCTCGCTAAGTCATACAGAAGATTCAACAAATACACATTCACCTAAAGAATTACATTGTGACAAATGTAATCATAATTTTTTTGTTACTGATTACGAAGGTATAGGTATGTATGGTGGATACTATTCTTACTGCCCTGAGTGTTGTGCTATTGTCTATGCCGATGATGGGATAGAAGTAACCACAGAAAATCTTGCGCTGGAATATTTCTCTCCTTTAGGTGAAGACGTAAAAAAAATCAGTTTCCCCGAAATTAAAAAATGGATTAAAACGGGGGTAGATTATCTTAAGAGCCATCCAGGTGAATACATGTGGTATATATGTAGCGGTGATAGTTTTGTTCTTGTAAGTAGAGACGATAATGAATTTTATGTAATGTGGACAAATAATTATAGAGATGTGTGGGTAACTAAATAGAAATAATGCAAATAATAAGGCGAGGTCTTTCCTCGCCTTAAATTTTTATTGGGCTATTTACTTAAATTTATAAGACAGGATGTGCTTATCATTCCTGTCATAATTAACGTGTAATTCACGTATCTCATCTTGTAATAATAAGTCTTCTAATACTTCAACAATATAGTAATCACTCTTATTATATTTATTCTTAAGTTGTATCATATCCCAATTACCAGACATTATATAGCCCTTTTGAGGGGCTAGTTTGGCCATACGGGTTAATTCAGTTCGCAAGTCTTCCATTATAACACCTCAAATATAGCTATGCTAGTTAATATTATTCATTATTGGTTATTTCTGTCCATCCATATACGCCAGGTTCCCAAACATTATTATCAACATCTGACTCCCAAGTCTTTTCATTATGTTTAACCTTATCACCCTTCATATACGGATTCGTGCTGTCAGGCTGTTCCCACTCTGGGATAACGTCGGGGTCTGGAATCAGCACTTTCGTCCACAGCGATGGCGCCGCATCAGGCGTCCAAGTAGCCTGTGATGTGTGTGCTTGTAAACATTTATATAAAGTTCCTTCGTAAGAGACCCTATCATCAACTTTATATTCTTTGTCGGTTTTCCACTTGGGGAAAAGTTCAACTGCTTCAAGTGCGGTTTCGTCATCAAGATTTACAGATAGTTGTTCAATCAATGCTCGTAACTGTCTTGCTCTATCTAAAATATTACTCATTCTTCCACCCCCATAAGAATTTTATATGCGTTTAGATATTCATTTCTCATTTCTTCTGTTTCTATAATCTCACCTTCGGTGTAAACTCTGTCGGAATCGGCGGGAGCATAGGCATGTTCGAAAATATCTCCGTTGTAAACCACATAGCGGTTATCATCAGAATAAATATGTAAAATTTCCCTGTTATCACTTAATATGATTTTTTCTCTTATAATACCCATTTAGTACCTCCCGTTATTCCTTTTCACCAATCAAAATTTCATATGCTTCTGCATACTTAGATTCGATGTCTTCGCTTTCTTCTGGGATTAAGTCGCCTTCCGTATATGTTCTCCCAAATTGAGATGGGTCATATGCTTCTGCATAGGCGATACCGTCACGAACAACATAGCGCCCAGAATTGGAATATGTGCGCGTAAAATCTCTGTCACCTATATGAAGTGTTTTTGTAACAATCGCCATTTAATATCACCTTCCCGCTATTCCTTTAATCCCATTAGTATATCGTATGCATCAAGGCGTTCTTCATCGGTTGGTTGAGTATCTTCTTGCAATTTAACAAGTTCCCATGTCATTTCTGGATAACGAAGTTTATAAATATATCCTTCAGGGTCTTGTGGTTTGTTTCTGAAAAATGTAAGAAACTCAAAGTATTCTAAATCATTTTCTCCTTCTTTTTGAACATAGACTATATAATTATCTTTTTTATTTATTATCATATAATCACCTCAATGCAAGTTTATACTCGCCCGCTAAGAGTTTGGTGTCATTTCTTGTGCCACCTCTGAATGTAGCGGTCGTACTGGTTGGCTCCGATTGGGTAAAGTTATAATCAGTAACCGTAAAGCCCCCTAACAATGATGTTAAATTTTTTGCAGTTGGATACCAAATTAGCGTAGTATCATTGGGGCTATAGCCAGTTTTTACCATAATTGTTCTATTTCCCATGTTGTCTTTTGCCCAAAAACCATTTGTCACCCATCCAATTTGATACCCGCCACCATTGCGTACAATATTTTTTGGATACAACAATGCTTCAACAGGAACTTTTCCCAACGAGTGATTAATGGTAAAGTTTTCGGTCTGGTCACTCGTGAAAGTAAGTTCCATGACTTCCATATCATTTTCTTCGGCATACTGATCAAAAAGAGTAACAAGGTTGCCTGAGTTAATATCATAACCACTGCTATAACTTCCCACTTCCACAACATTAGCCTCATATATTTCATAATTCGCCACTACAGAACTAGCTCCCGACATTCTAATGTAAGACGTATTTGAAGTCGTTTTTATCAGTACAACTGGGTCGGTTGTTGTTGATTGCGGTACCACAATACCACCTTTTGCAACGGTCTTATCTGATTTATAGAAAGCGTTATAGTTATTTCCCGGGGTATTTGCCACTTTATAATATGTATCTGGCTTCACAGGTATATATCCAGTTGATGTCCATCCATTATAAGAAGTTTCTGTTGAACCATTGATATATGTATTTGCCACATCCTCCGAAGAATCGTGTAAATTTTCAGATAAAACAATAATTTCAACGTCTTCATCAATGCTTTTTTGAAACAACAGATTTAGTCCATCCGTATCTTTTACCTGGATCCCAGTAACCCCACTATAAGTTTTTCCAAAAACTTTTAAATCCTCGCTCATAACAATTCACCCATAAGAATTTTTCCCACATCTGCATATTCATCTTTAGATGTAGTATCAGCAGTTGTCTGTTCACCCATTTCTTCAGGAACATCAGAGTCGGGAATTTCCTGCCAGTTCTCTACACTATCAAGAGAGCTAAGATACACCTTTTTACTATATGTTTCTCCGTTTGTTAATGTCATCCCATCTGAAGCTTCGATGACTTGTATATTAATGCTTGTTTGTATCATGCGACCGTCCACCCCTTTTCTGTTGCTATTGCTATTTGTTCAGCAGTGAGTTTGTTTTTATTTGTAGTTCCAAGTGTTATTGTTTTTGCAGATCCTACGGTTGGAAGATTAGTAAGGACTTCTACGAGATTTTCTGCGGGCATAAGAGTTGATTGAGGGAGTTTAAAAGATTGATAATATACAAAACCCTTGAGTTCAACGAGTGAATAGCAGTTACTAAACATATCTGTATTTGTATTTGTAACCGCACTAAAGTCGCATCCCGTAAAATCAGCAGATTGTAAAGAGCAACAATTATTGGCAAAATTCGCCATTATGGTTACTGCACTAGTATCTTTTCCACGTAAATCAATTCTTTTTAACATATAGTTATTTAGGAATTCTGAATTCATATTACTTGTTGATGTTATAATGCTGGGCGATGTCGTATCAATATTTAACGAATTGCAACCATTAAAAGTGTATGAAGCTAACCGTATTATGCTTCCATTAAAATCTATGTCTTTTAAACAATGGCAGTCTCTAAACATATCCGATTGATTTTCTGTACCAATTAAACCACTTGGGAGAATTACTTTTTTAAAAGCTGACCCTCTAAATAAATATGATATTATAGGAGTTTGTGATAATATCCAATTTCCTAGGTTTAAATCTTTTATTTTTCCTAAATTTGAAAAAGTGTATGTTAAATTTTGCACATTAATTACATCAAAATTTTCAATTCCTTCTAAAGATGTAAGAGAAAAACAATCTGCAAACATATATTCCATATTTACTACAGCGCTAGTATCCCAAGTTTCCATTCCATCTATTTTTTCAAGCATATAACAATACCTAAACATACATGTCAATTTTGTCAATGAGGTCATATCAAGTAAATATACGTGCTTCAAATTATAGTTTTGAAATCTACCCTCATAATCGGCATTTGTATAGTATGGCAATCTACCATACAACTCTACACATGGCTGATATTGTATATTGCTTCCCGGAGAATTTAAACTGGCACCGCTATACTTTTCAGCATATTGAGAGTTATTTAAATATGAAAAGCTTACATTCAAAAGATGCCCCGTTGTTGGCGTGATTCTCACCACATAATATCGTTCATTTAAAGTAATACCATCCCAAATAGGTAGAAAACCGCCAGTTCGGTTGCCACCATTTACGCTATATGTTTCATCTACAGTAAAGACACCACTTTCATCAACATATCCACAATCCACTGTGAATTGTCCTGTGTCGGTTCTTCCATATAACGCCCACCACTGTGGATACTCCAAATCACTGGTATTATCAATCAAATCATAAACAAAATAACATCCGTCAAAATCATCATCGTCCCAACCATCCGCATACGGCATCCAGTTAAGCGGGCGCTTCCATTCACCAACTTCTGTTGATTCTGAGTCAAGGATAAGAACGCCATTCTCATCTTGATAAATATTGGGAACGCCACCAGAATTCGTAGCAGTGCCAATAATTTGAACACCAGAAGAGTCATGTGCTGTATATCCTTGCATAAGATGTTCTGCGTCTACTGTATCGGAGGATATATCTATAAGCGTTTTTCCATTTACCGTAATTTTATTATATATTGTATCCATAATATCCTCCTTCCTATAAATCTCCTACCATATAACTAGCATACGTACTCCAATTAGTAGCCTCTTGATACGCCGTTAAACTAGCCGCAGGTACATGTATTCTCAAAAATGAATGAGCATCAATAGACGCATACTCTAAAGTTGGTGGAGTTTCGGGATATAGATATAAATCTTCCAAGGAATAAGCATTGGTTAAAAATGTGCTACCCACTACAGCTGTACAATCTGCCCTAACCGTAAATCTTTTTAATCCGTATAAATTATTAAAGCTACTTAGAGAGCCAGTTCCAGAGTAATAACCTGGACCACTTATTTCTTCTAACGAATAACAGTTAAGAAAAGATCCTCTTGGCTCATGAAAACCGCATTGTAATCTTAACCGTTTTAAAGCGGGTGCATTTTGAATCATATAAGTTCCTGCAAATTCAATGTCTTCTTCTGAATACGGAAAAGATAGATGTTCTAAAACATAAGCATAAGATAAAAATTCATAATTAACATTTATAAAATTTAAATTTAAATGTTTAAGAAATTTTGTTTTTTCGAACATATTATTTCCTGTTGGTGGTGTATTGTATGGAATAACAACATACTCAATTCTAGTATTTTTAAATAATAATGGATTCCAAGTCATTATCCATCTATGATTTATGTCTTTACCGAAATATATAGTACCAACAACCGCCTCTTTTGGACTAAACACATCTCCACCGCTTGACTTGTTCCACAGTGTATTCCCAACCTTCAAATGATATTTTCCATATTCACTATATGTATGAGAAAAAGTTCCAGTTTCAGTTGTTGTTTCAACATTTCCATCTCCCCAGTCAATAGTAGAGGCATTATACTGTCCCACTGAAAAATCTAATCCCGTTTTCTCATCTAATTCAATAAAAAAATGTGTCTTACCATCTGTTGGATAATATATAGCTCCAATATCTGCGGGATATTTTATAGAATGTAATTGTTCCAAAGTCCAATTCCAACACAGTGGTGTCAATGGAACAATATCATTGCTGTGATCTGGAAAGTCAGGCATTGCCGTCATGGTTTTTGCCTCAGCCATAGAACATGAATATAATAGAGTCCCCTCATAATCCCAAAAACAAACCTCATCGCTTTCTTTTGGCGTTCTAATATTAACAGATACACTTGAATATCCATCTAAACTGTCATCAGAAGGGTCGTATTCGCCGTTCTTAGTAATTACTTTGCTTGCAAGTAATGTACCTCCACCAGTAATATTACCTGTAATACCTGTGGCATTAGCTTCATCTTTTACAATAACGCTGCCACCCTCATCAATAATCTCAATATCATCCTCTAACCAAGTTCCCTTAGTAGTCAGCTTCTTCGTCTCATTCTCAAGAGTCGCTATTGTATTACCTTTATAATTTACTGTTGTACTCATGAACTAACACCTCCGTTATAAACTGGGAGTGTTACGGAAGAAGTCGTACCGTCAGAACCCGTAAGTGTGATTACATTAGAGGAAATTGAAAGGGATTGTGTAATTTTTGGATGCACATGGTCTGCTCTGGCATAAGCCGTTGATACACCTACTGCGCCCGTACCATCGGATGATGGGGTTGTTGACGATGCAGTTGGAATTGAAGGTAAATCTGAATTAACCCACATACTGTTTGTATCGTCATAAGTTAGTATCTGTCCATCGATAGCGCTATCTATATCATTAGGAATTCCTATATATGTATATTCACAGCTATATTTACCCCCTATTTCAGCTACTGCCGCAGGAATTTGGGTTTCAGTAACTTTAATTTCACAGAACCCGTTATTAAAAACTACGGCGGACTCTGTTGGAGAATCTATAATATCTGAAAGTTGATACTGCCCAGTTGGTACAGTAGAAGCATCAATGAATGCGAATACTGGCTTTTCAGAATAATAAACATCTGAAATTTCACTAGGACTCTTGTCGCTAACTAAAGTTGTCGCAGAATTTCTATCTGTAATATTGATGGTATAAGGGGTGGGTTTTACAGTTTTCGTCCATTCGTTGACGCTTGAATCGGTGTTGGTGAAGATTATTGTGTCGCTAGTTTTTGGGTCGATATAATAAATATATTTTTTTCTGCGTTCAGTGAGTATTTGAATATTAGAATAATCATAATCTTCAATAGTGGGATTATATATCGATGCGTTTAAGTTACAATATACGTCAGACAATAAGTTAAAATTTTCAAACGGGGTTATCACCCATTTATTACTATTATTATCTATCCATATATGTCTACTAACAACAGTTACAGTATCGTTAGTGTTTACAGCCAATAAATAATCAGTGTTTTCAAAAAATATTTCCGAAATAGAACCTTCACCAATATAGTATAAGGAACCTCCAGACAATGTAGCCGTTACACAACATGTTTTGCCGTTGCGAATAGCGGTTGCAATTTCCTCATAGGTTGCACTTAATGTGTAATTTTCAACAGAAGCATAGCTCATAGTAATAACAAAAACTTCCTTATCATTCCGAAGTTCTTCAATTGCCCCATTAATATCACTCACATCATTTTCAACATTACTTACACTATTCTCAACACCAACAATCCTCTGAGTAATGGCGGCAACAACTTTTCTAAGATGGGAGAGGGTTAAATAATCTTGAACTGCCATTATTTAATCACCTTCCTTTTATTACTTTCCTGCCGAGTCTTCATTTTCAGAATAAAAACTAATATTTTTTGGCACATACAGATCTACCGAGGTTGTAGTTTCCGAAGGATAAATATAGGTTTGATGAAAGCTATCACCAACAGCGATACTAAATTCACCGCTAGTATTTTTCAAAAACGCATTCGTAACAGAAAATGTCTGTATGGCTCCATTGTTTTCTAAAAGCAAAATAGGTTTAAAATTATCCATTGCCTCTAAAACTACATTAAATAATTCTGTATTATAAATATTATTATTTATTGGACTTGCCATATTACTTCACACCCCCTCCAGATTCTCCGCCTTCATTCTCATAATCATCCAAATTAACAACGCACACTCCACCGCCGCCAACTTCGCCAGTAAACCTCTTAATTCTGCCGCCCCTCTCAACGAGAATTGTATCAGTATCTTGTAAAGAGTCAACTTCTTCTAACTCACCTAAAGTAATTGTACTTAATTCAGCCATTCTATCACCTCTTTATCCTAAAACAATATTGTTATCTGCATCAGTTATAATTTTGTTATCTGCATCAGCAACGGGCGCAGAATAACCAAATTCGGTTAATAGGTTTAGTACGTTTATATCGTCTTCAGGTTGGGGAATTAATGCTTTTATTTTTTCCCAAACTTGCCCCAATCCAATTTTATCTAAATATTTATAGGTAGCCATCTAAATTACCCCCTATACACATATAGCGTCAATTTCAGATAATGTAATCGCTACCATGTCACTATCCTCAATATATCCACTCAAATCAATATCCGTATTTCCGATTTTCTCCCAACCACTACTAACATAAATATACTCATCATAAATATCCCGATCACCATGAGTATGAGCAATTAAATAAATTGTTCCTTTCTCGCCTGTAGCTGGCAGACTCTCTACAATAGAATATTCAAATCCACTTATATTAGCTAGCGCGCTCTCAATTGCGGCTGTAACATCAGACGCCGTCTGGAATCCCGCGCCATTGGTCAACTCATTGGTATTCGTAGGAACAGTAATATTCGCAATTTTATTCGTAATCTCTACATCAATTCCATTTTTTTGAATACCTTCGAGAACATTCACTTGCGCGCCATCGGCAACATTCGCAAGTTTTGTCTTTTCATTTGACGTATAATCGTTTGTCGATAAGCCCTTACCGTCTACTTTATCTACTTTTTCAGATAACGTATCTTTAATTTCTTTTGATACTAAAGCCACCCCTTTCGATGTAACTGGCTTATTATTATCTTCAGCAACATCGTCAGTAGAATCCACAGAAACTTGTCCTGTTTGTGCGTCAACTTTTAATCCATCACCGACCGCAAAGGTGGCTACAATACCAGAATCAATATATTCATCCCTACTGTCATCATATACGAACCAATTATTATTTTGCCCCACATAAGGAGAGTGTCCATCTCTACCCTTCAGTGAAATAGGTGTAGTATAAGAATCACCATTGGTATATATAATTGTAAGAAAGCCATCCGGATTCATAGACATTGAGTCAATACCGTTACCGACTAACGATTGTAACCACTCTTCCTCAGTACCAACGAATCCGCTTTTTACAGCTACTTCGTAAGCAGATAAACCCTTAAGAACTGTAGCCATAATATTCCCAGATATTTGACTTTTATCCGAAACTGTACCAGTTATATTCCCACTAATATCTTTATAATTATTAACAGTTCCAGCTATATTATTCTTACTCATTTGGCATCGTCACCTCATCAAGGAGCTTAAATGGGCTCGACGGAATAAATGTAAAAATGTCACCGTTGGCAGTCTCTAATTGTGCATCCCAATAATATGTTTTAACTTCCAAATCTGAAGTTTGGGATGGAATAATGTGCCAAATAATTTCATCATTTTGTATCTCTATATTTCCTTCGAAAATTAGTTCTCCTGTATTAGGAACATCCCTAACCTGTACTCTAACTTTATCTTCTTCTTGTAAAGGATAAGTACCATTTTCTGTATTAATTGTTAAAGTAATATAGGCGGAATCTCCTCTAGTAAGCAAAATTTTAGTAGTATCCTTGCTTTTAGTTATTTTTAGCACTATAGACACCTCCTTTAAAAACTTGTTCACTATTTTATAAGTAACAAAACCTTTTACATAGTTCGTCTTTTTCAAACAAAAAAACGGACGCACTTGGCGCCCGTTTCATCAATTAACCTATTTGTTCATTTCTGCTATTGTCTTTTGAATAGATTCCTTAACTTTTACGTCTTGGGTTTTATTCATAAGCTCTTGTAATTCTTCAATTACTTCTTGTTTTCCAGTACGTGAATACCCACGATTATAGCCATTTCGTTCATACATAGGTAAGTCATATCCGGGATGATACATATATGAATTACCATCATCCATATAACTATTTCGACCCATGCGGCCGCCATCGTAGCCCCTATCCATAGAATATCCATAAGGACCTCCTTGACCACCTCGGCTGCCACGCATGTAAGAGTTCATCCCAGGCTGATAGTCAGCATCAATATAATATTTCCTCTGACTATAACCTCTATCCATACCCATTTCGCTTTCTTCTTTCTCTTTTTGATAATGCTCAATTTTCTCTAAATTTTTTGCAGAATCTAATAAGTCCTTCAAAATATCTAAAGTTTCATGAGAAAGTTTACCTTCTTTAGCAATATCGTCTAACTCTCCACAAATCATCGTACGGAGAGTATCCATTGTTTTCCTTTCCATTTCAATCCTCCTATGCGATTCTTGTGATTACCAAGTTAGAATTTGTTACGTTAATTGATGGTGCAGGAGTCCCCGCAGCATCATCAACTAATCCACTTACTGCTCTAACACCAATACTGAAACAACAACCTCTTGGTACTGTAACAATCGCTGTACTAGTAACATTATTATACTCTTCCACTGCCGCTGGAGTAACAATTGCTCTACTTGTAGGCCTAGCTTCGCCATTAACAGTAATGGCTACAGCAATAGGACCGACAGTTCCACCAGTGGGTACTGCAATATTTCCGTTAAAAGTAACTTGGTATCTTGCAAAACATCCGGTGGTATTACTGCGCAGAATAAAAATTCCAGTTTCATCTTCGTGGATTACATTTCCACGATTACACGGAATAGAAGCGGTAAAAACAATTGGCTGATTAAGTTCAACCAGCTGGGTTGCATTTGCTAAATATTCTGCCATAGTTACTACCTCCTAAAAAGCACAACCGCATCCACATCCAGTTGTGGTACCGCAATTACATCCATTAGGATTCTGAACAATATAAGCGGGACGAGGTACCGGTGCAAGATACTGCTCCAGAGCAGAAGTCTGAGCTTCGTTATTTGCGATAATCGCAGCTGTCTGCGCGCCCTGAGAAGCGGCAAGATTAGCCATTGTGAGTTGTCTTTCAAGATCTGCAATTCTCTCATTTTTTGCATCAATTTTATCTTGACACATTGTATCGAGAATTCTTTGGATTCCAGCATTTTGATTAGTGAGAATGTCACGAATGCCGTCACTAAGTGCTGTTCTGTCAGCACAATTTTCTGTAGCAATTGTGTATTTGAGGTCTGCAGAAGCTAATCTGTTTTCGCAGCAACAATCAGCGAATTGAGATTGAAGTGCAAAATTCTGTTGCATATTAGCCATTTGACGTGCATTACTAGCAATTTCAGCTTGAGCAAAACCATTAGAAATTGCGCTATTTGCTCCCGCAAATCCATTGCACAGTGCGGCCGCAGTATCAACGAAACCGTTAGTTACAGCACTTTGTACTCCGTTAATTCCACCCATAACTGCGGACTGGTCAAATCCTCTTTGAACTTCGTTACCTACGCCTCCACCGTAGCCGTAGCCACCGAATCCATTACCCCAGTTACCGTTAAACATGAAAAGGAATAAAATAATAAGCCACCAGGCGCCATCTCCGCCCCAGCCGAAACCATTGTTTCCGTTATTTCCATTTCCAACTACAGCAGCCACGTCAGCAGCACTTAATTCTCCACTTGTTAAAGACATATATCGTCTACCTCCTATGTAAGAAAAACAATATAAGATAGACACAAGACTGAATTTTACTTAATAAGTTGTCGCAACTGATTAGCGGTTTGAGCAAATTGATTAAATTGTTCTTGGCTCATTTTCCCAGAGCTAAGAAGTTGTTTGACTTGTTGTTCTGGGTTGCCATTAAAAATTGATTTGAACTGATTAAATCGAGTTAAAAAATTATTCATTGAGTTATTCTGTTGAGGAATAGGTGAAGACTGAAAAAAATTATATAATGAACTCATTAGGTTTCTCCTCCTTCTTCGGTGCAAGGCTTTGTTTCAAGTCATTTAATATTTGTTTAAGTTCTTCGTGCGTAACATATTCACCCTGCGCCGGTGCCTTATTTTCTTCAACTCCAACTTCTTTATATTCAAAAATACGTAAGGGAAGTGGCATACCGGTTGCATCAGAAGATTTTACATAGAATACGTTGTTCTCGCTATCCATTAGTAAAACTTTTTGCCCCGGTGATACAGGAACTGATCTCGCGCCAGCCTCACCCTGAACCCAATTAATAGCGCCTAACTGATTTGTTGGTGCCACTTGCGCGCCTATTGATTGGTTCGGCGCCATATTATTATATCCATACATTGTATTTGAATATGATTGCGGAAAATAATTATTATAACCTGCCATTTTTAACTCCTTTTAAAATAATAAATAGGTATTTCATTACCGGAATCCCATGAATCGAAGTAGTTTCCATTAATAACACATACTACATGTTCTCCAGTACCTACTATGAAGGTTCCGTATGGAAAATCATAACAAAAATCTTTAATTGTATAACAGTCTGGACACGTATCGGGTAATTGATATTTTTTAAATCCATTTATTTTTAAGAATTGTCCCCAAACTCTATTAGCCGATGGCATATCATACATTTTAAACCCCAAATCTGCTAGTGCGTAGTAGGTCTGATCCCATGAAATATTTAATGCGCATGAGATCGCTCTTATAGTACAATCTCCTACTGATAATTTTAATGGATTTGGATTATAATATATATAAGACATATTTACTTCTCCTTTTAATATAAAAAGAAAAGCCTAGAAGCAAACGCCTCTAGGCTTGAATAAAAAGTCTTGTGCCTATCGGCTACCAAATGAAGAAAATATTACATTTTCCTCATCCATATATTAAGTAGACTTCTTTATTAAACAATATACAATTTTGGGTTAAATTGCCATTTTAAACAATTTTTATAGCAAAATGCCTTTTACTTCCATCTTAAAATGTAAGATATTTTCTTCTTCTTATAATAGTTGGTATTATAATCAACTATAATACCATCATATCCATTCTTTTTAGCTGCCGCGCGACCGCCATCGAAGAAGAGATAACCCTTACCTGTATAGACAAAAGTATGGGTTAAACCGCTGAAACAACAAATATCTCCAGGTTTTAAATATTTCTTATCTACTGCTTCTTTAACAGTATATTTTTTCCCGGATATTTTTTTAAGTTTCTTTTTCATAGATTCGGTGATATTAACAAATTTTCCATCTTTGGAATAAAAATTATCGCCTTTCGCGCCAAGTACGGCCAATCCCCACTTAATTGGAACAACACAGGTACTATGTATCTTTTTCCCCGAAGCCAGTTTCTTTTTGGCATCGTTATATGTTTTCGGAGTATTAGAAACACCATAGGAGATTTTTTTACCATACTTTTTAAATAGCTTATCTGCTTCCTCAAGTTGATGCACAAACTTTTGAGCATTGGTTTCAACAATTTTAATAGTAATACTTTTAATTAATTTTCCCTTTTTGAGCAAATCAAGCATCTTTTTATTCTGCGCGCCAGTACCGGTATAATTTTTAATACCGTTTAAAGTAGCTATCTTTTTTCTATTCTCCATAGAAGAAGAAGCACCTATTTTTTTAAGTGCATCTACTATTGAATTGGATTTGCCCGTGTATCTTTTGTAATATGTGATTATTTTCATAAGCACTCCTTACTTTTTTAATTTTCCATTTTTTAAAAGTTCAAATAATTTAGTATTTTGTGTTGCAGTACCTTGATAGTTTTTGATCCCATTTTCGGCTGCAATTTTTGAACGATTTGAAAAACTAGAATTAATTTTTAAAGAATTTAAAGCGTCTACTAAAGATTTGGATTTACCCGTATACTTTGGATAATAGGTTGTGGTTGTAGTCTTAGTTGGAGTTGTAGATTTCTTTCCTCCAACTATAGTGTAGTCTGGTCTACCATAACCAAGGATTTTAGAATAGGTTACAGCATAAGATTTTTTAGCCACTCCTCCACCATTATCTATAACACCGCTCGCGCCAGAGGTATTTCCCTCAATAGTATAAACTTTACCGTCTGCAACTTTATAAACAAAGCCGATATGATTAGCGCCGCTATGTCGTGTGCCTTTAAAGAAGATAACGTCACCTGCTTTTGGAGAGATTTTATATTGTCCTTTCTTTTTAAAATTTTGCCTAATTGTTTCACAGGCCGCAGAGTAAGAACCACACAGAAGTTTCTTACCATTGGTAGTTCCAAAAGTTTTATAGAAAATCCAACTCAGAAAAGAAGCACACCAATAATCACCGTTCGTACCGATCCATTTACCATATTTGGTATAGTTACGATCACCCGCATTTGCCAGTTTATTGTCAAGATTTTTATTGGATTTTTTCTCCAAATATCCAACTTCATCTTTTGCTATTTTTGTAATTTTTTCGATTGGATCAGTGGTAGTGGCCACATCAACCGCTTTCTTTACAGCTGCCACAGCAGTTTTCTTTACTACAGGAGTTAAAAACCAATCTAAATCTCTTTTTCCAGTCAACCTATTCGCATCATTATTTCCACTTAAGTAAGATGCGGTATAAGATTCTGTAAATTGGTGTAATTCTACTCCACTATGCGGCGGATAATTGGAACTGTATGAATTACCTCCTCCTTTAGTATATCGAGGCTCCCACCACGCGCAGTTATCTCCACGAGCATTGATTAATCTTTTAAATCTATCGTACTTGTGGTGAGCCGTATAAATCATTGTTTTTGTAGATTGTTTTTGAATATATTGTAATGCTTTAATAGAGTTATCAACGTTGTTGTCTCTTTCAAAGTCTAAAACATATCCAACAAAATATTTTCCTATTTTGGGTTTACAAGTCTTTACGAGAAACTTAGCTTGCGCCAGCTCGTTACCAGCATTCATAAAAGCATAAAGCCAATATGGTATTTTTAATGCTTCACATTTTTTAATTACAGTATCCATATAACTGTCTATGAATGTGGTTCCTTGAGTTGCTTTTGTTATAATGAAGGGGGAAACGGATTTAATTTTACTCCAATCTTTAACAGGATGGTAGTGTGATAAATCAAAAATAACCATTATTCCTCAACTCCTTCTTCAATATCATCCTCTTCATTTTTTTCAATTACGCCTGGCGCTGTATATTGTAATCCATAGAAGCCATCAGAGAATCCCGCAGTAGTTGGGTCTACTACAATTCCAAGAGTTACTAATACAGCAAATAAAGCTTCAACTACTTGAATCAAATTTTCCTCGACTCCATCTAAAGAAAGATTAACTCCGAATAAAATACCAATAGCTTTGATTAAAATTATTACAGAAGGGATAAACCCAAGCCAAAATGCTTTGTTTTTGAAACGTACTTTCCAATTAATGTTCATAGTTTTTACCTCCTTTAAAAATACTAACTTACTGTAAAAGTATATTCTGCAAGTACACCACAGGCGTCATTATTAATTGGTGTATTTCCTTTATTCTTCATAACTATATTACAGTCAATACCATTGATTGTTTTTGTAACAGTACTTGTACTATCTGCATAAAAATCTTCTCTTGCTCCGTTATACCAACAGAAAAAGCCCTCATCCGCGTCTCCGAAAATATACTTGTTATTTTGCCGAACTGTAATACTTAGCTGAACCACATTCAGCGTTCCAATTATTGGTTTTGTAATGGGTATACAAAATCTTAGCCGACTACCAGATGTTGTTATGTATCCACCGCCAGACCAATCTCCCGAAATCTGATCTCCAGCAACGTAAGCAATATTTTCACCTTTTATTTGCAAGTTATTATTTGAATTAATTACTCCGTTCCCACTTAATTTTCCAGAACTTTCGACTGCTAAAATATGTTTAGGAGTATCAGTATCTGTATTATTATAATAAAAATAAATTGCTTTTCCAATTTTTGTCATTCCGTTAACATCTGTTATCGGAATATTAGTAAAACGACTTCCTGGTGAAGTTATAGGATAAGTTCCCAATTTATTCGAATTCGTAGCCGTTGTCGCATTGGTCGCAGACCCCGCATTAAGTGCATAACTTATACTGCCCGCTAAAGTAGCTTTAGTATATCCGCTCGGAAGCGATGATACCTGCGTAGAACCATCGAGCTCAAAAGATGCTCTTTTGGCGAAATAAGGTACACTATTGATTGACAATATACTAATATGACCATTTGGTCCGGATTTTGTAATGTACACATCCCATTTGCTAGTATCTGCTTTGACAATATAAACTTCTTGTGTATGTCCAAATGTTCTAATATACGACAAAGTAGGGTCGGTTCCAGAACTAGCATTAAATCTTATTATTGCTGTCGTTGAACAGTAATCGAGTCTTCGAATAAATGTAAATACTAGTGGCATATCGATATTACTACCGCTAATTGTTATTCTACCAACTCGAATATACCCATTTGTATTTTCGGTCCCAAACATTTCTACTCCATAGGTACTTCCTTTGATAATAGCATTACCATCTACTTGAACATTGCCATCAAATTCAGAGTCCCAACCGACATTGAATCCTGCTTGCTGACAAATCTTACCTATAGATAGACCAGTACCGTCTTTTCTAATAGACAAAGGTCTAATAGCAGTCGATATTGTACTTGAAAATGTTGTGCTAGAACCAACCGTGTCAGTAAGAACAACTTTAACATTAAAGATAGATTGATTGGAATAAGTACCATTTAAAGTTACTACCTTCTGGGTGGCATCTTTATTAGTTGTATTACCATCGGTTGCCACCAATGTATCATCCACATAGATTTCACGCTTTACAAAGTTTTTGTTGTTAATAGAAGTTTTAGTGTACGGTGTAAGAATTGATATTCTTTGCCCTTCCGAGTCCAACGCTCCAGTACTAGTTGAGCGGAATATCTGAGGATTAGACATTGTAGGCGGAGTATACGCAAGCACATTAATAGCAACTGTACCAGATCCCGTTCTTCCTCGCCTATCAGTTATTGTCATAGTTGCGTTGCCAGAAAACGGAAGGGTTGATAAATTGAAAACTCCGACGCTATTTGTATTAAAAGTCTTATCTCCGATGGTTACGCTTCTACTAGCAATTGCCGAACCATAAGAAGGGGTTTCTGTTCCTGAAAATGTTACATTACTTTTGTTGGCTAATAGTACTCCAAATTTTGTTAATGCTCCAGATGAGTCGGTTACCTTTACATTAGAAATACTAGGCTTATAACTCGCGGGCACATTCAATGTAAATGTTTTTGTTGTAGTCCCAGTTTGGGACGTACCATCAACTGTATAATTTGTCACACACTCTAAAGTACAAGTCGCACTAGTTGAAGTAGTAATAGAATTAGCCGCTGATGCAGGTATTGTAACTGAAGCAGATTCTCCTACATTATTTACAGTATGAACCGTAGTTGACCCTACTTTAAATCGCAATGTATGTGTGTAAGAAGAGTGTTTGCGATTTGTTGTAACTGTAAATGCGGTTCCAATAGTAGCTGAAGCAGGTACTGTTGGAGTAGATATAGGAGCCAATGCATCTAATTGCACATCTCCTAAAGTAACAACCGAACCCGCATGGAATGAACCTATATGAAGATAATTATTTGAAACCGTAAAATCCTCAACTGTTAAGGTACTAATACTAGGAGCTTTTGTAACAGTTGCACCACCTTTAACTGTCGGACCTTCACATAATTGTGTTGACCCAACCCACGTATCATCATACTCAACAGAGGAATGATCTACCATTCCTACAATATCTACTATAGAAACAGATGCAGAAGTTGTATTTTTAAAAGTTATTGTACCAATTTTTACCACACCAGTGCCGGCTGTAAAATCTGCAATAGAATAACTCCATGGGACAGATATTGTAACGCCTCGAAAATCTTTGGTTATTGTTCCACTTGTTGCCAATTAATTACCTCCTTTTATGTCACGAAAGGGGAGCATATTTAATATTCAATGCCCCATCTTCATCGAATATAACGAAATTACCAACTCTTAATTCAGATTCTATTACGCCTTGGCTAATGTTTAATTGGTTCGAATTAATCCAAGCAACTTTATTACCACCCTGCAAAAAAGCCAATTCATTATTAGTAATCTGTGTCTTAAATGCGTTGTCGCTACCGTCTGTATTCCTTGCTCCTATGGTTAATCCAGCATTTTCGTCGTCGGGATTTGTGTTGAAATCTAAGTAATAATTTCTAAGATTATTATAGTCATCAACTATGTTGGATAATTCATCATATTTTTGATTAATTTTTACTACCTCTCCCGCAGTTTCGGAAGCGGTCTTAGAAACTTTGGCTACTTTATCATCTATTTCGTCAACAGCACTGTCTACTTTAGACAAGTCTCCTTGGGTAATTGTTAAATCTTCTCGAACACCTGCTATGATACTATTGGTATTACTGATATCCGTCTGCACATCTTCGGGAGCAGGTGCCCAAGTAGTAGCTTTGTCACCTTTTTCCACCATAACCCTTCGAACAGACACCGTTCCACTGTAATAATCAAATCGTATATTAGACATGAGCTGGCCAGAGTATGTTCCATCAATCATATCTTGAGTTATCAGAAACCAAGTATTAATATAACCTTCTTTGGATTCAGACGCCATGATCGCTTCAATTTCCGACTGCTTTTGTCCTCCCCATTCGGAGGTGGCAAAATTCATGGATGCCCAAGGTGACCCATTATGATTTTTATTTCCTTGAATATACGATCTTTTAGTTCCTGTCCCAGTAGCCACCCAGTCAGAAGAAAATTTAATGTCGAAACTTATTTGAATCTTGTCACCGACTTTTGCATCTTGAATGTCTGAAATATAAAGTGGTTCTAAGACGGTAGTACCAGACGAAACTAAACCGAATAAGTACGCAGTTTTATTAGTGCCGTCCGTGATTGTATATGAGCGCCATTCATCAGATGTTCCTTTAGCGAGGTTTCTTCCGCCAATTTTAATATTGCTATTTAACGCAGCATCCGGCAGGTACCCTACTGATATCGTCCCAGCTTTAATATTAGAAGCATTGATATTAGTCACAGTTACTTTAGAAGCATCAATCGTACCCGTAGTAATATGCCCACCATCGATGATTGTCGTAGTATCGTCTTTCAGCGGAGTGGTACAAGTAACCGTTCCACTAACCACCTTTTTCTGTTTAGCCACAAATAACACTGGATAACTTGAATCATATGCTGGTCTTTTTGTTGTCCAAGTGTCCGGCTTGTAGCCAGTTTCAGTCACCCACGTGTTATTTTCATCAACCGACGAAGTGCCTGAAGCTTTAGAAATATAAATGTACTGTTCCTCAGATACAGCTGATGTCTTAGGCGCCGCTGCATTTGCGGTGGCCTGAGCTGATGCTGCGGTAGTTGTAATGCTGCTTATAGCCTTAAAACTTCTTGGTGGATTGTATGTCTCACATTCTGTGAAAACTGCCTCAGATGCGGTTTCCACGCATTTACCAAGCACCATATCAGTTGCTTCTACCCATGTCCAATCCGCAGTATCTGCGGCAGCTGGCGCTGAGAGCTTTGTGTTATATTTCCATCCACTTGCATACCATACGGGATATATTGTTCCTGTGGTAGACGTTGCAGACGAGAGCCTTAGTACGAGGTAAACCGGAATGTTGTACGGAAGAGCCGAATTCGGATTGTATTCTACATTCGGCACTGTTCTTTTGACACCATTCCACATCGCCCAACCTGCTGCCTGTGTTACTGTGCCAGTCTCAGGATCTAGTTTGCAGATCTTTGCCTCTCCACCAGCATAAGTAGTTCCTGCATTTGAATCCCATAGAATAGTAAAACCACCTACTGCATTTTGAACTGCGCTGCTTGCAGCTCCCTTCGCATCATATGCGGCATCGGCGCTAGACTTGATAGCATTGAATGTTGCTGTTCCGTCTATTTCTATCTTATTTGCGGCAATCTTTATCCCTTCCGGAGCAACATTAATAAGCGATTGAATAAGATGCTGACCACCTTGTGCCGCAGTTGTATCATCTTTAGTCGCCTTAATAAGAACATTATCATTCGTAATTTTTAATTCAGCTTCTGACGCATAAAGTTGTGTTCCAGAGTATGGCTTATATGGACCAGCATATTCACCTTCATATATAGAAATACGAAGCTCATAGTCAATAGTGTCTCCAACTGCACATCTCTGTACAATGGCGCCCAGTCCATCAACTGTACCCGTCCAATGAGAAGAATCCTCTGGTTCAGATGTTTTGACAAATCTCTTTATATAAGGAGTGTTAGAATCTTGAGGTAAGTTCTTTATTACAATATAAGTATCGCTTCGATCTCCCTCTAAATTTTTCTTGCAATTTCCACCCCAAAATTGGCTGTTATTATTTTGTACAACATAAATATTGCTATCTGTTGTACTACCTATAGTACTGTGATTATTCCTAACTTCATATAAAAACGTATAGTCTGAATTTGGCTGTATAGATTCACACCTAATAGGTCTTGGATCCGATCGCACTACAGCAGATGTATTATTAGTACACTGGACTCGCACCCAACCATCGCCCATGTCAGTATAGGTAAATAACGAATTAAAACTACCGGTTGTCCAGTAGTCGTTTATTTTATATGGAGAATATGAAAACCACGGACTGAGATTTGGTTGTGCTAGTTGATATGCTTCGGTTTTGGTAGCTCTTAAAATAATGGCATCAGCATTATTAGATATGCTTGTCTCAGCAGAATTCATCCTTACTGAAGCTGTGCCATCCTGCATTAACCAATTAGTACCATTATATGTAAATGTGAATGTTGAACCGGCCGCCCACTTATACTCCGCTTCTGTCAGATTGCCGTTAGCGTAGGTCTTAATAGGCTTTGCACCTTTAGAATTAACATTCAGCGTTGGAGAAGCTGTGGTATTGGCGTTAGTGAATTTGACAGTGATAGTCGTGCCTGTACTAAGTTCCCAATTTGTTCCACTCGGAATGGCCGGTGTAATCGTGGCAACCTTTGCCGCAGTACCCGCCGCAGTTGACGATGTGGCATACATCCCAATAAGATGGGCTTCTGTCTTATCTACTCTAGAAGCTACAGAATCCAAACCAGATGAATACAAAGTACCATCACTAGCAACTCCAAACTTACTTCCAATTGCAAAACGCAAATCATTATGACTTGTTCCATTAATAGACCTGGTAAAATTCTTATTAGAAAGAGTTACATTACCTGCGGCAGTACCACCGGTAGTACCTAAAACTACAGAACCATTTGTAATTTGTAGTCCATCTGAAGCTAATGTCGCTGCCGCTGAGTTACTACTCCCTATATTATAAAAAGTTAATCCTGTTCCATTAAGTGAAACTGATTTCTGTCCTTTATAGGTACCGGTAGGTACTAAAAAAGTTAATCCATTACCTTGTAAAGTAGCTAATTTATCAACCCCATTTCTAATCCATATACCATCAGAACGAGTCAATACATTACCTTTCGTTGGCCCCGCCTTAAAAGTTTCTTCGTTTTCTTCTGCTATATAAGCGCCCGATGGTACATTAGTACTTACATCTTCCGGAAGCCAAAAGAAATGTTGACGCACTCCTTTTGCAATCTCAATTGCCTGCGTTGCATTTGCGTTAGCGTCGGTTAATCCCTTATTTTCAATTGGCGCGCCCCATACAGTACCATTATCTAATTTTGTTTCAATACAAGTATAATATTTACCACTACCTATATAAGTAGGTACCACAGAAGTCCATTGATTTACATCATCTGTTGTGTGAATTTGATCGGCATTAGTAATTTGCACAGGATCAGTGGAATTAGTTTTTAAATAATATAATTCTCTAGTACTTACAACAGAAACCCCTTGCACACCACGAGGACCTTGCTCACCGGGTTTACCATCAGCCCCTACATATTTACTCCAAGTCCAACCACTATCATTATAAGCAGGAGGACTATTTTTTGTACCAGAATAAACTCCAATGTAAATTGTTTCAGAGGTTGGAGTTGCCACGTATCCTGAACCATTAGCATTTTTTGAATATCGTACAAAAGTATAGTATGAGGTTCCATTTGCACCATTAGTGATATAAGTTTCATTGCCTTCGCTATCTACAATTTTAACTCCATTTTCTGTAGCAGTAACAACAGGACTAATTCCATTTTTACCGTTGCTACCATCTTCAACCAATACAGAGGGAGCTGCCCAATTTAGCTCTGCAGTTGCTTCTGCTCCGATAGCAATAGCTGAAGTTACCCAGCATGGTTTACCTTTTGGCTCTGTTGGAATAGTTTTGCTCCATCCGGAAGGAGTGGTAAAATCACCAGTGACAAAAGTATAAGTTGTTTTGGATGGAGTAGTAGCACTATCATCTCTTTTATAAATAAAAATTGTAGCCTGATTTAAGCCGTTCGCTCCAGGCGCGCCGGGAGTACCGGGTGTACCGGGTGTACCAGGTGCGCCGGGCTGCCCGTCCTGTCCATTCTGAGCCATCTTAATCGGCCCAGCCCATTCGCTTGACTCAATAATATCTGTTTTTCCATTTGAACTTGCTACAGCCGCAATCATCCAAATTGGATCCGAACCACTTAAGTCATCAATACTCTGTGTCCAGCCCTCCAAAGCTCCTGTAATTGAAGCTGTAGCAAATGTATAGGTCAAATTACCTGTTGGTTTATCTGGCGCGCTTGCGGCACGTTGATATAAAAAAACAGTAGTATTATTAAGACCAGCGGCACCATCCGTTACATCAACTATTGTCAATGAACCAGAAGTAATTTGTGCCATAAGCCTTTTCCTCCTTAAATAAAATATTTTTATCTATTTAAACTATTGTAATAATTTCTATCGTTTAAATATTTATGAAAAATCATTTACATCACACTGTAATACAATTTTATTATTAACTATATCTCCATCTATATAAATTGCTTTACCTGTAATTGAATCGTGTCCATTGTACTGAATTGGTTGGCCACTTTCGTCGCGGAAAGTCCAAACATAATTATATTTTGGCTGATCTTCGCTTGGAGCATCGATCCATACTCCGTTGACTTTTTTCTTTAGTGTACAAGTTTTATTAATAGCATCTAAGTGATAATAGTAACTGCCGGAGTCTGGCGGAGTGGCTGTAAATACAAAAGTTTTTAATGAATCTTCTTCCTTTTTGCCCATATATAATCTTGCGTATACTGCTCCTTGGCCAACTCCATCAACTAATTGATCACCGATTGTAGAAGTTAAAACTACTTGCGCAGCATCTGATCCCTGTGTAGCATCATTAATTTTGTCTTCCCAAGTAATTTCTTCTCCGGTATCTTCGTCATAACCAAAAACCATTTCTTTCGCACTAATTTTTAGGTGTTTATTCCCGTTGTTATCGGTGTAAAATGCAAGATACTGATTTTTGTCACCAATATACATATTATCAGTATAAATACCTTGAGTTCCAGCCATTTGATTATTATAAATCGTATCAGACACTTCAGTAGCAGGTAGTGTGGGTAATGTTCCTAAAATCCCCCTATAATTATATGTAACTTTTGGATTTTTCGTCTCATCAATTACTGTTTCAAATAAACTAATAGCTCGACGTGGTAAGTTAACAGTGTTATCTGAACTATTAACACCAATTCCATAATTAGAAGTGCCAACTTTTCCATCACCATTAGCCTTATTTCCCATATCGACAAGGGCGCCGCCTTCTAAACTAGCCAAATCAGTTATCGCATTTGGACCAGTAACCATAGCTGCGGCATTTTTCAGAGTAATAACCCTTCCATTACCGCTAACGGCTGCAACCTCATAAACATGAGTTAATCCATTTGTTAATAAAATATTTGTTGCATTAGGCTCACTACCATCCGTAGTATAATTACTAACTTTACACCAATCTCCGACTTGGAATAAATATGGTTTTTCAACGGTAATATCTAAATTTGTTGAAGTTGTTTCATTAATTGCAGCTGAACGTATGGTTGATGAAGGACGGAATATAAAGATACCACCAACTGCTTGAATTTCCGCATATTCGAATACAGCAGTTTTAATAGCCCCTCGCGCAGTAATGTTATTAAATACCGCATCTCCATCTTTATTAATCATCCAACCGTATCCTGCACCATCTTGATAATTGGAAGACTTAATAAGAGAGTTCTGCCCATCAATTGTTATATAAGGTTTGCTGTTGTCATTTTCATCTTTACCGACAGTGACCAACCCCGAAAAATCTCCGCCATTGGCATAAATAGTTCCCGTAATTTCCAAGTTACCGTCGTCGCCAGTTTTCATTACGGTATCGCCGTTATTATTCTTTATTCTGATACCATATAACGTTGGGGCATACGTTGCGCCCGGAGCATCGGGAGTAGTGATCGGATTACCCTGCCCATCTTTACCCCACTCAAGAGCACCGATTTTAATTTTTTCTTGTTCGGTATTCTGACTTTCAGGAATATTCATGACTCTAAAGTCGTTATCCGAAGTAATTTCCACTCGGCCGCCACCAGGATAAGAATTCTTAATAAAAAAACCATCCCAAGTAACTGCAAAATGAGCATTGTCTAATACATCTTGTAAATTATTGGCCTTAAAAGTTTCGTTGTTTTTAATTCCATAAAGTCCATATTGATCGTAACGAACGAAAGTTTGTAAATCGTACGGCGCACTTGTATCAGCTTCATCTAATTTAAAAGCGCTGATACCAGATTTATCCCAACGAAAACTGGGATTTTGACTACTTCCTATAATAATTTCATTGGTATTAAAAGTGCCAGTATAAGCAGGCCCAATATTGAGACCTTGCCCATCAATAACGGTGGTATAAGTTTCTCCACCATCGGAAGAAACCCGTATACCCTCATTATTTATTATAACACGATTAGACAGATTGGTCAAATTTTGCGCTAAGATTACGTCATCTTTAATAGCAACAGAACCATCACTGGTTAATGCGTACTCTTTTCCACTTATATTACTTAAAGAATCGAGTAACACATTTTGGTTAATCGTACCATTGGTATCTAGTAAAGAGCTTGTTTTAGCATAAGTAGCTTCATTATATTCAACAGTCTGAACAGTAGCGCTTATTCTTTGGAAAAAATCTTCAAAACGAGTTTTATAATTTTGAACAACTATAGTATTTTTATCCGGTTCTTCCAAATGCCACTCAACTTCAGAAACAATAACTTCTTCTCTTGCTGGAGTCAAAATTCCATTAACGTCAGCCCAGCCAAAAAATTCGGTATCTTCAATATAAGTTTTTTCACCAGCATCAAATGAATACCATTCAAGCCCCTCTAATTCACTAACTTCAACTACATTAATCGTATATGAAATTTTTGGTTGCGCCGAAGTATTACTTACTTGAAGTGCATCCAAATAATATAGTTCAGAGTCTATATAATCAGTAGAACTCCATGTGCCTTCTTGAATGAAACGGCTATACTTATTATTAAATTTTTTTATTATTTCTTCCTTTTGACTAATAAGCTTATCTACCTGTGTAGCTATACCATCTCTTTCTTCCTTAGGAGTAATTGAAAAAACTACAACTTTACTATCAACTATCTCATATGTTGATTGTTCTATTGTATAGTCCTGTGGTACAAAAAAACTTATATTATGGCTGTCCGATTCTACATCAAAGAATTTTTTAGAAACTGTCGATTCATAGGTTGAACCATCTATTTCAAAACTAAAACCAGGTAAGTAATCGTTCAACTCTACAAATACGTGGCGCCGCTCTAGGTCATCAACCCCTACCCAAATTTTAACATTGTATGTTTCTAAACCACGTAATTCTTTTCTAATCTTCCAGTATTCTTTTTCTATATTAGTTAAAATACCTGAATAGTTATTTATAATCGCAGATGCAACATATATTTGACCGACTAAATCAGCAATTGTTTCTTCTTTAGTGTAATCTGGTAGTAACTCATAATATCCCAAAGCTTTGGGATTAATATTGGCAGTAATATCTACCAAACTCATCTCTTCATTTTCATAAATATAATATGATTTTTTATCTTCAACACTTGTGTCTTCGGTGGGAATATAAAAGTTATTTTGATATTCTATTGTTGTAGAATTTGTTTGTAGCTGTTGGTAGTCTTCATACGTTCTATTCGTTAATTTTTCAAACCTGCCTAATGCATCTGTTTTATTGTCCCTTGCTGTATCAACTAAATCTGTATAGGTATTTCTTTTACTGCCAATTCCGATTAAAGAATTTTCTAAATCCCTACGCATCTTCTCTTTTTCTTCCAGCTGTCGATTAATTTTAACTATTTCATTAATAAAATTTAGTTTATCCGCTTCAGTTTCTTCCCTATTTAATAAATTTTGATTGTAATAATAGTCAAAATTTAAAATATAGCTTTCCCCACTAATATTTGAGCGCGCAGAGGCTATAGAAACAAATCCCTCATCTACATAATCCGATTGAGATTGCTCTACTATTAATTTAGTAACAAATTCAGTTGAATCAACTTCTCTTTCAATAGAGTTTAAATTAATACCATATTTAAATCCTGCCCAGTTGTCTCCTCCGGCAAACTCCCTCAAGAAAACATATTTTTCAGGATTTCCGTTCTCATCATAAGTAATGTAGCCTTTTTCGTCGTGATCTACTACTAAATCTATCCAACACTCAAAAGTTTCAGCAATAGTTTGTAAAATATCAAAACAATTAGATTTAGATACACTAATGGATAAATTTTTTTCTGAATTTTTATTATATATTGGATATATATCGTCCTCATTAACTCCAAATTCAGAGGCTAATTCTTTTAAGTCAACGTATTTTACAACGTCTTCAGCGGCCGTGCCATCCTTTGGTTTTATATAGTAATAATCAGTTGACTGAGAAGTAGCGGTCGGTACATTACCTATTAAAACCGGTGTCTCTCCGGTGGGATCAGCAACAAAGCGAGTAAGCTGTATATCTTCTATATAATAAGTACCCTCTCCGGTTGTATTATAAATAAAGATACCTATTTTTTCAGACGTATCTTCAAGAACAGTATTGGGGAGCCCTTGTTTTGCTTCAGCCACCAAGTAATAATAAGGCAAATAATTATTTTCGGTTCTTTGTTCAAAAGTTCCACTCAATCCATTCCAAACATATTCTTTATCATCTGTACTATTAATATAAATATATTTAACTGAAGGGGTTTGCACCACATCATCAATAACATAGTTATACTTACCGGCTGTTTCGCTTTCTCTTAAGATCCCTCCAGTAATATAATTATTATACTCCTTTGGTGTACCAGTGTTAAAATCGATAATTATATCGTCTGGTCTTATATGCTTATAATATCTACCAAAGGTTGGGGTGTCTTGATTGTATTTAGCAACCAATACACGTAGATCGGTTGCTGGAGTTAAAGAATCTAATTCTCCTTGGCCCGCGCGCCACCTAAATACAAACTTCTCTTTAACCGATACAGATTTTATAAAGGAAGCATTATTTTCAAATCCGCTATTGAAAATGGTATTCTGATATTTTGAATTTAAAGCACCGGGGAAATAAGCCTTCAAAAAGCCTTCTATTTGTGAAAGAGAGGCTGTATTAACTAGTGCTTTTCCTTCGCCTATTTCTGGTCTAGTTATTAGCTCTAACTTCTTAACATCTTTCCCTTCTTCAAATTCTACATACGGATTCCAACCCTGTAACGAACCATCTTCTAACGCGTTGAAATTATCACCGTTAGTAAAATAATTCATAATTACATTAGAAGTAGTATAAACGTAATCAGTATATTTATATACTTCGGTTTCTGGATGATTCGTTATGCCAAAACGATCTACCGTACGCTCCATCACTGGATCATAAGTAGTCAATTGCCCATAAGCCAAACGATTTGCTTGATATTTTGTCTCTGCTTCACCGAAAGAGATTATAGTAACCCCAGCTTCATTTTCAAAATGATCATTTTTAAAAAATAATTCAGTAGTAATTCTAAAATTAGTATCTGTAATTACATTTGTATCATCAATCGTATATTTCCTATTGTTATCCCTAATAATAAACTGAACATTTTTCCCATTTTGATTTTTAACATAGGTATAAAAAAGATAAATATTACTACCAGCGCTAGGTATTGGTTCATCAGTATTACTAGCATTAATAATTTCTACATCACTAGTAGATACCAAAGTAGCCTTATATATAGGTTCAGATATTAATTGAATAAGGCTATCTGAATCATCGCTGACCTTCCAATTAGTATCTTTTAATGTCTTTTTAGCTAATTCAATTGCAGTTCCTTGATTGTTATTTAACTCTGTATCAAAAGTCAAATTATACCCGTTTTTAGATAATTCAAGAACAAAAGCATCATCACAAGTATAAGTCCATTCAAAATCTTCACTTGACTCCGTATGCTCTTTTACTATAAATTCATACCATTTATTATCATAATGTAATTTTACCTTTCGTTCATTAGTTAAAAGAGACACAAAAGGATTTATAATCTCATCGTTTCCAATATATGGGTCAAAATATTTATATTTTAAAGAAAAAGTTAATGTTCTTTCTCCATTAGCCTTCTTATTAAAAACTGGATCATATACCCTATTTAATCCAGTCATTTCATTTGAACCAATAACTGCTAATTTATTTTCTATAAACTTATATTCATTTCCGTTTTGAATGAGTCTATCTTCCCAAACGGAAATCTCGTATGGTTTTATTAACTTTTCACTCATTCCTTCCTCCTAGAAATAAAGATAATCATAAAAAATTTCTATTCCTTCGATGCCGCCATTAATTTGTAAAGTAGCTCCATCATTTTTGCTATTTGGTTCTAAATGGAAAAAATAACCAGAATCAACGTATTTATTATAAAGATTCTTAGAGGTTTTATAAGAAGCATTACCGTCAGAATCAATGTCAAATTCTTTTACTCCTACTACTAAGGCATTAGTAGTATCAATTAAAAAACCTATATCGTCCCCTTCTAAGGCAAAAGAATTTATTACTAACGATGCAGTATTACCATTTTCAAAACTATCTTTTTTATAAAATAGGGATAACTGCTCACTTGGCGCGCCAGGTATATATAAACGAAAACCGGTTTCTAAATCTCCGCCATTGTAAATATTAATTATTCCGGTTTCAGAATCATACTTATCAATATTTTGATACTCACTAGCTGTCAAAATTCCACTAGAAGCAACCCACTCGCTTTCTTCCTCTTCTATAGGTACACTTTTATAGACAGATTTGGCAAAAGGAAAATAACAAATAAAAGTTATAGTTCCTTCCCCTTTATAAATCCGCTCTTTTTCATTGAGAACTTTATATGGAGTTACTTGCTCCCAAGAAACTTCGTTTCCTTCTCTAATGCGCCTAACGCCATCTCGAGCAGCATCTACTACTTTTTTAAATGCATCAAAACAAACAAAAGAAAGTTCAACTGGACTTTCGATTTTTGCTATATATTTTTTATACGGCCACTCATCAAAAATAAGCTCACCGACTTTTTTTAAATTAAAAGTTTGCCTTAACTCTCTAAATTGATTTTCTTTAAGAGAATCAAAAGCTATTTTAACATTAATAGTTTTTGGTTTATAGTTAGAACCAAAATAATAACCCCCGTCCAGCCCAGGTATTTCAACCGTTCTATCTTCTGTTTCTGGGTGTAACTCCATTTCATATCTATCGCCATCAGAAACCCTAATAATTCCTAATTCAGAGCTATGCTTATTACCAAATTTAAATCCAGTAAAATCTCCCATCTCCTTTTCACTCCTAGTTAATCACTAATCTATTTCTGAGCATGATCTAAAAAGTCATGCGTTGTTAAACATTGCTTATATACATCTCGAATAGTTGAAATTGCCAGTTCTGCCCTATTGTTTTCATAGTCCTTATGTTCTCTACAATATTTTTCATATAAATCTATATCTTCCAAAATCTCATCGAAATGCTCTTTAGAGTGGCGTTGTTTAAAAAGTATCTCGTCACAGAAGCGTAGAACGCGTTGCCTAGCACCTCGCACATTTTCTAATTCTTGTTGTTCTTTAAAACTATCCAATTCATTAGCTAAGTCGTCAACCTTCTTTAAAACTTCGCCATTAATTGTTCTACCAATTATTTTTCCTAACCATCCCCAAAGGTTAATTTGTAACGGGGGAATTTTTATTAAACCAATAAAAACCACCAGCAGGCTAGTAACTCCTGCTTGAATCATACCATTTATTTCTGTCATAAGCCCTCCCTTTCCTATAGAACATCCTTTCTTCTGTATTAAGTAAAGTTTACCCATCAAAACTCTACTTTTTTAAAAGGAGGTATGTACTGATGAGTAAAGGAGAAGAAAAGATTGCAGCCTTATTAAGAAAAGGGAAGTATAAGTTTGAAAGAGAGAAGAGATTTAGTGATTTAAAACATGGAACTTATCGTTTTGACTTCTACGTATACGGCGGCCGCGCCAAACCTTGTTCGATAGAGTTACAAGGACAGCAGCACTACCAATATATATCAAAATTCTATCAATCTCGCGCCGACTTCAAAAAAGCACAAGAAAGAGATAGACAAAAAATAAGTTATTGCCTCGCCCACAATATACCCATATATATAATCCCCTATTGGGAACTAGATGGAATAAAATCTGCCGCAGACTTATTTCAGACTAAATTTTTAGCCTACTCTCGTTGGAAAAACGATAAAGATTGGCAACGATATAAAAATTTGACTTTTAGGTAAAAAATTTGCTATAATAAAAGAGAAGAAAGAGAATTGAGGTAATTGATATGGATATGAATGTTATATTAATTGTATTAATTATCCTTCTTTCTATAATATTAATAATATGTATTAAAAATATTAAAAAACAAAATCAAATAATTAATAGAATTAGAAGTGTTAAAAATGAAGAATTAAAAGATATATTTAAAGAAAGTTGGGATAATGAAGAAAAAAAGTTTAGTTTAAAAAAGGCAGATTTATTAATCCAAGAAGAAGAAATTGAGAATAAAATCGCCCAATTAAACACTATTTTCAGCGAAAAGGAAAATCAATATAAGGCAATCAATCAAGATTTAGATTTCTATCGAGAAGGTAAAATTGAAGAAATTGATAGGGCGGCCGCAGAGTACAAGAAGCGAAAGTTGTTACTTACGGACACAGAGCTTATTGATTATACTAAAAGCAAAACTAAAGAAATTAACAATTATTTAGATACCTTAGAAGAAAAACAAAAAAAGAAAGAGTGGGAAATAAAACAAATACAGGAAGAATTAGAGGTTGAACGTAGTAAGCGCGCCGCTATAAATGAAGAGATAAGGAAGTCTGAGGAAAAAGAAAAATATAACGAAATTCACTCTGTTCAATTAACAGATAATGAAAAAGAAGATATTCACTTTCTTTTATCTTTAGAAGATAGGTTGCATAATAAGCAGCCGCTTTACAAATTGATTTGGTCCACATACTTACAACAAGCATATAAAAATACGTTTAATAATATATTAGGAAATCGAAGTCCCAAAAATGTGATTTACTGTATTGAAAATATTAATACTGGTAAAAAATATATAGGTAAAACCTCAGCAGAGGTTTCAAAAAGATGGACAGAACACATTAAAACATCTTTAAATATAGGAACAATTAAAACCACTAATATACATAAAGCATTATATAACCATTGGGATGAATTTATCTTTTATATTTTAACTGAAACTGAAAAAGATAAATTATCTGAAATGGAAAAGTATTATATAAATTTTTATGAAAGTGACAAATATGGTTATAATATCAAAGCGGGCGGTTGATAACTCCGCGGCAGAAGCCGGGTATAAAAAATAAAAATAAACTTACGACAGTAAGGCCCGACAGGGTAAGGAGGATTATGGAATTAACAAATATTCAAAAACGAATTATTGAAACAGAAGAACCTAAGGTGGTTGTACTTAGTAGCGCGGCAAGTGGTAAAAGTAGAGTAATAGTTGAACGTATTCGTTATTTACTTGAAAAAGGGGTTGACCCTTCAAAAATTGTAGCAATTACCTTTACAAATAACGCAGCCTCGGTAATGTATGAACGTTTAGGTTCTCCAAACGGACTCTTCATCGGTACTGTACATTCATACGCTAACTATTTACTTCGTGGCAGCGCCATTGATACAACTGATATTATAAAACAAGAAAGATTTGATGATTTATTTGAGGAAATTAAACATAATACAAATTGTTTAAAAGAAGTGGAATATTTACTGCTCGATGAGGCACAAGATAGTACCAAAGTGCAATTTGAATTCTTTGAACTTATTAATCCGAAAAACTTTATGTATGTGGGAGATGTAAAACAGACGATTTTTACGTTTAACGGTTCTGACCCAGACTATTTAATTAGACTATGGAATCAACCAGACGTAACCGTTTATAGAATGTCGCAAAATTTTAGGAATCTTCCCGATATATTACACTTTGCAAAGAAGTTTCTATATAGACTCGGACCAGATTACAACGATGATTCTATTGCTATGCGGCGTCCGAATGGTGGGGATATAGTTCATGTATTAGAAGGCAGTTATACACCAACTGAAGCAGTTGAGTCGCTTATTCATACAAATAACCGCTTAGGCGCCAGGTGGGGAGACTGGTTCGTACTTTGTAGAACAAATAAAGATATAGAACTTTTCCAATTTTTATTTAATAAAAAGGATATACCAACAGATACATTTAAACAATCAGATCTAACTAATTCACAGATTGAAAAGAAACTAAAAGAGAATACTGTTAAGGTGCTTACTGCACATAGCGCAAAAGGCATGGAAGCGCCGTGTGTGTTATCATATAATATACGAGCTTACAATGATGATGAAGCGCGCCTGTGCTATGTAGCAGCCACTCGTGCGAAAGACTTTCTAATCTGGGCAAAAATGCCACCTAAAAGAAAGAGAAAAAGTAAAATTATAAATTGGGAATAAGTAAAACCTACTTGTAAATAGAATGAATTTACAGGAGGTATTTATATGGATATTAGTAGGCAAAGTGAAGATAGGATTAAGGATTTTCTGTGGATGCAAGAAGAAGTAGGACCAGGAGCATTAGCGACGAAAATTGCTATGAATCTGAAAAATCCATACTTATTTAAGGAGTTTATGAGTGGCGAAGGCGTAGACCCCAATCGAACAATATATTATGCATACGCCGCTGGATTAATTAGTAGAGCTGAAGCAGATTATCTAAAAAATCCGCTTGGATTTGACGATAATGGAAATGATGATGAAAATGGCGGAGGAGTGCTATAATAAAAGACGGGTTTTAAACCCGTCTTTTTTTAATTAATAGACTACTAAATATCATGATTCATCACTGTTAAAACCTCAATCTGCATACTCCCAAGTAATTGTCATTGTTCCCTCACCAATAATAGTGGCAGATATAGTGTTGGCATCCCAACTAACACTTCCAGTAGCTACAACACCACTTGGAATACAATATCCACTATCTACATAACATACCATGTTGTCAAGCTTGCAATATCCATCGACAACTACTGCATATAATGTATCGTCAAACGCAGCTCCATCAGCTGTTTTGTAATCTGTATTATTAAGAGTTACATGTAAATCACCATAGGCATTTTGAAAGACAGAACCATCGGGGACTATATGAGTAACAGGGATGGCAACAACAGAGATATCAGAACCTCCACTGCTACCACCACTCATTTGATCTAACATACTACCTAAAACGGCTTTATTAGTATTATGTGGTGTCTTTACCACGTAATCAATTATATCTTGTTTTGTCATTAAATTACCTCCAATAAATTATATAGTTTCTCTTTATCTTGAGTCTGAGAATGTGATTTCACAATCTCCACAAATAACTACTATGTCATATTCTCCTTCATGGATAACTTCTGCATTTCCACTTTCAACAGTGGTATTGACTTCACTTGTTAACAAACCCGAATACAGTATTGACTTGCCTTTATACAATGGGACCTTAGCACTATATGGAGATGTAGCATCAAATGGAATGTATGGATTTATAATTTCTTCATACGACTCATAATCATAAATGTTAGGCACATTGATTCCTCTATCAAAAACAGATTGACTGGATGTATCTGTCAATGTCACATTTGCAATTGCGAAATCACTATCTTCGCCACCTGCTAACTGATCTAACATTTCATTTAAAATCGCCTTATTTGTATTATGTGGCGTTGTCGTTACATAATTAATTATATCTTGTTTTGTCATTAATTATATCCTCCATATTAATTGTCATAGGAATGAAATATGCTGTCGCTATAAACCCAAACAAATTCACTAGAACCATCATGAGCTTCCCAAAGATAACCATTATTTTTTTGTGAAAAGCTACCAAAATCCATCGGTTTCGCGCCATTACCATCGGCAGAATAAAATTCTATATCTTGTCCCTCATGCTCAAAAACCCAATTACTAATATCTTGTTCTGTTTTTAATGACGTTCTAGTTGTGTCAAAACCATTTTCATAACCACTTAAAAAATAAATTTTGTGGGGTAATTCAAACTTGTCACTACTCTCACCAATTATTTTTAATACATTCCAATTCGTATTTTTAGGCGTCTCTTTTAAATATGCCCTAATCTCCTCTGTTAGCTCAACTTCATTTTCTTCAAAAATTTGAGGTAAGATATTCCAGTTAAGATTAGGAAGACTTCTATTTATATATTCTTTTAAATTCATCTTTATTTCTCCACATGTGCCTCAGGTATAATTGTTATTCTAACTGAATATGTTCCTTCTTCTTTAGTATATAGAGCATCTTCCGTATTACCCCCTTCGTGACAGCTTATACCACAAGGATAATCAGAATTTGAAAAGTCTGGATGGCCGCTATTAAATTTCTCATCTGGGCCATAAAATGCTACACCAACACCCGATGATGAAGCCAATGGTAAAATATAATCTTTTCCATCAAAAGTTATATGAACTTTTGGAATAAATGGTGATATCAATACAGCACTAGGAATTGAAGCGCTGTAAGCCACTCCACTCATTGAAGAATAAGTTTGTTTAGTTGTTAATTCACCTTCATAAATTAAAATTGTTCCATCTGAAGACCCTGAACCAGCATCTCCTAACATAGTTTTAACCACATTAACATTAGTATTATGTGGTGTTTCTCTTAAATATTGTAATATATCTTTATTTGCCATTTTAATTTCCTCCTAAAATCATTTTTACATAATCCTTCTTATATAAGTAGTTTTCCCGCAAATACTCTACGTACATCGCGGCCGAGTCATAAAATTATCGAACAAATTGTAAATTTGCAATTTTCTTAAAAATTTGATATAATTATAACAAAATAGAAAAGGAGAAAACCTATGATACCAATAGCAACAGGGGATAAAATTAAAATTATACGAATGATAGGAGAACCGCAATATTCTGAAAAAGAGGGAATAGTAACTAACATTGATTCAATGGACCGAATCCGTGGAACTTGGGGTGAATATGCGTTAATTCCAGGAATAGATCAATTTGTAGTAATAGAAAAGAGGGAGGAATAGATAATGACGGTACGGCCAAAATTCACATGGTCAGATGAGGTTGATGATTATATATATGATAGTGTCGATATAAAATGCTCTGTTGAAGAAATTTTAATAATTAACAAAGCATTGTCTATAATTGCTAATTATAATGGGGCAAACCCATATGATAGAACGAAAGCTAGAGAATTAATGGAAGTAATAAAAAAAGGAGTGAGTGAATAAAATGCTTAGAGATAGAGTTTCAAAAATTGAATTTCACATTACTTATAATCAATTAGAAGATTTCATACTGCGGGCCGCAGAATTAATAAAAGACAACTATGAAATAGAGCAAATTGACGTAAACTCTATGAGTATTGGCTGTCTTACAGAGCCAGAACCACCTTATCACATCACTTTTATAAAACGGAGTAAATAAATGATTACAATTACAATAGATAACTATAAAGGGAAAAAATATACTTGTACAATGCCAGATACCGCAACAATAGAAATAACATCAGAAAATGTTTTTCTAACAAATGGTGAGTTACTTAAAACTGGTCTTACTATTGACGCAAATTGCGCGGCTGGCATTAGATTAAAAAAAGAGGATATAATAAATGACTAAATATGGAGCAGAAAGTGTTCAACAATTAAACTTCGTCGAAGCTTGTCGAAAACGTATCGGTATTTATCTTGGCTCCGCAGACCATACTGGAGTAATTGCGGGGCTTTTAGAGTTAGTAAATAATGCTACCGATGAGGCGTTGGTTTGTCCCACTGCAACAAAAATAGAAATAGAAATTGGTCCGGATTGGGCAAGTTGTCGTGATTATGGTCGTGGTATGCCGCATGGTCCAAATGATTTCTCCAATGAGGTAATGATAAATCTTCTAACTGAAAACCATTCTGGTGCAAAATTCGATGACAACGCATATGGTGGCAAGTCGCGTGGACTCAATGGAACCGGCAGCGCCGCAACATGCTGTTCGTCTGATTGGTTTAAAATATCAAGTTACCGTGATGGCGCCGAGTGGTATATGGAGTTTGAAAAAGGAATTCCTAAGTGGAATAGATGTCAGAAGAAACCTTTGAACGGCCGCGCGCAAGGTACGTATATCGTATACAAACCAAGTCAGGATGTTTTTAATGCTGAATCGATACATTTTGATTTTAATGAAATTTGTAGTATAATAGAAGAATATTCATATTTTAATAAAGGTGTTGAATTTATTGTTACTAATGCAGAAACTAAGGAGAAGAAGTCTTATATTAGTAATAATGGTCTTATGGATTTTGCCGACACGAAAGTGCCAAAACGAATTCATAAACACCCAATCCATATTCAAACTACCGAAGATGATATTGATATAGAAATTATACTCAATTGGACCACTGGCAGAGAAAAGTTTTATTTATTCTCTAATGGTGGCGAAAATGAAAATGGCGGCACTCCAATAACAGGTATTAAAACCGCATTAACCAACTTCTTTAAAAAGAAAGTTAAAAATTTGGGTTCTGGTGATGTAGTACGTGCAGGCCTGGTCTATATATGTTCGGTCAACCTTAAGAACCCAATATACGATGGCCAAACCAAAAACAAAATTACAAATCCAGAACTTAGGGGTCTAGCGCAAAGATGTACAACTCAAATGCTTGAGGATTTTAATCGACGCTTTCCAAATGAGTTTGATCAAATAGTTGAATTGCTTACTAAAGAACTTAAAGCTGAGCGTGCCGCAGAACGAGCACGTAAACAAGTTCTTGAAGCATCAAAAGAAATTGAAAAAAATCAAAAGAAAAAAGTTTTTGCTTCTGACAAACTTAAAGATGCGGAATTTCTCGGACAAAATTCAACGCTTTTATTAGTTGAGGGTCTATCCGCCGCTTCTTCAATTGCTATGGCGCGAGACGAAAAGAAGTACGGTATTCTTGCACTTAGGGGAAAAATGATAAATTGTTTCTCTAATCCTGAAGAAAAAATTTATCAGAATGAAGAGGTCAAACTCTTTCTTAGTGCCATGAATATTGTGCCTGGCAAATACGATGCTAAAAAACTTCGCTATGGACGCGTGGGTATATGTACTGACGCCGATGCCGATGGCTACTCGATAGGTTTACTTATAATGTGTGCTATTTATACCTTTGCACCACAATTCATCGAAGAAGGTCGCTTATATTGGCTGCGTTCACCACTATACGTAGTCAAAAATAAAAAAAGTGAGTCCTACTACTTTACCGATGAAGAATTTAATAAGGCTAAGCCCAAGGGTGAAATCAACCGTGCCAAAGGATTAGGAGCTTTATCTGCAGACCAAGCGCGCCGCTCCATGTTTACAGAAGAGTTTCAGAGAATGGATCAGCTTCTTCCAGATGAAGACTCTTTGTATCTACTTTCACAATTAATGGGAAAAGATAGTGAACCCAAAAGAAACTTTGTTTTTGAAAATGTGGATTTTTCGGAGATAAGAGAATAACAATGAAAATTAAAAAAGATTGTAATAATTGTAAGTATTATTCAAAGTTAGGTAGATGCTTACATTCTGAAATATGTAGGCTTAAAACCCTTGAATACTGGGAACCGAAAGAACCATTTGATAGATATGATATTACTGGCATGATCATAGACCCATGCCCTTTAAAATCTTGGTGTCCAAACAAAACAGCTCCTTGCAGTATAATGCCACCTGACGAAGGGTGCTATTGGTATAGATATTTTAAAAATTTAATAGAGAATAAAGATTCTTAAAATTTTACTTTTCTTCAAAATTTTATTATAATATAAATATAAAACGAAAGGAGAAAACTGATATGAATATTGTACAAGTAAAATTCGAAGGAACTCCGCATAAAACCTATGCCTTTAATACTGATCTTTATCTAATGAAAGATGGTATTTATGAAATTATTGCAGATAATCGAACAAACTATGATAATAAGATTAAAGTAACAGGAATTTATCCAAATCAAAAGGATAATAGACTTAGAACTATTACTTCTGCAAAGCTTATTCAGGCACCCAAAAAACCTGAAAAGCTCTATAAAAAAATTATCGCCAACATTGATAAAGAAACAATTTGTGTTCTTTGGAGAGATGGAACTAAGACGGTAATGAGACCCCAACCGGAAGATACCTTTGATTTAGAAAAAGGAGTTGCCATGTGTTTTATGAAGAGGTGGTATGATAATCGAGGATGTTTTAACGATGTCTTCAAAGATGTTGAGGTGGTATAATGTCCAATTTAACAGAAGTAATTAACGACAGTTTCATACAATTTAGTGGCGCGGTTCTTCAGAGTCGCGCCCTAGTAGACGTTAGAGACTGTATTAAGCCCTCCACACGTCAAGTATTATATTGTATGTATACTGATAAATTTATACATTCAAAACCTTTTCAAAAAACACTTAAAGCAATTGGTAGTGCTTTTCGCATCTATATTCATGGTGATTCTTCAGTAGAAGGAATTATAATGCGCGCGGGCCAACCTTTTGCTTATCGTTATCCATTAGTAGAAGTGGAGGGTTCATATGGAACACTTATTGAATCGGGAAGCTGGTCTGCCCCTCGATACACTGCAGCAAGACTTAGCCCACTCGCAGAGTATCTCTTCAAAGACCTTGCAAAAGATACTATTAACGAGTGGCGACTTAATTATGATGATACCGAAAAATATCCAGCAGTCCTTCCATCAAAAGGATTCTACAATCTCGTCAATGGGACTTTCGGACTCGGAGTGGGTGCAGCGAGTTCAATCCCACAGTACAATCTCAGAGAACTTAATAGAGCGTTACAACGATTATTACTTAATCCCGATGCAGGGTTTGATGAAATATATTGTCCACCAGATTTTGCTACCGGAGGAATATTATTAAATGCTGACGAGGTAAAAGAGAGTCATAAAAAAGGAACTGGATTCGCTTGCAAGTTGCGCGCGGTTGTAGAATACGATAAAAAAGAGAAAGTTTTCACCGTTACGCAACTTCCTTTCATGCTGTATACAAATACTATTTGTAAAGAATTGGAAGAAATTATCAATAGTGAGGAAAATCCAGGTGTTGAACGTTTTAATGACTTAACAGGAGAAAATGTAAATTTAAAAATTTATCTATCTAAAAAAGCAAATCCTGATAAAGTGTTAAAGTATCTTTATAAGAATACCTCACTTCAAACTCATTATGGTATTAATTTTACTATATTAGAAGATGGACGTTTTCCCAAAGTATACGGATGGAGAGAGCTTCTTCAAGCCCATATCAACCACGAAAAAGAAATATATAGACGAGGATATGAGTTTGATCTTCGAAAAATTGAAAATCGTCTTCACATAATAGAAGGTCTTCTTAAGGTAATTGAAAATATTGATGAAGTAGTTCATTTAATTAAAACGTCTGAGTCGCCAGCTGTAGCAAAAAAACGATTAGCAGAAAAATATGAATTGGATGATGAGCAGACTAAAGCTATTCTTGATATGAAACTGTCAAGACTTGCTCACCTAGAGGTTGAAAAATTAATCACAGAGCAAGAAAAGTTGCATACTCAAAAAGCAATTATAGTTTCAATCTTATCAACTCCAGAATTATTCAATGAAGAATTAGTCAAGGGGTGGCAAGAAGTTGCCGACAAATTTGGGGACAATCGTAGAACTCAAATCCTCAATATTTTAAAAGATGAAGAAGAACCTACTGAAGAACAGGAGCTTCTTGTAAATTTATCTAATCAAAATAATATTTATGTTACAACAACTTCTACCTTATATACTCAGCGCCGAGGTGGTGTTGGTAATAAGTTTAAGATGAGTAAAGGTGAATATGTAATAGCTACTGCATCGGGAACTAATTTAGACACAATATTATTATTTTCTAATAATGGAAATTGCTTTCATCTTAAAGCTTCTGAGCTACCCTTTGAAGAAGTAATTCCAATTGAAAGTCTAGTAGAAATTGGAGCAAATGAGTCTATTAAGCAACTTGTTTTCCTTAATAAAAAGAAACAAAAAGAACATATCGTTTTCTTTACTAAAAATGGTATATTAAAGAAAAGTAAACTCTCCGACTACAATATTAAACGTAGAGGTGGAGTAAAAGCCTTAAATTTAGATAGTGATGACGAAATAATTTCAATTCTTTTTATGGATGAAGAACAAGTAGGTATGATGACTGCGCGCGGTCAGTTCGTAGTCTGTGAAACTAAAGACATACGTGCAATAGGACGTGTAGCTAGGGGAGTTAAAGGAATTACTTTAAATAAAGGCGACGAATTAGTAGCTGCTAAAGCGATTCCTCCTTCTACGAAAGAATATCTTAGTGTAAGCGAAAAAGGATATATTAAGAGAACATCTGCCAAAGAATTTACTATTACGGGTAGAGGAACAAAAGGCGGAAAAATTCATGCTCTCAAAGATGCTGATGATAAATTAATAAATTTTGTTCCTTTGACAAATGAAAGAGAAGTTATAGTTGTGTCTTCTCACTCTCAAATTAAGATTAACTTAAACGAAATTAACCTTTTATCTAAAGGGGCGCAAGGTACAAAATCAATGAAACTTCAAAATTCCAAAATTATTGGTTTATTAGCATTTTAGAGCAAGTGAAAATTTGAAAATGTTTTCAAAATATAGTATAATAATTATAGAAAGTTAAGGAAAGGCTTTCTAAGTATACAATATAACATCAATAAATTTAAAAAAAAGGAGAAAAGAATTATGAAACTTACAGAAAAATCAAATGAAGTATTCGAGTATGTGAAAGCAAATGGTGGCAAGGTATCTATCCCGGAGTTAGCTCAGGCGCTTGATAGAACAGAGAGATCTGTAGGCGCAAATGTTACAGATTTAACGAAGAAGGGACTGGCAGAGAGAGAAAAGGTAGAAGTTGAGGGTGAAGATAAGCCCATTACTTATGTAGTTCTGACAGATGAAGGTCATAACTTTGTTCCGACAGAGGAGTAAGTAAACAAAAATAGAAGGTGGAGGAAAATATTATAACCTCCTCCTTCATTGTTTAGTTTAAATGAACATAGGATATAAAACAAACAAACAAAAGGGGAAAAATATGTTAAGACAAGCAGAAAACAAGGTTAAAATTGAAGGAACTTTAGCAGAAATTGATATTAGACCAGGTTCATTTAATAAGAACGGACAGATGATGGAATCTATTGGTGGTTCCATTATTGTAAAAGTGGTTCAGAAAATTAGTGGAGTAGAAAAAGAATTATCTATTCCTGTTCATATGTTTGCCTCTAAACTTACAAATAGAGGAACACCAAATCCAGCATATGAATCTATTAAAAAAATTGCAGATGAATATGTAAGTATTGCAGCTTCTGAGAATGGAGAAGAAGGAGCAGATAGAATTCGTATTACAAGCGGTAACGTAAGAATGAATGAGTATTACAGTCAGGATGGAAGATTAATTTCTTTTCCGAGGATTAATGCATCATTTGTTACTCGAATTAACAAGGCTGACTGTAAACCAGAAGCAACCTATACAGCAGAGTTTGTAGTAGCAAACAAAAGCGAAGAAGTCGATAGAAACGACGAGCCGACAGGAAGGTATAGAATTGATGCTATTCTTCCGCAGTATGGCGGTAGAGTAGATGTAATTCCTATGTACGCTCAGAGCGCGGGTGTCATTGATGCAATTTCTACATATTGGAATATTGGTGATACTGTAAAAGCTAATGGTAGGCTTGATTTTTCTGCGACAACAGAAACAACTATTGAAGAAGTTGATTTTGGAGAACCGATTGAAAGAACTAGGACTATCAATAGGAGCGATTTAATTATTACTGGTGGTTCTCAGGAGCCGCTTGAAGGAGATTTTGCTTTTGATAGTGGTGAAATTCAGTCTGCATTAGCAGATAGAAAAAATAGACTTGAAGCCCAGAAGGATAGAGATATGTCAAAGGCTGCTTCTCGAAAAGCTCCCGCAAAAAACGTTAGTAATGGTTTTGCAGATTTAGGGTTTTAAACAAGGAGAATAACTTATGGCTGGAATTGATATTCTTAATTTAGAGCCATCAGTTATTTCAAGAGATTTGCGTGGGAAGTTTGTTTGCCTTTATAGTTTACCTAAGGTAGGCAAGACTTCCCTTGCTTGCCAATTTCCTAAAAATTTACTTTTGGGATTTGAGCACGGTTGGAACGCAATCTCTGGAGCTATGGCTATTGACATAAAAAAATGGGCAGATTTTCGATTGGTTCTTCGACAGCTTGAAAAACCAGAAGCACAAGCAAAATATAATACGATTACCATTGATACTGTTGGAATTGCATGGGATTTGTGTGAACAATATATTTGCGCACAACACGCGGTCCAGTCCATTTCAGATATTCCTTGGGGTGGAGGATATGCAGCAGCAAAACGAGAATTTGAATCTTGTTTAAGAAAAATTACTCAGTTAGGTTATGGACTTGTTATCATCGCTCATGTAGAAAAAAGAATTGAAAAAAGGGCTGATGATTCAGAAGTAGAGATCCTCGGTCCCGCCATTCCAAAAAGAGCTTATGATATTGTAAATCAATTAGTGGATATTATAGGATATATTGATATTACATGGGATGAAGATGGTAATGCTGAACGTTGGCTTTATACAAGAAAAACTCCTACAGTTATGGCGGGCAGTCGATTTAAATATCTTGCACCAAAGATTAAATTTGGTTATCAAGAATTAGTAGATGCTATTATAAAAGCTATTGAAAAAAGTGAACAAATAGATGGTGCTACGGTTGTAGATAAACAAGAGGTCGAAGTAGAAGAAGAACTTAATTTTGATGCTATCAGAGATGAAGCTTCTAAATTATGGGCAAAACTTGTTAATGCTGATACGTCAAATGCAGAACGTATTCTGAAAAAAGTTGAAATGATTTTTGGTAGAAAAATTAAATTATCTGAAATTACTGAAGATCAAAAAGATTTATTTAATCTTGTTCTTCTTGAAATGAAAGATATGGCTCAATAAAAATAAGGTAAAAAGGAGTAGGCAGGATCTGTCTACTCTTTTTAAATTTGACTTTTTCTTATAATTATGATATAATATAATAAATAGGAAAGAAAGGAGTTTAATATGGCTAAATGTAGATTATGTGAAGCTATTATTGATAAAGAAAAAGACGATTGGGTTATGCCAAGTAAAAATTATTATTATCATAGACAATGCTATAATAATTGGAAAAAAGCCCAACCAAAAAATGATGAAGGTTATATTGATTTAATTTATGACTTTATTGCAAGAGATTTGAAGGCATCTTATGATTGGCACATTTGTGAAGCCCAAAGAAAAAAATTTATAAAAGAAAATAAAATGACCAATAAGGGTATTTTATTTGCGTTGAAATATTTTTATGAAATTAAACATGGCAATTGGGAAAAGGGACATGGCGGAATTGGTATCGTTCCTTTTATATATAGTGATTCTTGTGCTTATTGGGCGGCAAGAGAAAGACAATCTGCTGGGACAATTGCAGTAATTGAGCGTCAAATGCGCGAAGCCGCAAATAGAAAAACGATTTCGATAAAAAAGAAAGAAACAAAATCAAAATATGAGATTGATTTTAGTGTGTTGGATGATTTGGAGGATGAAGAGTGATAGATAAACGAGATACTCAACAAATACTCGGCTGTCTAATGAAGAAACCGCAGTTATTAAGTGAGATTGATAAATATTCATTTATCTTAACTGATTTTCCTACCAGGTTTGAACGGTCGATATTTATGGCAATAAATGGGCTGTATAGGAATGGAGCCACGAAAATACAGCCTATTGATATAGAAAATTTTATAGAACCAGACCAAGTATCAGCGAAATTATTTAAAGATAAAAATGGAATTGAATATCTACAGGATATAATAGAATTATCAGAAATTGATAATTTTGACTTCTATTATAACAGATTTAAAATGTTTAACCTGTTGAAAGATTTAAAAAAACAGGGATTTGATACAACTGAGTTTTATTGTGAGGATTTAACAAACCCAAAAGCTGAAGAAATTAATCAGGCTTTTAATATGTTAAGTCCGAAGATAATAACTGATGCGGTTAGAAAAAAATTATTAGGTGTTGAAGCAAAATATGAAACAACTGATGAGATAGAAATTGAAGAAGCCGCAAAAGGAATGAAAAAGCTAATCAATGAACTTGGCGCGGCATATGAAATTGGTATGCCAATACAAGGTGAAATTTTTAATCAAGTTATTGATGGAGCAAAGAAAGGGACTCTGACAATTAGGTCTGCCGCATCTGGGGTAGGAAAGGCATTACCAAATAGTACAATTATACCTACGCCAAGCGGAAAAAGAAAAGTTTCCGATATAAAAGTTGGAGATTATCTTTTTGATGCTTTTGGAAAACCGACCAGAGTATTAGGAGTATATCCGCAGGGTCGAAAGGAAGTTTTATATATTCGTTTTAAAGACGGACGAGTGGCTAGATGTTGTGAAGATCATCTTTGGAGCTATTGTACTAGAGGGCAAAAAGAATATAGTAAAAAAGAACGCAAATTCTATACAAAAACATTAAAGGAAATTAGACAATTATCACTTCAAGATTCGCGTGGTGCTTATAATATTTTAGTACCAATGAATTATGCAGTTGAATATGAAGAACAGTATTATTATATTCCACCATATATAATGGGATTAGCTCTTGGTGATGGAAGTTTTAGACAAAATGAATCTAATAAAGCTTTTCAATTCTCAAGTGAAGATGAATTTTTACCAAATTATATTGGTTTTCATATGAATTGGGAAGTAAAGAAAAATAAAGCTAATTTTGGATGGTATTTTAGTTTTAATGAAAAAACACCACATAAAAATGTTTGGGTTCAAGATTTTCTAAAACAATATCCGAAACTGTTAAACACTAAATCTGAGACAAAGTTTATTCCGGAAGAATATTTATATGGAAGTGTAGAGCAGCGTTTTGATTTACTAAGTGGTTTATTAGACACTGATGGCAGTGTAGATTCAAAGGGTCGAATTAGTTATTATACAATTAGTCCTTTCTTGCGCGATAATGTAGTAGAATTATGTCATAGTTTAGGTTTTAAAACAACTGTTTTAGTTGACAGCCATAAAGATACAAATATCGGATTTGTTATTCGAATAACAGGTAGACCAGAGGATAAGATAAAATTATTTAAATTACCTCGTAAAAAAGAAATAATTCAAACGTGGTACAATAACAATACAAGAAAAGAATCTAACGAATTTAATCCAATAATTGAAATCGGTAGCTGTGGTTATACAGAAGAAATGACTTGCTTTATGGTTGATAATAAAGAACATCTTTTCTTAACTGAAGATTATATTGTAACTCACAATACGAGGAACGCAGTAGCCGATGCTTGTTATTTAGCTTATCCAATTAGATATAATAGCACAACTTGCGAATGGGAACAGGTTGGAAACTGCGAAAGAGTTTTATTCATTGTGACAGAGCAAAGATTTAAAGAAGTCAGAACTATGATTTTAGCTTATTTAACAGATATAAATGCAACAAGATTTAAATACGCAGATTTTTCTGACAGAGAACGCGCGGTTATAACACAAGCGATTGCATTGATGGAGAAGTATAATAATTTAATTCTTGTAAAAATGCCTAATCCGACAATTGAGTCGGTTAAAGCGATTGTGAGAGAAAATTGTATTGTATATGATATAGGTTATGTTTTTTACGATTATATATTTATTGGACCGTCATTGTTAAGCGAATTTAAAGGTTTTGCTTTAAGAAATGATGAGGTGCTGCTGATGTTTGCAACAGCGCTGAAAGATTTAGCAGTTGAATTGAACGTAGCAATGTTTACGTCAACCCAGCTTAATGCAAAAGGTGATGATAATAAAGACATAAGAAATGAAGGTTCATTAGCGGGCGGCCGCAGTACGATTAATAAGGCTGATAATGGCGCAATTATGGCAAGACCAACAAAAGAAGAGTTAGAAGTTCTTGCACCGCTATATGAAAATCACCCAGAGAATAAACCGAATTTGGTTACTGATATTTTTAAGGTTAGAAGTGGCGAATGGACTCAAGTAAGAATTTGGTCTGATATGAATTTGGGAACCTTAAAGAAAAGAGATTTATTTATAACGGATTCGCGGATGGACCCAGTTGAAGATTTCTATACAAGAACTGATTATAATATTAAAAGTTGGGAAGATTCGGAAGATGAATATTTAAAGATAATAGTAGAAAGGTTAAATAATGGTGAGATAATTGATTGATTATAAAGGTATAATTGAACAATTAGATACACAAAAAGTTATTCAACTAATGGAAACATTAGGCGTGGATAATTATATAGAAAAACCAGGATACATAATTTTCCCCACTATATGTCATAATGAAGATTCGGAAGAAGCATCAATGAAATTATATTACTATGAAAATAGTCATATATTTCAATGCTACACTGAATGTAGTTCAATGTCTATTTTTCAATTTCTCAAAAATTATTATGAAGCTCGATCTTATGATTATGATTGGTATGAAGATATTTATAAAGTAATACTCAATTGTAGTAATTATCGACAACTGAATGGTTTCGCACCAAAGAAGTATAAAAGCGTACGTTCTATTTATATGACCCATCAGGAAGTAAAACTACCAACTTACTCCAATGGAATTATAGACTGTTTTACTAAATTTTATCCACCCGAATGGCTGAATGATGGAATTACTAAACAATCGATGGATAATTTTAATATACGCTACTCAGTCCCTCAGAATAAAATAATTATTCCTCATTATAATGCTAAGGGTGAATTAGTAGGAATACGAGGGCGCGCCCTCAATGAATGGGAAGTTGAAAATGTAGGCAAATATATGCCTGTTCAAATAGAGGGTAAGTGGTATAGTCATCCACTTTCACTAAATCTTTATGGATTAAATAAAACAAAAGAAAATATTAAAAGAATTGGAGTGTGTTTTCTTTGTGAAGGAGAAAAATCTGTTTTACAAATGGAAGGGTGGGACTTTGCCAATTGCGGAGTTGCAGTATGTGGTAGTCAATTTAATAAGCATGCCCTTAAGCTTCTATTAAAAGAAGCACGACCACGAGAAATTGTAATTTGTTTCGACAAAGAAGAAGAACCGGGTAGTGAAAAATATTTTAATAAACTTTATTCTATAGGAGAAAAATACAAAAATTATTGTGATTTTTCTTTTATATATGATAGAGAAAAATTATTAGATATGAAGGATTCACCAACAGATAAGGGAAGCGAAATCTTTTGGAAACTATATAAAAAAAGAGTGAGGGTTAAATAATGCCAAACAAAGACAAAATAGAAATTTTAAATAAAATAATGAAATCTTTAAATAATTTAGATAAACTAGTGGTAATTAATGGATATGAAGATCTTTGGACAGCAAAACAATTAACGGCCACTTTAATTACAATTTTAACTATTGAGGAGAAGATGGATGAAAACACGATTAGTAAATAAAGATATTAGAAATAATTATACCAAAGAATTACTTATTGAGCGGGGATTAACCCAAGAGGAAATTGAATACTTTTTTAATGTACCAAATGATTCGTACCTCCAGAGCCCCTCAATGTTATATAATATTACTTCAGGTTTTATTGACTTTCAAGTAATGTCGAATCTTTCTGAAGAAGATAGGATTGTGGTGGTTGTTGATAGTGACTGTGATGGGTTTGCTTCTGCCGCGATCTTCATACAATATCTACGGAAATTCAATCAAAAAGTACAAATTGAATATGTGCTCCATGAAGGAAAAGGACATGGATTAAGTGATACCATTGATGTAATATTAGAAAAGCAAGATAAAAACCCTAATATTCGATGGGTTGTTTTACCCGATTCTTCAAGCAATGACTACGAATATCATGAAGAACTTGGTGCAGAAGGAATGAGAGTCTTAGTCCTTGACCATCATCTTGTAGAGCCAGATACAAAATTTTCAAAAAACGCGGTTATTATAAACAATCAACTTTCCCCAGACTATATAAATAAAGACCTGTGTGGCGCCGGAGTAGTATGGCAATTTTGTAGATGGTGTGATCAGATGTTTAATACTAACTATGCAGATGAGTTTATTGATTTAGCCGCATTTGCAGAAATTAGTGATATGATGTCGATGCTATCACTTGAAAATCGCTATATTGTACATACTGGATTAAGTAGAATTACTAATTATTTTCTCCGCGCGATGTGCGAAAAACAAGCCTATTCAATGGGAGGAAAAATCACTCCAATTACAATTGCCTTTTATATAACTCCTTTAGTTAATGCTATGATTAGAGCTGGTACAATGGAAGAAAAGCGACGTTGTTTTGAAGCTTTTATTGATGGTCATAAAATGGTCGAATCACATAAGCGTGGAGCAAAAGGTACTTTTGAAGAACTTGCAATAGAATCAGCAAGAGAATGTACAAATGCAAGAGCGAAACAAAATAGAATTTTAGATAAAGTAGTTGAGCAGCTTGAAATTAAAATTCATAAATATAATTTATTAGAAAACAAAATTTTATTTATTCGACTAGACGATGAAGATTTTCCGCCTGAATTAAATGGACTTTGCGCAATGAAGCTTGCAGCCAAATATCAACGCCCAACTATTGTAGCAAGATTGAATGACGACGGAGAAATCAAGGGTTCATTAAGAGGATTAAATGAATCTGAGCTTACTTCATTTAAAGATTTTTTAGACCAAAGTGGATTTTTTACCTTTACTGCAGGCCATCCAAATGCTGCTGGATGCGGAATTCTTGATAAAAATTTAGATAGTTTCCATAAATATGCTAATGAAAAACTTGCTAATATTGATTTTGGTGAAAGCTGGTATGAAGTTAATTTTGAACGTATCGCTGCAGATCCAGACATTCGAGATTTAATTGTAGATATTACTTCTCACGAAGATATTTGGGGACAACACAATAATGAACCTCTTATTTACATTAAAGATATTAATATTACTAATAAAGATATTAGAATAATGGGGCGAAATCTTGATACGGTTAAGATAGAAAAATTTGGAGTTGCTTATATGAAATTTCACGCTAAAGACTTTATTAAAGAATTAAATCAGTATAAAGGAGAAATAAAACTAGAAATAGTGGGTAGAGCTAATCTCAACGAGTGGAATGGTACTTATACACCACAAATTTTTATTACAAACTATCAAATTAGTGATAATACCCTAGGGTTTTAGGAGAAAATGATTATGGAATGGGAAGAATATAAAAACCAAGAAAAAGATAAGTTTAAAATATCTGGTTCAAACGACTGGGTGAAAACCGAAATAACATGCCCCAAATGTGGAAGCTCTGTATATAAAAACATAGAGGTAGTTTTAACCAGCTATCCTCCGCACTATCAGTATAAATGTATTAGCTGTGATTGGGTAGGCACGTGGTATTAATTTGTTTTTTTAATAAAATTTTGATATAATATATATAGAATAAATAGAGGAGGCGTGTGAAAACTTATGCAAGGAATTGATATAACTGGACAACGCTTTGGTCATTTAGTTGCTTTAAAGTTAATACCCAAAGAAGAACGTACTTGGAGTAATAAAGAAAGGGCTTGGTTATGTAAGTGTGATTGTGGTAATGAAGTCATAGTGCGACAAAGAAATTTATTAAGCAGTAGACCAACCCGTTCTTGTGGATGTTTGCGTAAAAAAGAAGCGTTCAAGTCAACTAATATGATAAAAGGGTTAGAAGATGAATTTTTAGATAGTTTTAATGATTTTGATAAATTTCTTTTTATTCATAGAACTATTCGCACTGCAATAGGAAATTTTAGTAGTTTAGAAAAGGATAAATATAAAGAACTAATAAACCACTTTTATAATCAAAAACAATTTAATGATATATATAATTTTTGGTTATCTCAAGAAAAAACTGATACTTTTTATGATTGGGCAAAACCTTCTATTGACCATATTATTCCCAAAGCAAAGGGAGGCACTAATGATTTAAACAACTTACAATATCTTACAGTTTTTGAGAATTTAAACAAACGAGATATGACAATGAATGAGTGGAATAATTTTAAAAAACTAACTCACACAAGTAGTGATTATTTTTATGAGTCAATTAAGGAGGTGATGCAATGAAAAATCAGTTAAGATACCCAGGATCGCTCCATAATCATACTGATTTTTCTTAGGTGATCCAATTTTCGTTTGCGTGACAGTATTAACACTGTCGAGTCATTAATAGATTATGCAATAGAACTTGGTCATGAAGTAGTAGCGATTACTGAACATGATACAATAGCTAGTGCTATCAGAGCGGAAAAATATTATAGCAAAATTAAAAAGAATAATCCGGACTTTAAACTTATTAGAGGTAATGAGATTTATCTTGTAAGAAATGGATTAAATAATGATAACTTTAAAAAAGAAACAGATAGATATTTTCATTTTATTCTGTTAGCAAAGGATCTCGAAGGTCATAGACAGATTCGCGAGATTTCTTCGCGTGCTTGGATGAGAAGTTACATGGCGCGCCGTATGAGAAGGGTCCCAACTTATTATCAAGATTTAATTGATGTAATTGGAAAGAATCCTGGCCATGTGGTTGGGTGTACGGCATGTTTAGGTGGGTGTCTTCCAACTCAACTTATCCGTAATAGAGATACTGGCGCACCGAGTATGGACTTGATTAAACGATGGATTGTTCAGATGCAAGGTATTTTTGGAATAGATGACTTTTATTTCGAAATGCAACCATCATTTAATAAAGACCAGATTTATGTAAACAAAAAATTAGTTGAACTTAGTGAAGAAATGGGTATCAAATATATTATAACTAACGATGCTCATTATTTAAAAAAAGAAGATAGACCAATTCATAAGGCTTTTCTTAATGCTCAGCAAGGAGATAGAGAAGTTGACGATTTCTATGCAACGACCTATTTAATGAGTGATGAAGAAATTTATCACTATATGGAAGAATCATTAGGAGAAACAGTTTTACAAAAAGCATATCAAACAATAGAAGAAATTAAAGATAAGTGTGAAGACTATTCATTAATGAAACCGCTAAAGATTCCAAGATTGAATTGGAAGACTTTTGATGTCAAATCAGATGCGGTAAAATTTTTAAGTGATAAAATCCCTTATTTAAAAAGATTTCTCGAATCAGAATATGCAGAGGACAGACATTTAGCATATGCAATTATTGATAGATTAACCAATAGTAAAGCAGAAGATGAATTATGGAACAAAGAAACTTATGAAGAAATTAATGCATGTCTTAAAGATACGTGGGTATCATCAGAAGTAAACGGAAGTAGATGGAGTGCTTATTTCTTAAATCTTCAAAATATAATTGATGCTTGTTGGGACGCAGGAACTCTTGTTGGCTGCGGCCGAGGCTCTGGAGTTGGTTTTATTTTGTTATATCTATTAGGTATAACTCAGATAAATCCACTAAGAGAAAAAAGTCAAACCAAAAGATGGAGATTTCTTAATCCAGAGCGTGTGTCAGTCCTTGATGTAGATATTGATATCGAGGGCGGACGGCGTGCAGACGTATTAAAAAAGTTTCGTAAAATTTATGGAGAAGATAGGGTCGCTAATGTATTAACATTAAAAACAGAAAAATCTAAGTCTGCAATTCAAACAGCTTGTCGTGGATTGGGAGTAGACAGTGATATATCTGCATATCTTTCTTCATTCATTCAAGCTGATAGAGGACAGCTTCGAACTCTTAAACAAACTTTTTACGGAGATCCCGATAATGGGATTAGTGCCTCCCATCAGTTCAAATTAGAAATGGAAGAGAACTATCCAGAAGTCTGGGAAGTGGCGCAAAGAATTGAAGGATTAATCAATGGCTGTGGGGTTCACGCGGGTGGAGTTATCTTTGTAGATGAGCCTTTCACAAAGTCAACCGCATTAATGCGAGCGCCAAAAGGAGAAATTATAACTCAATTTGATCTCCATGATGCGGAAGATACAGGACTTATTAAATATGATATCCTATCCGTTGAAGCATTGGATAAAATTCACAATTGTATTGATTTGATTTGTAAATATGGCTATGAAAAAAGAGAAGAAACATTAAAAGATACCTATGAAAAAATTATTGGTATATATAATCTTGAACGTGAAGCGCCAGAGATGTGGCAGATGTGTTGGAATCATGAGGTAATGAGTTTGTTCCAAATGGAAAAACAATCTGGAGTAAACGGAATTGCAGCAATGAAACCAACTTCTGTAGATGACTTGGCAATTCTCAATTCAGCAATTCGTCTTATGGCGACAGAAAAAGGTGGAGAAATGCCAGTTAATAAATTAGCTAGATTTAAAGCGCATCCATCTGATTGGGATTATGAATTACAAAAATATGGACTTGGCGCTGAAGCAAAAGAAATTCTTGAACCAGTTCTTAATGTATCTTACGGTTTATGTATTGCTCAGGAACAATTTATGCAACTTGTACAGCTACCTGAATTAGGTGGATTCAACCTAACCTGGGCAGACAAGTTAAGAAAGTCAATTGCAAAAAAGAATCCGGCACAGTATGAAGAGTTAACCAAAGAATATTTCAAGGTTATAAAAGAAAAAGGTTTAGATGAGCGACTTTGTACTTATGTATGGAATGTACTTATTGCAATGAGTAAAGGTTATGGATTTAACTTATCTCATACGTTGGCTTATTCATTAATCGGATTGCAAGAGTTAAATCTTGCATATCGTTATCCAACAATTTTATGGGATTGCGCTTGTCTTATCTCTGATAGCGGCGGTGTCGATAAAGAAGAAGAGGAAGAAGATGGAAATAACGAAGAAACAACTAGAGGAAATGTTTGGGATTCGTTTGATGACATATCAATGGGTGTTTTTACAGATGATGAAGATGGAGAAGTGGGAGACATTGATTTATCTCCCACCAAGAAGAAATCGTCAAACAGAACTGCTAACTATGGCAAAATTGCTACAGCAATTGGAAAAATAAGTCAAGAAGGTGTAGAAATTATAGCCACAAATATAAATAAGTCTGAATACACCTTTGCACCAGATGTAGATAATAATAGAATTATTTATGGTTTAAGTGGTATAACTAGAGTTGGTGATGATTTAATTCGTTTAATTATGAATAATAGACCGTATGAGTCAATAGAAGATTTTATTGGTAAAGTTAAAGTTAATAAACCACAAATGATTAATTTGATTAAGTCAGGCGCATTTGATGAGTTATATGGCGGCGATCGTGTAGTTGCAATGAATAAGTATATTGATTTAATTGCCGACAAAAAGAAAAGAATGACATTACAAAATATGCAAATGTTAATTAATTTTGGTTTCATTCCAGAGGAATATGATTTTCAATGTAGGGTTTACAACTTTAACAAATATTTGAAAAAACATAAAATTGATAATTCATATGGTATTGATAATGTTGCTCTAACTTTTTATTCAAACAATTTTGATATGGATTTATTAACTCCTTCTGATGAATATGTATTTACTATAAAGCAAACTGATTGGGATAAAATTTACAAAAAGCAAATGGATATTATTCGTCCATTTATTAAAGAGAACAATCAAGAGTTGTTAGATAAAGTAAATAATAAACTTAGACAAGATTTATGGGATAAATATTGCTCTGGAACTTTAAGTCAATGGGAAATGGATTCTATTTCTTGCTATATTCATGACCATGAATTAAAGAATCTTAAAAATGGATTTTATGGATTTGCAGAATATAGTAAACTACCAGAGAATCCGATAGTAAGTTATGAATTTCGTTCTAAAGAAACTGGTCAAAAGATTCCATTATTTAAAATTTGTCGTATTGCTGGAACAGTATTAGACAAAGATAAAAATAAGAAAATGATTACTTTGTTAACCAATGATAGTGTTGTAACTGTAAAAATATTTGGTGATGCTTTTACTCATTATGATAGACAAATATCAGAAAAGCAACCAAATGGAACTAAAAAGGTAGTAGAAAAGTCTTGGTTATCAAGAGGAAATAAAATTATAGTAACGGGGATTAGAAGAGAAAATAATTTTATAGCGAAAAAATATAAAAATACTCCATATCATTTAGTTGAATTAATAACTTCAATTAGTGATGATGGTTATATTACAACTCAAAAGGAGCGAGTTGAAGTATGATAAAAACAATTGGTGATTTAATAGAAGAATTAAAAAAGTATCCTCAAGATGCTTTAATATTTGATTTAAATGGAGAACGTCTTGAAGGTCTAAAATATTGTGAAGAAATTTATTTGGGAGATCCAGCGAATCCCCGAGTTGAAATTACCGAAGGATATAAACTAGTATGAGTTATGGACTTTATGATGCTGATTTACAATTTTATCCAATTCCATTCTACAACTTGGAATTAATGAAGCTATCCTCCTATTATAAACACAAAAGAGAAATAGTCGGGTTATCTCCCGACTTTTCTCCCCAAAGATATAGTAATTTTATTGTACGCCAAGATTTTTATAATCCACATACCCAAATCTATAGGGGAAATAATATCACCTATGGCGGCCGCGCATTCGACGGTGAAAAATATAAGCCTCTTCCCCTAGAGATAGAAATGATGCAACCAGATATTTCTATATATGAAAGAATAAAACTACGTAATATCAAATGGAATAATAAATCAGCAATAAATACAATGCGGCGAGCTGAACATATTCGTCTTTCCCTAGATGAAAAAACCATATGGAAAAACTTTGAAAAACAACTTTCTCATAACCCGAAGTGCTTTGGAATTATATTTCATGATTATAACTTAAATCAAATTGACGGTGCATATGAGTTAATAAAAAAAGAATTACCAAATTGGATACCAAATCAAATCGGACGAAGGATTGGTATGAAATTTCCAGTTCAAGTAAATAATAAAACCGATCTATGTAAGTGGCTGTCTTTAAAATCACTAAACAAATATTTTTCTTTAAACCATAATGGATTAATTACTAATGATTACATACCAGAATTAGATGAAATCAGAAAACAAAGTCTTAGTTTTAAACAAGCCACTATGGATATATCCAAGACTTATACTCAAGAAGAACTCATAAATGGAGGAATTCAACGTATTTTCCGCACTATTATAAATTTACGTAGTTATCGATTAGTTTTTCCACTTATATATGATGAGAATCTTTTTGTTGATGAAGAGTGGAAAAAAGTAATGCAATTGATTAATCGTTATAATATTCATTTAATTAAAAGCTATGATAACGATTTTTTTAGAAGAGTAGAACCTTTTGAAACTCTTTTTAGTTACTGTTATGCAATCATTAGACAACCAAAAATTAAAGAATCTTTACTTAGTAAAGAATCAATAGAATCAATTTTTCAATTCGTAAGAGAAAATAATTATGAATTATTTAAAGACTTCTATGAATATAGAGGAGGAGAGGTAAGAAATGACAGGTAAAGAAATTAAAGAAAAAATTAATTTCAATAACAAGAAGATTCAATCCATATTGGATCCGACAGTATTTATTTTACAACCAGAAGTTCAAAAATACATGGAAGAAAACGAATATTTAAAAAGTATTTGTGAACATGAATATGAAAACGGAGTTTGTATCTACTGTGGTAAGCCAATAAATCCTTAAAATAATTTATATATCTAGGAGGCGTTATCATGCAACACGTTAAAAAAAGAGATGGCAGAATCGTTAAATTTAATAAGAATAAAATTGTAGATGCTATATTAAAAGCTTTTAAACAAGTAGACGGTGAAATTTCCGACTACGCTTTAGAAAAAGCAAATAATATAGCTGATTTTATTAAAAACACAGACGATGAAATTTTAAATGTAGAAGAGATTCAAGACCTTGTAGAAAATGGATTGATGAGTCTAAAGAAAAAAGATGTAGCAAGGGCATATATTCTTTATCGTCAAGAAAGAGCTAGAATAAGAAATTGGAATACCGCTACAATGGGTAAAATGGCAGAAAAACTAAATGCCTTAAACGTTCAAAATCAAAATGCTAATGTCGATGAATATTCATTTGGCGGCCGCAGAGGTGAGGCGGATTCAGTTATTTTTAAACAATATGCTCTTGATAATTTAATGAGTGAAACATCTCGCAATAACCATTTAAACAATGAAATTTATATTCATGATTTAGATAGTTATGCACTTGGTATGCATAACTGTTTATCAATTCCTTTTGATGATTTATTAGCAAATGGTTTTAATACAAGGCAAACTGATGTACGACCAGCCAATTCTATTAATACAGCCTTTCAATTAGTTGCGGTTATTTTTCAGCTTCAATCACTTCAACAGTTTGGAGGTTGTTCTGCTACACATTTGGATTGGACTATGGTTCCATATGTAAGAAAAAGTTTTAGAAAACATTATATTGATGGTTTAAAATATATAGAGAACTTTAATGATGAAGAATATTTTAACCATATTCCTGAAAATGCATGCATTGAAGATGCAGAATACAAAAGTCGACCAAAAGCATATCGCTATGCCATGGATATGACCGAAAAAGAACTGCGCCAGGCGGTTGAGGGTATGTATCATAATCTAAATACACTTCAATCTCGCAGTGGCAATCAATTACCATTCACTTCTATCAACTACGGTACTTGTACTTTACCAGAGGGGCGCATGGTAATTAAAGCTTTATTAGAGGGCAGTATCAATGGTGTAGGTAAACTTCATAAAACCCCAATTTTCCCATGTGGAATTTTTCAATGTATGAAAGGAGTAAATCGTGAACCTAGAGATCCCAATTATGACCTTTATAAACTCGCTCTCAAATCAACTGCCAAACGACTTTATCCTAACTATGCCAACGTGGACTGGTCAGGAAATGCAGGATATGATCGTAACGATCCATGCACCTATTTCTCTACAATGGGATGCCGCACGGCAAACGGTTTTGATATCAATGGGTTTGGACAACTCAAAGATGGCAGGGGAAATATCTGTCCAGTAACAATTATTCTACCAACATTGGCTATGGAAGCTAGAGAGAAAGTTGAACAAGATAATAAGTATACTCCTTTTGCAATTACTACAGCAGAAGATTGGGGAATAGAACATGATAGTTATGTGGAAGAATTTATAAATCTTCTTGATGAAAAAATTCATGAAGCTAAAGATATGTTAATTGAACGTTTCGAATATATTTGTTCCCAAGACGCATCGAGTGCAAAGTTCATGTATGAAAATGGGACAATGTTGGGATATAAACCAGAAGAAGGAATTAGAAGTGCATTAAAGCATGGTACATTAGTAATTGGACAATTAGGACTTGCCGAAACATTGCAAATTCTTATTGGTAAAGATCATACGACTCCAGAAGGAATGGAAATTGCTAAACGTATTGAACAACTTTTTAAAGATAGGTGCGCTGAATTTAAGCAAAAATATAAACTAAATTTTGGCGTATACTACACACCAGCTGAAAATCTTTGCTATACAGCTATGAAAAAATTTAAAGAAACTTATGGTGAAATTCCTAATGTAAGCGATAGAGAATATTTTACTAACTCAATGCATGTACCTGTATGGAAAGAAATTTCTCCATTTGATAAAATTGACATAGAAGCAGAATTAACTGGTTACTCTAGTGCTGGATGTATTACTTATATAGAATTAGAGGGCGCAGTATTGAAGAATCTACCCGCCCTTGAACAAATTGTTAATTATGCCATGGATAAAGATATCCCATATTTTGCAATTAACGTTCCTAATGATACTTGTCTTGAATGTGGATGGACTGGTGAAATAGGAGAACAATGTCCGGAATGTGGTTCTAAATCTATACAAAGACTTAGAAGAGTAACCGGATACTTAACTGGTGACTATAAAACTGCTTTTAATTATGGAAAACAGAAAGAAGTCGAAGAAAGATTCAGACATAGTGATAAATTATGAATAGATATAATACAATAATTAAAAATGACATCGTAAACGGAGAGGGAGTTTGTGTCTCCTTCTTCGTTCAGGGGTGTCCACATAGGTGCAAGGGATGTTTCAATCCCGAAACATGGAATTTTGAAAGCGGAAAACCATATACTGAAGAGACAAAGAAAGAAATTATTGAAGCTATCTCAGCAAATGGCATACAACGAAATTTTTCGGTCCTTGGCGGTGAACCATTAACATTATATAATTTAGAAATGACTGAAGATATTGTCCGTTCAGTGCGCGCGGCCTATCCAGACATTAAAATTTATTTATGGACGGGATATTCTTTTGAAAATGTATCACATCCAGATATTTTTAAATATATAGATGTAATAATAGATGGAAAATTTGTTAAAGATTTAAAAAATTTAAATTTAAAACTACGTGGAAGCTCTAACCAAAGAATTTGGACTAAAGACGAGGATGGATTTTGGAAGGTACAAAATGATTGAAGATATTACTAAAGTTAAAGTTACGAAAATAGAAAAGATTTGCGAGATCCTTAAAGATAATAAAGTTGAAGAAACTTCTTTTGAATTTGTTATTGGAAGCTTGTTTCCTAAGGTCTATGAAAATATAAAAGAAGAACTTAGACGGCAATATACTCTTGGATATACTGCTGGGTTAAAAAATATTAAAACGCCGAATTAATTTTCGGCGTTTTAAATTTTGACAAAAAAATTTTTTTGTGATATAATATATATAGAAAGTAAGAAATAGGATATAAGGCTAAGGAGATTATATGAATTTTAAAAGTACTGAGGTTTTTAACTTTGAAGGAGCGATAAGAGGGATGAGAAATCCTCTTAATTCATGGAACAAAAGTGATAGTTTTCAATGTAATGGTAAAGAATGTCACTTTGAACAATGCTCGGAATACAGCAAGGCAATAGAAAAAGGTTGCGACAAAATAAGTAAATACATTATAGGTAAAAAAGATTTAGGATTGGCTCAAAAATTGATTAAGTCAGGACCAGAACACGCAAAATTTCTACGACAAATTTTTGTAAGTGTTGATATAACTGCACCACTTTATTGGTGGAAGGAAGCAGATACTTACAAAGTAGGCACAACTGCAAACTCAACTTCTACAATGCACAAATTAACATCTTATCCAATTACAAAAGAGATGTTTGAATTAGATGATTTCTCCAATATGGACTTTTATGTTGATGATAGTGGAGATGGAAAGCCAATTATGTGGTATATAAATGATGATATAGAAGATTTTATTTGGTTTTTAGAAAGTTTACGTCAAAGATATTTAGAAACAAAGAATAAAACTTACTGGCGCGCACTTGTACAGTTGCTTCCACAAGGTTGGTTGCAAACTCGGACATGGACGGCTAATTATGCAATATTAAGAAATATATACTTTCAACGTAAAAATCATAAATTAAAAGAATGGCATCAATTTTGTGACTGGATTAAAACACTTCCATATAGCAAAGAGCTAATCACTCTAGGAGATGAAAATGAAAGTTAAAGTTTTTACTAAAAATCAAAATGATAAAATTGAATTCACAGAAGATGAATTACGAAAATTACTTGATGAAATTTATAACGAGGGGTATTTAGATGGAAGAAAAAATAATTATATTTATACTACCCCATATACTCATACATATCCATATACCGTTCGTTCAACTTCTACATCTGCTACTTCAGTAGATTGTTCAAATGAATTAAAAGCTACACTTAATACCGAAGGAGAAATAAATAAATGAGATTAATTGAAAAAACAGAAAAATATGTCGTAGACAGCGAAAATGAAGCTATTGAGTTAATAAAGACATCAAAAAAAGATGCTGAGGAAAAAAATTATACCCTTGGTTCTAGCGGTTATACTTATAAAACTAAAAAAGCAAAAGGCGAAATTATCGGAGAAGCTTGGGTAGTTTCAATTAAAAAAATACTTGGCGGAGTGTGGGATGATTATGAATAATGAATTAAATAACAAAGAAAAATCCATGGAGCAATTAGAAGAACTTTATAAAAACAATCCACAATTTGCAGAAATGCTTGGCGGTTTAGAGGTTTTTAGTACCTTATTTGAAATGAATGAGGAAGATTTTATTAAAATTGCTCCATCAATTTATCAAATTTATAACGAAACTCTTAATGAACCCGCCACAGAAGCAGAATTTTCTACTTTGTTTGCATCTGGACAGTGGCAAATAGATGATTTAGAAAAGGAAGTTAATATTGCCTACCTCGCCATTGATGATATAGAAGAATTAGAAAGTGTAAAAAAAGATTTCTTTAAAAGATTAGTTTCAACACTTGCTAATAAAATTAGAGAAGTATATCATCGTAAAGCAATAGATATTCCATGTGAACTTAGCAACAATGTAAAACTACCTACCTATGCTAGACCAGGGGACGCGGGGATGGATATTGTTTCGCCGGAAGAATACACAATTAACCCAGGAGAAACAGTGATAATTCCGACTGGAATTAAAGTTGCAATCCCAGAAGGTTATGCAATTCTTATACAGCCGCGCAGTGGTCAATCAGTCAAAACAAAACTTCGAATTGCAAATAGTCCAGGGCTTATTGATTCAGGATATAGAGATGAAATTGGAGTCATTGTTGAAAATATTGACCCACCTTTTAAAGACATAGATTATGAATTTGACAATAATGGAGAAATTCATATTAAATCTATTCTCCACGGACAACCTTATACTATCGCCAAAGGACAAAAATTCGCTCAAATGAGATTAGTAAGAGTGCCGACAATTAATTTTGTAAAAGTAGATTCGGTACAAAATATTGGAGAAAACCGTGGCGGAGGCTTCGGACATACTGATTTAAGTGAGTAAAATTAAAATAGAAGATATAAGAAAGGCGGCGATAGAACATAATTGGACTTTACTTTCAGAAGAATATAAGAATTTAGATTCTGAATTAATATTTCGATGCAATGAAAGCCATAAAATTTATTTACCTTATAAAAAGGTAAGAGATAAATGGGAGTGTCCAATTTGTAAGCAAAATCAATATAATAATTTTTCAAATGAAATAATACCTAAGAAAAAATCTACTCAGCGTACAATTGGTCTTGATCAAGCGACACATATAACAGGATATTCAATTTTCGATGATGGAGAATTGGTTTATGCGGGAATTTTTGAAACTTGTGAAGAAGATGAAATATCTCGTGATATAGAAATAAAAAATTGGTTAATCCAATTGATTCAAAATTGGAAACCAGACATAGTTGCATTAGAAGGAATACAACTTCAACAATTTAATAATAAAATGATAGGAGTTACAACTTATCAAACTCTTGCTAGATTACAGGGAATACTTATGGCAACTTGTCACGAACAAAAAATTGAATATGTAATTGTGCCGCCTGCTACGTGGCGCGCACACTGTCAGGTGAAGGGTAGAACCCGCGCAGATAGAAAGCGTTCAATGCAGATGAAAGTAAAGGAATGGTTTGATATAACTGTTTCTGATGATGTAGCTGATGCAATAGGTATTGGTAAATACGCAAATGATAAACATAGAAGAAAAATAGAAATATTTAATTGGGAATAGGGGGTTATTATGATAACTATTACAATGAAACAAGTCATTGATTTTAGAAATAACGAGGAATTTCTCACTAGGGCTAATCTTCCTTTGAAAGGTGCATATAAAATTAATAAAATTAGGAAGGCCCTTGAAAAAGAAGGGGATTTTTATTCTACCAAATTTCAAGAAATTATTAATACGTATGCGAAAAAAGATGAAAATGGAGAATTAATTTTTAGTGAAGATGGAGAACAAATTATAATTCAAGATGATAAAATTGAAGAGTGCAATCAGGCTCTTGTAGAACTTCAAGAACTAAAAATAGAGGTTGATAACTATAACTTAACTATTGATGATTTAGGGGAAGATTTAAAATGCACTCCTGATGAATTAGAAGCATTAATGCCATTTTTGAGTTAATTTAAAAAGAGGTCGTTTTATAAACGACCTCTTTTTTATTATCTAAAATTTCGTACTTGAGCTACATTCCTATAACCAGCACTTTTAACAATTTCTTTTTTAACCTTTGTTATAATTCTGTTTACGTCATAATCATCAGCAATTTTATCAACATTAATATTTATATTAAATTCACTGTTGGCATAAGAATTATTACTTGAATTGGTTGATCCAATTACTTTGCTCAATATATCTCGAAGTGCTATAAAATTTTTAGTATCTGTTGAATTAAGTACCAATTCTGGTTTAGATGGAGTACCATCAAGCCAAGCAGGACCAGTATAATTCGCTAAACCACCTGTTGCAAATTTTAAAGCGGTAGCATTTTTATAATTTTTATGTTTTTTAATCTCAGCATAAGTATTAGGATTATTTTTCAAAGTCTTGATTGCACTAGCTAAACTTCCATTTCCATCCGGCCATGTCTTGACTAAATTATACCTATCAATTCCTTCGGCACCTAAAATAGCTTTAAAAATATTATTCCAAGTAAATGGATCAGAACCACCTGTTCCATCAACTAAATGCTGTAAGACGGAAGCTTTACCATAGCCTGCCTTTGATCCTAAGTCAAATAAATCATTAATATGCTCTTTCTTTACACTTGCTGGTTTAATTTGTTTTACTTCTCTTAATTTATTAATATAAGCATCATATTTAGCCTGTTTATCAGCAGCGGCCTTTGCAGCAGCGGCTTTCTCTGCCGCTTCCTTTTCTGCTTTTGCTGCGGCCGCAGCCTTTGCAGACTCATCAGCTGCCGCCTTTGTTTTTTCAACAGTAGCCTCGGTATATCCTCCCTTTTCAAGCTCATCCAAAGTGAAACCTGCGGATTTTGCATTTCCATAAGATACATTTCCTGATTTAAAGGCTGAAGCCCCAAAACCTGCTTGTTTAATTTGTTGGTAAGAATAGCCCGATTGTTGAAAATCATTAACAGTATATTTACCTACCGTACGTAAATCACTCAAAGAAGCGCCATATATCTTTTGCGCTTGTGCAGCAGTATATTTATCTTGTTTTGCCGTTGCCAAGGTTTGAGTTTGTTGTTTTACATAAGTTTCAATAGTTGATATAATACTTTCTATGCTTTGGATTTTTGTGCCCAAATCATTTTGTTTCTGTTGGTTGGTTATTAAACCATTATAGAATTCATTAAATTCTGTTTCAATTTGCTCTCGTTCAGCTTTAGTAACTTCATCGTAATCATTTTTTGAATAATAGGCAGCACGAATTTCTTCCCCAAAAGCTTCCGGATTTGCCATCCACTCATTAACTTTTTCTATATTATTAACAGAATCAACTAATGTTTCTTGTAACTCAATTTGACGTTCTCTCTGCTCTGCCGCGAGATCGGCTTGCTGTTGAAGTTTATCTAATAATTGATCTTCAAGAGAAGTTTGATAACTTTGTTGTGCTTCAGAGATTTCTTTTTCTAACTGAGCAATTTCAACTTGATTTCCTCCAGAAGTATCAGCACGTAATGCCGCTAATCTTTGCTGTTTCTGACTAATATCTCGTTCAGTTTTGGTATTCTCCTCTTGCTTTCTTCGCTCGTCAAGTTTTCCTTTAACATCATCTAAAAGTTTATTTAATGCTTCTTTAACTGAATCAGATAATTGTTTGATTTTATCTATTTTTTCTTTTTCATAGGTTTCACTTATTTCGGTTAGTTCTTTACCATAGTTTGCCCATTCATCCTGTAAAGATTCAAGTTGAGTATAATATTCGGTAGCTTCTTTTGTAAGCTCTTCATAATTTTTCTGCAAGTCGGTGCTAGCTTCTTGTAATTTCTTCACCCAATCTTGTACGGCTTTAGCCATATCACTGGTAATATTACCATTTGAACGTTCATTTTCAAAGGCTGTGGTATCAAACTGTATATCAATAGTGCCATCAGCTCGTTGAGTTATATTAGTAAACCTACGAGCCATATCTTCGGCAGACAGTTGTTTTTCAAGTTCTTCCTTATACTGCTTGTAGCCTGCTCGCTGAGTTTCATTTAAGGCAATACCACTTGCAGTTTCATTATATTCCTGTTGTAATTTGTTAATTTGATTTGCTAAGGCTGTATTATCGTTAATGGTTTTATTGTAATCAGTTATCTGTTTTTTCAGATTGTTTTGTTGAGTTTTTAAATTCTTGAGTTCTTTTTTCTGAGCCTTAGAAAGTTTTTTCTTCTTATTTAATTTATTAATTTTTTCTTGAACCTTATCAAGATTAGCTTGAGTAACTTCTCTATTCTTTACCGCATTATCATAATTTGTTTTTGCTTGTTTAGCTTGGTCAAGTTTAGCTTTTTTATTAGCTTTTTGAGTCGCTTGTGCATCTGCATTTAGTCTACTATTTACATCGGCTAAGAATTTCTTTTCATCTCCCGAATTTAAAATATTTTGTAGATTCTGTTGGCTCGCAGCGATTGCATCTTGTCTATCTTCTAATAATTGATTTTGGGTTTCTAATTTACTTCTAAAATTAGTTAAATCTTTACTTTTTGAACCAGCCCCCGCAGCTAATTTTCCAGTAGAAAGCTGAGCCTTTAATAATTCTTCATAAGCATCATTTCTACTCATACGAGATTGAGCTTGGTCAATCCTTTGAGTTATATTCCAAATTCTAGTTAACTCATTTTCCCAAGCAAAGAAAGTATTGTATAACTCTTCGCTAAACTTTTCAAGCGCCTCTTGAGCTTTCTCAATGTTATCTTCAGCGGTGTTTCTCTTTGAAATTCTATCATTGATTTCTTTATTAAGTGCATCTCTTAAGGCTTTACGTTCATCTTTGTTTTTAACCTTATTAAGCGCGGCTTGGTCAATAACATAAGTACCGTCTTGCTCTTTTATATAGCCAGCAGTAGCAACAGTTTTATTAACTGTTTTCTTTTTCTTGCCGCCCTTACTATAAGAAATTTGAACTGCTCCGCCTTCTTCAGCATTAAAAGCATCTTTATTAGCATTTTTCTTTTTAGCTTGTTGCGCAGCAGTACCTTTATCTAAATTAGTTAATTCTTTTCTAGCTTGATTTAACTGATCGGTATATAACTTAATTGCTTTTCTTGTATTATCAATAAAAGCATTACCGCCGCCAGTTGTGCCAGTAGTTTTTAATGTTGCTCGAAGTTCTTTAAGATATTTTTCGTAGGTTTTTTGATTTTTATCTGCTCTACGCTGCGCAGCATCGGCTAAACGTGTGATGTTTTCCCACCATACAACGATGTTAGAGATTGCTGCTACGTTAGCTGCATCTTTCGAACTTCCGGTACCTTTTTTACTACTTTTACTCTTTTTAGATTTTTTACTGCTTTTACTACTTTTACTGCTTTTACTACTCTTATTAGTACTTTTTGAAGGCTTGCGCCGCCCGCTATGAGAACCAGCATCAATACTTTTTCTCTTAAGTATATCCTCAGACTGCTCGTGTGTATATACAACAGCATCTTCGGGCAAGGTGATCATCTGAGGTCCACCAACACCCAAAATCATAGAACGATTCTCTGATGGAAGCCAAGCAATTTCATAGCCTTTTTCACCAGTTAACGTTAAACCACCCTTGTCTTTTGGCCCAATAGTACCATAAGGTCCTCTAGCAGCTGAACCAAAGGTCGGAGCAGAATGATATTGAATATGATTATTTTTACCAGTTGCAGCCTTAGTAATTTTAACAGATTTAGTCCAAGGACCTCTAAAATCCGCAGTAATAGGAACTTTTAAATGGGGTACTTTCGATTTTAAAGCATTCAAAGCATTTCTAGCACCGTTGTCTATTGCTGTCGGTATTTTTATAAGCTTAGCCTTTATAGAATTAATTGTATTTTGTGCGGTATTTGTAGCTTTAGTTTGAACAGTATGTGTAGATGTCGTATTTTTTGGTTGTGATGTCTGTTGTTTAGTTTGTTTTTGTTGCTTTGATTGAGTAGTTTTGGTTGTTACGTTAGTAACAACACCACTTAATTTAACTGGTTCACCAGAAACTTGACCATTTTTTTCTATCTTAGAAATAGAACCCTCTACGCCTTTTATTTTTTTCGCTTCATCCGCTACCTTAAGCGAGGTAGCTTCAACAAGAGCTTTAACAGTTGGCCCTTGTTTATTTCCACCAAATAATTTGCTAAGAGGATTTCCTTTCTCTTGCTCGCCAAATTCAAGTTTTCCTATAACAGAAACTGTAGGTTTGGTTGCAGGTTCTATAGTTTCTATTACATTTCCAATAATGTCCATTGTTCCAGTTCCAGGAATCTTAAGACCACCCGTTCCTCCCGTTCCTCCTGCCATCGTACCAACGGGAGTAATTCCTCTGGCTCCAGTTCCAACACGACCTACTGAACCACTATTCTTTTTAATACGTTTTGTTTGATCGGCGTTCCAAACAACGGCATCTTTAGATATGTTAGCAAATTGCGGGCCATTAGAGCCGACCATATAGGCTTCATTACGCTTTGGCTCCCATACAAGTTCTTCTCCTTCTTCTCCAGTAAGGGTTGGACGTCCAGAAATTGTATATCCACCACGAGAGCCTCGTGCCATCGTGCCTGTTCGATGGAAAGCAGAATTGGGATTGTTTTGACCTGAAGCCTTTGCCGACTGTACACCACTTTTTACGTCTGTAATATTTGCGGTGGCATTGATTTCAAAAGTTGTGTTTTTTAACTGATCCTGTAATGCTTTTTGGTTAAGAGTGACATTTCCCTCTTTTCCGGTAAGATCTCCCTCTTTAAATTTAGTACCAAGTCCATCATTGATGGCTTTTCTCATACTTTCGGGATCTATCTTCCATTCGTTCATTTTATTGACTATACCATTGATAGCATCACGTTGCTGAGATTCGTTTAGATTAGAAAGTTCTTGTCTATGTTCGGCTAAGTATGAACTTACTGCATTAGCAATATCTTTTCCAGTAGCTTCTCCGTTCTCTTCTTTGGTTTTATTGTATACGTTTTGTAGTCCTTTATCATTAACATTATTCGCACCAAAAGTAAAGCCCGGTCCAAAAAGTTGGGAAGAGGTTGTTTGATTTAGATTAGATTCTTCGGATTTTTTTATTAATGCAGACCAATCAATTGATTTCATGGCATTAACAATTTGATCACCAATGGTTTGTCCAACTGTAACCCACTGGCTAGATTCGGTCATAGAGCTAATTTGTTCTTTAAACTCTTCAAGATTTAAACCCTCATCTAACCTTTGTCCTTCATAAGAAAAATCCTTTTTTGCATTTTGAGCTTGCTCATAAGCTTTATAAGCCATTTGAATGGCCTGCTCGTCATCCATACCCCTTTGTTTTGCATCGGATTGTACTTTTGAAATATCAAATCTTTTATTTTCATCTAAAAATTGTTCTTGTTTATAAAGGGGCTTTCCTTTAAAAACTTTTTTCTGATATTCACTAAATAATTTATCGTAATTAGTTATAGCCTTTCCGTCTTTGGTAACTTGTAAAGCATGAGCTTTTAATGCATCTACAGAAGTACCCGCAGCTGCAGCTAACTCTGCTAAAGCCTCCTCACCACCAGGAGCGCTTTCAATCATTTCTATCTCACTGTTTGATAAAACTAATTTTCCATTCGTATCCTTATGTTCGTCTTTAAAATCATCTGTCGTAATAGCCTTTTTTAAATCATTGGCTGCTAACTTTGTCGCTTCAGTTTCATTATAATTTAAAATATCTTGTAAAAATAGCTTGGCATACTCTTCAGAAACTCCATAAGCTTTTTGGAAATAAGTCTCCAACTCATCGGTAGTTAACTCACCAAAATTCCATTGCATAAATCCATTCTTATCCCAACGGACCCTAAGGTCTTTAAATTTATTTCCGAGTGTTTCACTTATCTCTTTTTCACTTACGGCTTTATCTATATTACTAATAATACTTTTTCCATTTATTCCTTTTTTAGCCATGATATCATCATAAGCTGCTTGGAAACCATTTTCAAATTTTGTAACATATTGATCTAAATCTTGAGTAGCTAATTTTACATCACCGTGACGCCTATTAATAGCTGCAGTCCAACGATCTTCGCCCGCGGCCAACTTAATATAATTTTGGAGTTGTTCATTTCCCCATTCGTTATTGGCCATATATTCTTTGACAGCCTTAGCATTTTCTTTAACAAAATCTTCGCCTTCACCAGTATCAATTCCGGCATCAAAATTTTGAATAATATTATGAGCTTCTAAAGCAACATCCTTTAGTCTATTAATACTGCTTAATAATTTAAGCATAGACTCATTCAGGGTAGAAAATTTTCCAGATTCAATACCATTTAATGCCGCTGCTAATCCATTTGCTGAAACTTCTCCGCTGTCTAGTAAAGCCTTAAGAGAACGACTCTGCTCAGCTGCCTTTAAAATGCCGGCACCGTCAATTTCTCCTACCGCATTTTTAAAATCATCTGCGTTTTCTTGAAGTTCGGTCCAGTCGCTACCAAGAAATTCATCAAAGGTATCTCCCAAAAGATTGGCCCCACTTGCAGTTTCTCGCATAGTCTGTCCCATCTCTTGCAAATCTTCATCACTGGAATTGATTAATTTTGTATATGTTTCTAAACGTGATGCAGGAGACTCCCAGGTAACTCCCTCAATGATATCATTAAATTTTTGAATCTGTTTTTCATCACCAGATATGTATATATCAGAAGCTTGATCCAAAAAGGTTCTCATAGCTTCAGGACCGGCACTTTCATCTAATTTCTTTCCGATGGTAGCTAAAGTATTAACCTGCTCAGAACTCATTTTATCCAAATAATTCTGAGCAATTTCTGTAGCATGGTCTTGTCCCTTTTCACCATCTAATTCAGAACGATCAAATTTAGAAGTTGCAAGCATTGCTCCCAAGTCTTCATAGGTTTGTCTTTCTGTATCTAGAATTGCTTGCGCGCGATCCTGAACCCAATCGCCCAATTCTTTTCTATATTTATCATCAGAAGCATTAGTAACCTCTTCTGGGCTAACTCTCATCAAAGCAGCGACTTCTTCATTTTTTAGTTGACTAATGGCCTCCGACAATTGACCGGGATCGCCAACAATATCTTTAAGTGCGTCACGATCAACATCAATATTACTACTTAAGATATCAGACAATAAACTACCAGAATTTTCATAAGTTCCCTTTAGTCCTTCAGAAAATTTTCGATCAATAGTATCTAATACATCATCTAAATTTGAGCCATCTACATTAAAATCTGTTAATACACTAATTTTTGGAAAGGCATCTTTTATAGTCTTTTCATAATCTATCTCTTCTCCGTTTTGATCAGTTACTTTTTTTGAAACCGCGTCATAATTATATCCGTAAAAATCTGCGTATGCTTCTTTTTGCTTTTCTTTATTAACAAATTTTGCTTCAGCCTCAGCTTGCTTAAGTGCTGTGTCATAAGTATTAGCATAAATACCAGCAATTTTATCTCTTCGTCCTACTTCTACTTCTGTAAGAGAATTACTAATTGCCTGTTGGTTTGCCAAATTCTCAGCATTCTTTGCACTATCTTCATAAAGTTTAACCTCTTTTTCTAGGGTCTTTACTCTTTTTTCCTCTTCAGCGGTTAAAGTCTTTTCAATTTTAACATTATTTATCGCGGCCGCTGGATTGGTTGGGCCAGTAATTTGATTAATTTTATTTTGGCTACGTTCTGCTTCCTGTCTATCTTCTTCAGCCTTTAAACGAGCACTTTGAAGAATATTTAATGCTGAAGCATTGCCAACCCTTTGTGCCTGCTGTTTTTTGATAAAATTGACGCCCTCTTCATTTATATGTTTTAATCCATTTTTATCTGTAGATAAATATTTAGGATTATTTAATTCAGGATATTTTAAAAGTAATTCATCAATTTGATGGTTAGCCTCAGTTAACTTCTCATTAAATTCAGCAGTACCAGCAACCAAACTTTCAAAAGCTTCTTCATTAGTTTTAATTTGTTCTAAGGAATCATTCAATTCAGAAGACTCTTGTTTTAAAGAATTATAAGCATCTGAAGCGGTTTTGGCGGTATTAGTAAATCTTTCCATTCGCTCTGCATCTGTTTCTATAGCAGCATCAAGTGCTTTATATATAACTATTGCAGCACCTATAACAGCAATAATAGCTAAAAGCGGAACCATGGTACTCCGAATACTCGTAGCAAGAGCTTTAAAAGTATTACCTAAAGTTAAATTAGTCCCCGCCTGAACTATCTCTTCACCAGTGAGCTGTTGAGTCGCAGCGGCATCTAGTTGTTTAGCCAAAGCGTCTGCTCTTGCGGCTTCAAAATTCTTAATAAAGCCTGTCGATAGCGCCCCTAGGGTTGTACCTAAAGTTGTCATAACCGATCCAATCGCCGAAAGCATTCCACCAAATGGCCCCATTTTTGCGCCGACTTGTTGAAGAACTATTCCCATTTGTGTTAAACTGGTTGTAAAAGTACCAGTTTTTTGAGTCAAACTATCTAGCCTACTCTCGGTAGGTTTCATACTGTTAAAAATACCCTGGGCTTGTTCTGGAGAGAGTTCTCCATTTTGAACCATTCCAGTTAATGTAGCAGTAACTTTTGTTCTTTTTTGAACTGTTAATTCGTCATTTCCAATCTCATTTTTAATTTTTGTTTTAACTTGTTCATCTAAATCTAAAGAATCTATATGCTCTAAAACAGTATCAACATTTACTGGTTGCTTTGCAGTTAAAGGTGCCATCGCTCTGCTAGATAACCTTTTCTCAACTTTATCGCGATATGCCTGTTGTATTTTAGCCTCATCTGGTCCCGCATTGACTCCAAAACCGCTCGTAAAATTTTTTCTAAAATTTCCTTCGTTACTCCACCAACCAGCGCCTGCCATTATTGATCCACGAGTAAACTTTTTAGCAAAATTTAATCCAGCTAAAGTTGCCCCCAATGTTAAAAATGACTTGGTAAAACCTTTCATCGGTCCAGTTACACGACTTAAAGTATCAATAATTTTATTAACAATAGAGAAAAATCCTGTTAAACCGTCTACTCCCGCCTTTAAAATTTTATTATTCATTAGCCCCATCGTAAATTGATTCCAAGCATTTTTCAGCTGATTCAATTTAGATGACATTGAATCCATGGTTTTTTCAAACTGTTTCTGAGATGCGCCTGCACTATTATTAGCCTCTTCAACCAGTTCCATAGTACGATCATAGTTACTCATCATCGCAATAAAACGAGATTGCTGTCTAGAACCTGCTGCGGTTGTAGCGATATATCTCTGCTGACCTTGACTTAAAGAGTCCCATTTTTCAGAAATTTCTAAAAATACATCATCAAGATCTCTAAATTCACCCTTAGTATTAGTAAGAGATACACCTATGGTTTTTAAGGCAGTATCGACCTTATTAACGTCCATGGCAACGCCTTCAGAATCCACTAGCTTGGTGGGGTCTTGTTTCATCTCCTGGAATCGCGCGATAATAGTTTTCATCGCTGTACCAAGATTTTCGGGTGCCTCTCGAGTCGTTTCAATCATTTGAGCCAAGAAAGCTGAGGTTGTTTCAAAATCCATATTGGCAGAATTCGCAAGAGAAGCTGTTTTTTCCATCGCAGTACCGAGCTCTTGTGTATTTGAAGCAGTAATTGCTGCTAACTTAGAATACACATCATTAATTCTTTGTGCCGATACTTGATTGATTTCCATATTGAAACCACGAAGTGCAGCGGTCATCATATCCGTAGCTTCTGCTGCATCCATACCCGCGATACGAGCCATTTTAAGAGTCTCATTGGCAAGACCCATAGCTTGATTTTGATTTAATCCCTGTTGATAGTAAAGAGTTGCAGCATCATATACGTCTTTAATAGTTGACCCTAACTGATTTGCTTGTGCAGTATAAGTAGGAAGCATCTCCCACATATCACCAACGTCAAAATTAGTTACAACCGCTGTTTCAGTCATAGCCTGGTCTAATTCTTTAACAGTATTAAAGGCACTTTTAGCAATATTACCAACCTTTCGAATCATTTGTGACAAGCCAAAATAACTTTGAACTTGACGATCTATCATTTGAACTTGTCTATTAAAATCAAATTCTTTATCATGTATATTTTGTAAAGATTTGACAACACTTTCGGCGCCCTGTTCGGTATCCCTTAAACCTTTTTGAACGTCACCGAAAGCAGACATACCCTTAGAGCCAGTAGAAATTAATTCATTATTAAGTTCTGTTATCTTGCCCATTAAGGGAGCGGCAGATTTTTCCGCAGCTTCAAGTTCAATTCGCATATCTCGGAGAGAGTTACCCCATTTTAGATCTGTATTTTCAGACATTTGAGATTTAAAGCGAGCATAGTGATTCTCTAATTCAGTAAGAGCCTCTCTAGCTTTTACCAGACCATCTGGCCCTCCACCCGTTAAACCTTCTTGAAAAACATTAAGCAATCCGTCCGGCCCAACAATTTTATTGGACTTGGTCAATCCTCTAATTTGCTCTAATGGTCCGGTTATTTTACTTGGGTCAACCTTAATTTTATCTAATTCTGCCTGCACGCCTCTAATTTTATTAGTGATAGAAGCGAAAGCACCTTCATCTAATTTAAAAAGCTCCTTAAAATCCTTAGGCTTTATTTTATTAAAATCATTAACAATTTTCTGATAGGAGCTTAACATCGAACTTAAACTCCTATTTACAGCATTATTATCCCCTTGAGTTTTAATTCCACCCGAAAGCTTTTGCTGATATCTATCATATTCCCTCATAAAGTTAGAAATATTTTGAGTTAAATTATTTCCTAACTTATCAGGTACTTTTAACTTAGTCAATGCCCTTTGGACACTATTGACGTTACTTACAACGTCACTAAAATCGCCTATACCTTTTATGGTAATACCAATAACTTGATCGGCCATCTACTTTCCCTCCAATAAAAAAATGACGCTAATTAAAAATTAACGCCATTCTGAATCCTTATCTATATCATCATCCAAAAAGTATATCTCTAATGCTTTTGATTGTTTGCGCGCCCCTGTTGAAAAAGCTGTGGCACTAAACTGTCCCACAACTGGTTGCGCTTTTTTACCTAAAGTGAGATTAAAACCTGACGTAATTTTTAATTTTGGAATATAGATAATCGCAGTATGAGTTTCCCCAGTTATATCATCTTTAAATCTCGTTCTACCTTCTAAACTCACATAATTTTCAAAGATGTCTTCTCCAACGAAACTTACATCTGCGCCATTATCATAAGCATATTCATAATCTACAATAACATCTTTATAAATTAAGGGAGTTTGAAGTGTTTGTTGATCTACAAAAGTTAGACCTGTCAGTTTCTCACCGGTTTCTTTATTATAAACAAAAATCCATGAATCTATTGGAACATGAGTTAATGTTATTTTTCCTTCATCATTTGTTTCTAGTTCATCTCGTTGTGCAATTCGCACTATCTGATTATCTTTTAAAGAAATAAGACGCATATTATTCATTAGTGCTAATTGCGTTTTAGAAAAGACTCCTTGTGTAAAAACTAAATCTACTCCCTCAGTTTTATTCCAAACTACCAACTTACGATTCTGATAGCCACCCTGTGCAGAAGCTTCTTTATGAATTTCATGAAAGTTAGCAATTAGAATTTTATCAAACGCTGCGATTACCTCTCCTGCAGCGATTTGTTTTCCTTTTATCTCTATAGGATAAGTAGATTTTAGTTGCACAAAGTATAGTTCTTGTAAACCAAATTCTTTATCCATCTATTTAGTTCCTCATAAAAACAAAACGGAGGAGCTTACCGCCCCTCCGCCATCAAATTTTATTTAATTAACCTTCGTCTGTAACATTAGCACCCTCAGTTAAAGAAGCACCAGTAATAGTAGAAGCATTAGTAGCATAAGCATCTCTCTGATTTGGTCCATTATAATGGTCTAATACAGAAGCTACACCCTTATTAGTACCAGCACCTGTACCTTCAGCACCAAGTGTATACTTAACAAGTTTAATCATGGAGCCGTCTGTAGCTTTCAGACAGTTAACTGTCATAGAGAAAGTAGCGGGATCTCCATCTGCTTCCATTGTAAGAGAAACGTCCTCAGCAGAAACTTTTCCCTTCGGAACGATAAACTGAAGGAACTCATCCTTACCAGACTCAAAGTTTCTAGCAAATGTATCACCAGTAATATAATAAGTATTGGCATCAAAATTAGATGTAATATCAATAGTAATACCATTAGAAACAATACCATTTGCACTTATCGTTCCATCAGCTCCAACTTTAACTGCATCAAGCAGATCAAAAGTAACAAAATCCCAAGCAACAGGGGAAGCCTTTGTAGCATCCTCTACTTTTACCGGAGAAGGAGTTGTTTGGCCACTAGTATAAACAAAATAAGTACATTTTGTTTTATCAATAGCATAAGTTCCATCTTTAATAGTAAACTTCCAATAAGCAGTAGATCCACTACCAGTTGCAGTAGTAACCTCGCTGAATTTTAAAGTTTTAAGAACCTCCTGGCTACTACCATTGTCCTTCATAGTACCACCGAACATGATACCAAGAGACTTAGCACTAAACAGAGCGTCCTCAAGTGTCAGTTTAATTTCCTTATTTGTATCCCAAGTAAGCAGCTTAACATTACCCTTACCACCTGTGGCATCTACAGTTTCAGCGGACTGCTCAATTGTAGAAACCTTTAAAGAATCAAGGTAAAGAGCGGGAGCAGAAGGTGCGCCCTTAGAGTCTAACTCATAGAACACTACGTCAGCAACTTCTTTAATACCATATTTATCAAGAATACTCGCCATATTAAATAGCCTCCTATAATTCTTTTAGTCTAAATTTTTAATCCAATATTTCGGTTTAACTTTTTTACTATCCGCGCCAGCTAATAAAGCTCGTATATCAACATCATATTCTTCATTCTGTTGATACATAGCTATTAACCACTGTACACACGCATAGCTCATCTCTCCAATATTAAGTGGATTTAAACCAATCCCCATACAACAAATTGCAGCAAGTAAGGTTCCTAAAGTTGGAGCAGTTTTTGCTTTTTTAGAATTGAGAATTTTTTCACGTTCTTTAATCTTCATTTTCCATCGCTTAACCCGTGGATCTTCAATTTCTTCATCCTCTGTTAAAACAATAGGTTTTAATCCTATTGATAAGCGTATTTTGTTTTGAAAATCAAAGAAATTTTCTTCTGTTATTAATCGAGGATTCTCCAAATCAACATCTGGATCTATTTCTTCCTCTTTTTTACCTATGAGTAGCATTTCAATTTCTGGAACTATAGTAACTGATTCATGGATAAATAATTCAAAGGCATTTTCTATATAACTTCTCATTTTTTCTTCAGCGTAATAATTCATCATTAGATATTGAAATGGAGTAGGAATATGTTTAACAGATTCGTCTTTTAAATAAATCTCATCTAATTCTTCTTGTGTAATTGTAAAAATTGACAAATACACATTAAAATTCTCATTGCCAACAACATCATTTACTTTTGGTGGATAAACCATACAAATATCTTCAAATTTTATTGGGTAGCCAAGAAAAATTTTATCATTAATCATATGAAGTCAGTGTGAACGTTTGTTCATAATCTGAAATTTCTTCAGTTAAAAAGTTCAAATCAAAGTCTCCGCCTGTTAATTTTCCTAGCCCCTCAATTTTTTTATCATTTAAAGATTTTTGAATTTCCCCCATAATGGCAAAAGGTCTTAAATTAGTTCCCTTAATTATCCATTGAGTCATTGGCACGAAAGTTTCCACATTAACTATAACACTTTTAAACTCACTATTTGTTACTAAACCACGACCGCGCGAGATACGTATCGCGACTATGGAATGAGCAGTTTCTTTTGGTCCGACACGTGGAACTATTTTAATTAATTTTTCAAATATCTCATTCTGTATTTGTTCTTGGGTCAAATCCTCATGACTCAAAGGATCCTTATCGGTATAGTACAATAGCTTTAACAAGTTTTGATTAGCCATAAGTCTCTTTACTATATATTGCGCGTTTACTCCTATGTCAGAACAATTTCTTACTCCCATTATTCTACACCCCCATTAATCCAAAAGAAGTCATCATCACTATCTCCTTCTTGTTTTTTAGGTGGGGGAGTCAAATCGCGAATATATTGTGGGTCAACAGACACAAATTCAACACCGGGTGTCGATTGTGTATCATAACCAGTAACTACATAGGCTTCTTTAATAGACTCCAATTTTTTACCAGCGTTTACCTCTAAATAATCATCTTTTCTAATGTTTTCATTTAAAGGCATAATAAAGAAACTTAATTTTAAATTCTCCGTATATAAAACTTTACTTCTACTGCGCGATTTTAATTCATCTTTTAGCATATTATCTTCTTGTCCATAAAAATAAGCCCAAGAAGTTTGTAATGTGCCTTGTCTATCTTTCCATGAAAGCATATGCGTCATTTTTAATACAATGTATCTATTATATCCACTAGCTTTCATATCTTCTAAATAATAAATAAGCCATGGTTGTAATTCATTATTTTTATCTGGAATAAAGAGAAGAGTTCCACTCGGCATATCCAAATGAACATTTGTTAGTAAATATTGCATAGTTTTTGTTTCATTTTGTCTCATCGGAGTTAATTCGCCCTCGCACATTTCATCTCCATATTGAAACTTAACATAATAAACTGATTTCATTAACTGTCGTCGAAAATTTTCTTCTCTTTGCCCCTGCATGCGAGATTGAAAATCTATTCCGTACCTATTCAACCTCTTTAAATATATATCTTCATAATATCCCATCTTCTACCTCCTCATATTTAGAAAGTAAAGACATACAATCGAAAATTGTACTTCTAAAATATTCATATCTTAAATATCTTAAAGAAGAGATTTTATGAAACAAAGTATAATAGTTTATGGTTCTTTCTTCCGGTTCAAAACCGCTCAATTCAATAAGGATTGAATCTAAGAATTTCTCCCATTCTCTTCCCTTTTCATATTCGCAGAGTAATCCAAATAATTTATTTTTAAGACTATTTGCATAGCCCTCAGCCATACCAGGAATATACTTCATTTTAATTCTCCGCCAATTCTCCATAAGTAAATGGCCGTCCTTTGCGAGAACGATAATAAATTCTCTCTAATTTTAATGCTTTATATTCCTCTCTTTCAAGTAACTGTTTTAGCTTATCTATTAAGTTAGCTTGAGAAAAGTCTCTTTCTACATATAGAGGTTTTACATTTTCCCAAGTAAGAATGGTCCTATTCAACCATTCGCATTTCATGTAAGTTGCAAGAATTTGGATTTCTTCATTAGCGACATTTTTGTCAACAAACTCGTCTCCATCTATTTCTAAGCTAACCCTAGGAAACTTAAAGTAAGGAATAGCAGCATCCAAAAGGGCGCGCCAATCTTCTTCTCTTTCTTCTTCTGTCCAATTTAACCATTCGTCTTCCAACATTTTTGCCAAAAAGGCATCATATACATCATAGACTGAAGCCATTTTATTTCTCCTATTTGGAATCCGCCCTATCTGCTCTATTTAATTCAATAGCCTTCATTATATCAACATTTATATACTGCTGAATAATATCAGACTTATCATAATCCATAATTTCATTAGCAATAGCATATGCAGCTAATTCATTGATCTGTTCAATAGGAAGTTCTTTTATTTTTTGTTTAAACTCAGCTACAGGCATCACTGTTAAATAACGTTTTCTCTGTGCATCATTTAAAGTAATAATATTGACTGGAGCTTTCGCGCCCTCTGGCTCTAGACCCAGAGCAATTTTAACTTCCATATCATCAATTCCAAGGATTCCATTTTTAAATAAATTTTCTACTCCTGGGCTATACATAGCTTCTTCTAACTGCTCAAAAGGAATAACCATTGTGGCGCCCTTTCTTTCCCAAACTCTTCGAAGTCTTAATTCGGGAACAGTTAAAATAACTCTTTGAGAAACTAAACTTACAACTTTTACCTTTTTATCCATTTTAAATACTCCTTTTAACTCCAATAATAAAGATGAGGGAGGGTGTACCCCTCCCCATCAATCAAATTATACGTTCGGGTACATTTCTTTATAAGTCTGAGTAATACCTTCGTTTTTATAAATTCCCCAATTGTGATAAGCAAGGATTGCTGTTCCAAGCTTTCTATAAGTGTGAATTTCCATTGACTGATCAGCATTAACGAAATCCCAAATCTGGGTCTGTCCTTCGAACACGACCTTAACAACTCTTTCCCCGCCTGTCGGAAGCACATAAGCAAGCTGCGGGTCAATCCAAGTTTCTACATTGTCGCTATCAACAAATGACTGCGGAATTTGAACAATCGGTGTTCCTCTAAATAAATTAATATATCCAGTATTATGAATAGCATCAATATCTTGAGGATGATATACTCCACCATAGTTACCGTTAGCTGCAACAGGAACAATTGCATCTGCGCCCATAGCAGCGATAAACTCCGGAGGAGCAAAAATAACAGCGCCAGAACCATAAGCCCTAACAGTTGAAATCAGCTTCATCATCTCTTGTCCGTCGAAATCATTTCCAACTGTAACATTAGCTCTATTATTTGCGGGAACACCCTGTTGACTTACAGCCTTACGTAAAGCTCTTTGAACCTCTTGATATACTGCATCAGTTTGAGCTTCTGTCAGTATATTAACAAGTTCAGCCATATCTTCTGCACCATCGAGCATTCTTTCAAAATCAATTGTACAAGCTCCACCAATAGCATGAGCGCTTACTTCGAAAGTACTGTTATCAAGTCTAAAACTCTCATAAACTCCAGAAAGACCAACTTGAGTAAGGAACTTCTTAGCTCTATTCTTTCCTAATCTTGTTCTAAACAGAGCCTTCTGTCCTTGACCAACCTGTCTAACTTCAGCAAAAATGCCTACGGCATCAATAACTTTATTGGGTACTACTTCATCAGCAGCCTCAATTATAATTTCGTAAATATCATATCTATTTTTCATAAACTGGTTAACAGAACCAGCCAGCTCTCTTAAACCCTCAACTAAAGCATCATTAACATTCTCCATTGTATAATTAGCCGGAGCACTATTCTTAGCCGCGTGAAGGGCTAATTCTTTCATTTCTTTAATAGTCATAATTTATTACCCCCTATTACGCAGTTAATACCTGAAATTTAAATGCAAATTGTCCATCGGGCATTGTTGTTTTTTCTACAGCTTTTAATACCGGGCCTTTCTCTGGAGCAGTTTTTGTTAAGAGAATGGCACCCTGTCCACTAATACCGCCAAACACATCAGTAGTGGTAAGATCCACTTTTTCAACCGCATCGTCATCAGCAAAATCAGCATCATATCCAAAGCAATTAGTTGTAAACAGTTCACCAGGTGAAAGGAAACCAAGTCTAGGATAGAATGTACCTCTTTCAAGAGAGAAATCCTTCAGCGCATTAGCTCTTTCATCATACATATGTTCCGTTGTATAATTAATGGCAACAGGCATAGTTTCAACATTGTCTTCTGTAGCAAACTTAATAGTTCTATTCACCCTATCAACCGCAAGAAGCATACCGTTTTCAGCCGGTACGTCAGCAAAATCAGTTGCATCTAAAGCACACTGAGCTTCAACCCTGCCGTCTCTACGGAAGGCTACTTGATTTAATTCCAATTGACCAAAACCGTCAATTACAAATCTTTTAAAGGCCATAATAAATCCTCCATTTATTTCTTCTTATTTTTCTGTCTCTCTAAAATAGCTTCAATTCCAGTTAAAACAGGCTCATCCTTCGGAATGAAACCATTATCATTATCGGAAAAAATAGCTGACTTAGATTGAACAAGAACGAAAGCAAGTTCCTTATCTAACTGTTCTTTAGTAAACGAATCGATTCTATCTCTAAAATCTTTAAGTTGCTCTTCTTCAAGAAGGGTTACATACTTATCAATAACTGACTCTTTTTCTTTTAGCTCTGCGGCAAGTTTAAACTCATTTAAACTATCTTTTTCAGAGGTAAGAGTTTCGATTGTTTCTAAAGCAGTTGTATAATTACCATTTACTTCTTCTAATTCATTCTCAAGTTTTTCTTTATCCTGTTGTAAAGTAGCAATTGTAGAATTGTTCTCTTCAATTTTGGAGTTAAAATTTTCTACTTCAGTTTGAAGACCAGTTACTACTTCATCAAGTTTCTCATAAGTATTGTTATTCATAGCATGAAGAACGTCAAGCGCGTGTTTTTCTTCTTCATTTACGTCTACAATATAACAGGTTTCTAATCTATCAATACTAAGAGAATCTGTTTCATCATTTTTAGTATAATACGCTCTTTCATATTCACCAGATTCAAATTTAAAAACTACTGCATATTCGTCATATACGTCACAAAGTGCGTAATCCATAATATACTCGTTTTCTTCATTGAATCTTGGATTAAGTAAAGTCCAAAGCATATTATATTTCTGATTATCAGAAAGTTTAAAGTTCATATGTTTTTCTCCTCCCAAGTTTTGCTTTTGAAATATTTCTGCACTTTCTAAATTATTCATCAAAGCCTTTACAGAATCTACTAGTGTATAAAATGATGCTCCCTCAAAACAAGGCTCATAATCTTCTCCAAGGGCCTGAAGTCCAAGGAAACGCCCTGCCGTAAAAACAAAATATTTTTTCCCTTCGATGAATTGCCATTCTCCTTCAATAGAATCAACATACAACTCCATTGATTGAGATTTCCCAATTATATCAAAAGCTTCTTGTTTGTAAAGTCCAGTAAAAAGATATATGTCAGTACACGCATAAGTTCTTTCTACTCCATCTGTATCAAGATGCTTCTCCCAAGAAAAATTTGGATTTTCTGGAACAATACCATAAATACGCCCTTCGTATCTTTCTCTTCCATGGTCTGTAAAGTCATCTTTCATGGTATCATATATTCCCTTAACAGGAACATAAGGCAAGGTTGTTACTAATTTCTCAGCAAATTCTTCTGTAATATAAGTACCATTACGATTTGCACCAGTATAAAAAATTCGACATCTTGCTTTTGATAAGACTTCATTATAATCAGTAATATTGCCATAAATAGAAAGAGAAAAAGTTGTTATTTTATCCTTTTCTATATCCATTATTTAGAACCCCCACGATCTAACGACTCCTCATTAGCAACTGTTTTAGCACTTTTATCTTGCGTATCTTTTTCAGGACGTCCTACGTTTCCTGTTTCTGTAAAAGCGGTACTTAAAGGTAGAAGTTTTTCTTTCAAATTTAAAACATCATTCTCTAAATCTTTTATACTATTTAATTCGCGCTGAGAAATATCCATAGCCAACGCCGGCAATAAAAAACTATAACCAGAATTGGCTAGTTTTAAACTTGTTTCTACATAATCTTTTTGATTATAATATGATATAGGTAAAATCTTATATGTAAAAGTTATATTTGTATTACCATATCGCTCATTTATAATCGAGGTTATAAAACTCTCAAGTTTGCGCGCCAATACCATCATCAACGCCATATCGTTAGTAATAGAAGTACTTAATGAAAGGTTAGAATCTGTGCCAAATAATTGACTACTAGAACCAGACTCAGCATAAATATTAGACAAAGCCTTATCTACAGAATTAAGAGCATTGTCATTAGAAGTTTTAGAAACAATCGCGTCTACATCGGTATATGTCGTTAACACACTTAAATTCTCATTCTTTTTAAGCATATCAACTGCGCCACGATGCATTTCTAAGGCTTCCTCGGGTTCGAAAAGTAATCCACCATCTTGCAGATGAGGTATTCTCTGAACGAGAATTTTTCTAATTTCTTCTAAGTCACGTTCCTTATTAATATCTTTTGCATCTTCGTATTCTAATTCCGCAGTAATAATATTTAAAAATATTGGCCTATCTTCAAGTAAAGACATACAAATTCCTATACTAGGAGAAACATAACACCACGGATCATTAATTTTTCTATTTTTATAACGTCTATACCAGTTAACCACTTCTTTTGGATATGTTGCTAAAGCTTTTTTTCGATATTCTCCATCGGTTATGGTGTCAAAATAAGTAACATTAAATTCAATTATATCATTACCCTCTTTATCCTTAAAGCGTGAACGACAATAAAAAACAGGCAAGTCTAAAATAGAAATTGATTTATCTGTTACTTCTTGAATCACCCCATAATAGCAACCATCGCGTAAAACTTTGATTGCTATATGAGTAAATAATTTAGGTAGTTTTGCATTATCTATAAAAGTAACTGCATTATTATACTTTTTTACAATATACTGTTCGGAGAGATTTTTACCAAAACTTGGATTAGGAATTAGTAAACCAGTATATTTTAATAAAGTAGCATAGTGCAATAACAATCTTTGATAAAAACCACCCCTTCTAAAATAGTTACGAGAAAGAATAATTTGAGCCTCAGTAGAACCGGAATCAATAATTTTTTCTATTTCTTCTAAGGTATATTCCCTAACTCTTTCATATCTATTTCTTCCCCAACGTGTCAAATTATAGGATGATTCATTTTTAGCAACCATATTTGAAATTGCTCTTGTAAAAGTTGCTAACATATTTTTTTGTTCATCCATTATCTTCCTCCTGAGAAGAATACTAATTGTCGACTACCTCTGCGCCGGCGGTGGCTTGTCTTATAGTAGTCTTCTTCAAGTTCCTTAATTCTCCATAACCCATAAGAAAAGCTAGAATACTTATCTTTAGGAAATCTCGAATTAATTCGTTCAAGAACTATATCCAAGCTTGTTCCAGTTCGTTTTAGTCGAAGATTAGCCATTTCTTCAAATAACTTTGTTGTCATCTCATGCGGCATCAAACGTACCACACGTTGTTCTACGGTCATTTTTTGACCCTTTTTTGTAGCAAGTAAAGCACTTTTAGCTTCTTGCTCCTTTATTAAGAAGCGAACTAAGCCGCTTGTTAATCGTGAATAACAATTTCCATGAATCTTTGAATTAAGTGATGTGTTAGCTTTAATACCATAAAGAATTTTTGGTGCATCTTTAGGCTGAATCAATTTATAATTATCATCATTAATAAAACCATAAGCAGGAAGCAGATTCCCCATTTCATCATAATGAGGTTTAATCATTTCATCTGCCAAACCAACACCTAACCCATTGGTATCAATTACGACCTCGCGCGGATTGAATTGAGCGATGATTTTTTTCAAGTCAACCGCCTGAACAGTAAAAGGTTTAGTTTGTGGCGTCCTACCTAAAACAATCAAGTTTACTAAGGTTGAATAAAACTTTCCTTTCACTATATTAACCCTAAATACGCTAACTGCGGTTTGATCAGAAATTCTACCTACGTCCACTGATATTAAGTAAAATTGTTCGGAATCAGGTCTATTAATTGCGTGCGTTTCTGGATTCTTTAACTTTCTATAACGCGATAGCTTTTCGTAGGAAAACCATGCATCTTCGCTAGAACCTTGCCAAAGACTTAAATATTCAGTTGCAAAAGATTCAGCATTATAAGATGGACTCATTTTAAGTTTATTAATATATTGCTTATCAATAAGTCCATGCATCGCTGGTAATCGCCAGTCGCATCCAAACATAAAAGCATGTTGTGGATCAATTATAGCATTTTCAAAAGTATCTATAAGACGATCATAAGCAAAAGAAGTTTTGCTTCCCGCGCTAGTAGCAGCGATAATTTGTTGATTAGGCTCTTTTTCATTCACTGTATTATTTGGAAGTCTACGAGATACATTAACCAAAGGAATAACTACAGAGTTAATCATCTCCTCATCACCATCACGTATCTCATCAATCATACCACCCTGGCGACGTCCGCCACGAGCGGCATCACCAGCAAGCACAACGTCAAAAACAGAGCCATTTCGAAATTTTAAAGTCACATAGTCTTTACCAAAATTACCGGGGTATTCATTCAATTCCCAACCAATAATTTCCTTCTTTAAAAGAGGCCAATGATCATATATTTCATAAATTTTTTCTTTTGTAATTTGCGCCGCCTGCTGTTTTGTATTAGCAGTCATAAATACTTTTCGACCGGGGATGAAAATACATTGTAAGAATAGACCAAGAATAATAATAAAAGACTTTGAGTATGCTCTAGGGGCTGTCAAAAAGACATCCTTAAAACGCATTACCACTCTTAAAGTTAATCTCTGATAGAAAAACAAAGCAAATTCAGAATCAGCAGGTTTAATAATATCTAAATAAATATCCGGATAAGCAGTGAAAAAATTAACCCACTTACATAGGCTTTCATAATTTCTATTTAAATATTCATTGGTAATCGCTGCGCCTTTCTCGAGTTCAATACCGTCGCGCTCTGCTCGTTCAACGAAATCATTTGGAGTTAATTGTTGGCGTTTTGACAGGATAACTTTTTTCCTTTTTTCTTGCATTTATCTATCCTCCCAAATCGGCCTCAAATTCATCATCTTTAAAAAGCTGTTCAAAGCCTTCATTCTCATAGTTATCAAAATCTGTATTTTTATCATTTAAATCATAATACGACTCTAGCTCAGCCGCAGTCTTCAAAGCTTGAATACGTTGAGTTATTTCATCACCAATCCCAGATTCATTTGTATATAACCTTTGATTCCAAGATTGAATGTTCTTAATAGTCTCGTCAACGACGTCTCTTGTTTCCCCATCGTAAAAATTATTAACAAATCCTTTCTTTTCAAGCCATCGACAAAGCTCTCCCATTGATTCGAAATCGCTCGCATTTTTAACGTTTTTAGGAGTAAACTCTCCCGTTTTAACTAACTTATCATATGAAGCAAGCAGCTTATCAAAATCTGCTCCTTCTCTAATCCTACAATCTATCTCATAAGAAATCTTACAAATTTTCAAGGCTTGGTCGCCTTGAAGCGCGCCATTAATATTTTGAGTCAGGAGCAATCCATCATATAAATTTTCTAAATAGTTCAAAGCCTCATCATCATAATTAAAGCCCCATTTCTCTTGAAGTCGATGTCTTTTTTCTTCCGCCAATCCGGGTATTACTTCATCAAGGGCGCCCGCAGCGTTAAGTTCTTCGTATGCTTCTTGGTAAGACTTCCAATCTATATTCTCATAACTCTCACCAAAATAAATTAAATTATATGCCTTCAATAGCTCCGCCGCAGTATGATTGGGGAACAACTCAACAAATTTTTTTGGCTCAAAAGGAATATCTAAAAACTGGCAAATCTTATCCATCGCATTCCAATCATATATTTCTTTTTCCTCTGTTTTAATTCTTTCTCCTAAACAGTCTACACATACATCTATATATCCGGTTGGATACATAAAAGACTTGGTTCGCAAATAAGAAAAAGAATCTTTCATCTGGCCGCAGCAAACGCATTTCTTTGAAGAGAAATCTATATCAAAATGTGGATTTAAAGCCATTTTATTTCCCTCTTTTAATTACTTTACTTACTAATCTGTTCAAATTTATTCGGCGGGTTCTGCTTAAATTTTCAACTTTGTCGCACAAATCACACCAAATGTCAGTAAAATCGCGGGCTGATTGGTTCATATGCTTATCATCTGCATCTTTATTTAAAGACTCATCTACATTATATAAATCAACCCCTAAAATTTTACAGACTCCAAGAAATTCTACAGTATCTAGTTTGACAATCTTTTTTAATAAATCTTCTGAACTATTTCTACCAATCATAATTTACTCCTTTTCTTCTTTCGAACTTCTCTCTCGCACCTCTTACATCTATTTTGAAAACCATCTTTATTTCTGCTCTTCTTAATCCAGTTCCTTCCGTCTAACAGTAAAATTCTACCGCAATCAGTACATTTTTTAAAGTTCTCTGGAAAAAAACAGTTTTCAATAGTATCTTGATGAATTCTTGCCGCCTCATTAATTTTTGTAATAATTTTTTGCTTAAAAATAGTACTAATATAATTTGCAGTATAACTCTTCCCATATTTTTTATTAATATAATTAGCTATATCAATATTTTTTTCTTTTTTCTCTTTTAAACGTAAAATTTCCTTTTGTACATCTGTTAAATCAGCAATAGATTCATAAAATTTCAATGTTTTTAAAAGACTATCTAAATTATTTTCCACTATATAATTAGATTTAACTCGAGCAATCCTATCTTCAAAGTCTTCTTTAAATAAGTAAAGCTGATAGACCATATCGAGTTCTCTAAAGTCAAAAACTTTTGAATCTTTAAAATCTATTTCTTTTTTCTTCCATATTAAATCATTAATTGTTTTTAGTTGTTTTTCGCTGAGGGCGCCGGGGTCAAAATCAGTATTAAAAATAAGCTCGCCCGCTTCTCCCTCTATTAATCCCAAAGGCAATACCTGTATATCGCAGTCAAAAACCAATGTATCATCTTTTGGACTATAAATAGACTGAGTAATGTTAAAAGTACTCTTATAAGAATCTCTAATCGTAAATTGTTCTGTTCTAAGTTCGCGCAATCGATGTCGCAATTTAAGATAGTTATATTGACTAAGTTTTTGACTGCGCGCACGTATAAGTTCAGCCTCTTCGTCGGTGAATCGTTTTAATAACTCATCTCTTGGTGGCTTGTCTCTTTTTCCAGACGCTATCTCATAAAAATTGATTTCCAATTCAGTCTCATCAATATTTCTCCATAATTTTTCAAAAGTTTCAATTAAATATTGTGGAGCCTGGCGTCGAGCTTCGCTTCTACTAAAAACCTTTCTATTCTTTTTTAAAACAACTGCATCGTTAAGTGAGTAGAGCTGTATGTTGGCTAGAGCTGGATTTTCTAAAACCGCATCTAATGATTCTACGTCGTTTGTTTTGGCCCATCTGGTTTTTAAATCTGTACCTGCACCAATTGGGGTACCATCTTCGGTCTTGCCCCATAGTAAATAGTCTGCAATTGTGGTGGCTTCTGTTGAAGTCAAATCGGAAAATTGTGCCACATAATCGTTAATAAAGTTAACTCGTTCTTCCACTGTTTCTAGGCTGAAGTCAAGCTTCAATCTATTCATATGTGTTACCTCCCATATCTATAGTATACCACAGCGCGCCGCAGAAGTCAAATTTTGAGAAACTCCTAAAATTTGACTTTTCTTTAAAAAACTTTTATTATTAATATAAGGAAACAAATTAAATTAAAATTCATAAGTGAGGATATATTGAATGAATTGTAGAGTAAGTCTTACAACGAAAATTGATTCTTCTACTTTAGAAGAGGGAACTGAAATTCTTGTTCTTAATCCCGATGATTACGATTTAGGTTCAATAGAACAAATTAAAACTAAGGGATATAAGGTGTTAGCCTATTTATCAATTGGTACAATTAAGAAAGACCACCCATGGTATTTTAAATATAAGCGATATAAGTTGGGAGAATTGAATAGTCAGTTAAATGAAATCTATGTTGATGTGAGAGAGAGGGACTGGAGAGATTTTGTTGTTGAGTGCGCGCGAGTGATTAGAGAGAAGGGTTTCGACGGTTGGTGGTTAGATAACTTAGACATTTATGAACACTATAAGTCTGCGAAAATGTTTATTGCTTGTAATTTGTTGATAAAGAAGATAAAACGGCTTGGCGGTTATGTGATGGTGAGTGGGGGAAGTGAGTTTTTTGATTTTGCAATTGATCAGGACGTAGATTTGTCGATGGTTGATGGGGTTATGCAGGGAGAGGTTTTCTCGTTAATAACGTCATATGAAAGGGGTGGAAAGTTTTCAAAACAAAAGAAAACGCGAAGAGAGTTCTATGAGAAGCTTTTACGAAGGTTGCGCAAGGGTGGAATTGATATATTTTTATTGGAGTATACGAGAAGCGAGAAAGTGAAAGATGAGATAAAAAGGTGGGCAAAAGAGAATAAGGCGAGTTATTGTATAGCGGATGAAATAGTTTTATAAAATGACCTGGTCGAAAGACCGGGTTATTTTTATTTCGTGGATATTATGTTCAATTTTTTATTTCGTGGATATTATGTTCCAGGCATCGAACATTTGTTCGGGTCAAAACGGGCCACTTCCCATAAGCATGGGCCCACTACCAATATTTTACAATTCAAGCGAGCGAAAATAAAAACTATTCCTCTTACTGGAAAATTTTTACAATTGCTCACACCGAAAAATTTCAATTTTTATTTTTCCAATTTTTTACAGTGGAAAAATTTTTTTCGAAAAAATTTCATTTACATATTTTTACAGTGGTAAAATTTGACAGGGGAGATTTTCCTAAAATAAAGGTACTACTAGATTTTAAGACTACCATTTTTAAAAAGTGGTACAGTATCAAAATGATACTGGGGGATAGAGAAGAAGCAAGGATTTTAAGTCCTTGCCTCGAACCATTTTTCAATGGCTTCTCTTTGTACGTTTGTCGGTTTCGGTCCTCTGATAACCTTTCGGCTTTTTTCGTATCTTGCGAATCTGTAAAGGAATTGATTGAACTCGTCGGCGTTCATGTTGTAGATTATCAATTCTTCTTCTTCCTTCCAACCGAAGTCGAAGTTTGTGCTTTCTACTTCTTTCCAGTAGGTTTCAAGTATTGCTTCGAAGGTGTTGCCTTTAATCGGTGCTAATGTGAATTCCCAACTTTTACAACTTGTGTGTGTTTCTTCAATGTCGCTTCCCTCGTTGTATTTTCCGTTTCCGTCCTTGTGGGTGTCGTACCCTTTAACGAATTTATCTGCTATCTCGAAGAAGTCGCCTGCGTTGCCTCTTTTGTATTCGTTTAGAAGAGTGTCAAACCATTCGTATTTGCTCCCTCTTCTAGTGTTATCAAACTTGTAGTCAAGTCCTCTTAAGTTATAAACTGTCTTTGTTGCCATTCTGTTGGCCTCCTCTCCTCTGTTCTTGAGTCTATTATAAGGCATAAACCGGCAGATTAGAAGGCACTTTATTGCTATCAATAGGTAAATACTTGTCACGTTTCAATGGATGATATGACAAGATAGTATCAGTTGCAGTCGGCGGATCCTTCGGTAGATACTTTATTACTTTAGTGTAGTGAAGTGTCCAGGCAGGTCCAGGATAGTAGCGTTTACTTTAGTGGTTTAAAGTATTAAAGTACTGTGTACTTTAATACTTTAAAGTGTTGAAGTGGTATACGTAAAAAAAAGAATCCTTGCGGATTCTTATTTATAAAGAAGTTCTTTTGTCTGATAAAGATTGTCAGTGAAAATGTGACCGTAAACATATCTTGTGTATGCCATGTTAGTAACGTCTTTCTTTCTTCCCCTTGCTAACTCTTTTCCGTCCTTGTCTGTTAATACCCATACTCTCCAGTTTTTCATTTTGTTTTCTCCTTTCGTTTGATGCTTTCTTTAACTGTCTATATATTATCATATATTGAAATATTCGTACAGATATTTTTTTGTTATTTCAGAGAAAATTCAGGTAAATAATTGTCAATTTATTTAGGTTATGAAAGTACTTTCCCACTTGCAAATGACAACATTCTACCCGCGCGGGCGGCCGGATTCGGTGTGGACGGATTTGGTGTAGACGGATTCTAATTGTAAATGATAGAATGAATCGGTATAGTTCGGCGGTCCTGCTGCCGCCGATGAATTGAATTATTAAGAGGCAGATAATCTGTTTTGTCTTTTAATCAGTTAGTTATAACTAATCTATTTTGAGTTTATAAAACTAAAACTAATTTAATTAATTTAAATTGAACAAAACTAATTTAAATTAATTGGATTAATTTTAGATTAGATACTGGTATTTAAGTTAGTTGAAACTAATCAACTAATTAGATTGATTGCATCTTATTCAAGTTAGTTGAAACTAACCAACTAATTAAGTTAGTTGTAATTAACCAATTAATTAAGTTAGTTGCAACTAACCAACTAACTCTAATTGGTTGGTTAGTTGCAACTAACCAATTAGCACTGACTAACCGAGTTAGTTGCAACTAACCAACTATTATAGGACAAATAAAAGAGAGGATTATAAATCCTCTCCCATGTAGTCCTCGTAGCAAAGCGAGCAAATATACTCGCCTTCTTCAAAGTCGCAAGTCCAAGCTTCTAAGTCGAAGTAAGTAACCATTCTGCCACAATCTGAGCATTTGAAGACTCTCGCTTTATCAGATTCAAGAATCTTACGCAACTCTTTACATCTGTCTTTTCTTCCTGCCTTGTATTCTGCTTCCCATTCGTTTGCTATTGCCATTACTTCATTGATTGTCATCATTTTGTTTTCTCCTTTTCTTTTGTGTTTTTGTTTGCCTTCCTTAATTGCCTATATCTTATCACATACCGGCCTACTTGTCAATAGATTTTGAAAATAAAGTTGCACAAAAGATTAGATTTGTTTTTGTGCAATCTGCTGATCTCTGGCCGGCCTGCGGGTAAGTGAATTACTTGTCAACCATCAACAAATAAAAAACTGGAATCTTAGGATTCCAGTTCTTCTAACTCGATACCGAGCAGTTCTGCGATGTCTTCAAGTGTTGCGCCAAAATCAAGAGCCTCTTCAATTGTGTAATTCATTTTTATTCCTCCTTTTGTGTTGCCTTCCTTAACTGTCTATATCTTATCATATTTCGGCTTATTTGTCAACAACTTTTTGAGGTCAACGGCGAAGATTTTCATCTTCGCCGTTGACCTTTATGTATTCTCTTGAATACTCGTGTTCGTGATCGAACCGGACTACCACGTGGTAATCATTCTCTTTAACAACAGTGCCCCAACCATATCTTGCATCGTATACTCTCATGTTTTTGTCTCCTTTCTTTTGATAGTTTTATTATAGCAGACAATGGGTATTTTGTCAATACCTTTTTTAATTTTTTAAAAAAAATTTTTCAATGGCGGCCGGAAAAAAATCAGACCGAAGGCGACGGAACCCCTTCGGCCCTAGATGTTAAGGACGTTTCTATACCTCCTTAACTCTGTATTAAGTATAACATGTTTAGGCTAGTTTGTCAAGAACCTTTTAAATTAATTTTCTTAATTCCTTAAGTTCCCTTTCGATTTCGAATAACTCTCTTCTGTCTTTTTCTCTCCAGTGGTCAATCATGTGGATTAAAAATTCTTTATCTTCTAACTCTTTAATTCTTTTTAAAATTTCTTCTCTTGTCATTGTTTTTATCTCCTTTCTTTGTTTCTATCTAAATTATAATATATATTTTTAAATTTGTCAAGTCTTTTTAAAAAAATTTTTTGAATTTTTTCTATTTCGATCCTGCAAAATTAGACGGCCGGCCAACGAAAAAAGTATCAGATGAATTAATTCATCTGATACCCACTGTAAGTAATTTCTAAAATTACGTCATCTGTGATATTTTCAGTTCCACAAGTTCCCATTAAGCAACAAAGTAAATCACCTTTTACGTTATCTTCACAACCGTAAAACTGCCATTCATAACCTACTGCATCAACGCAAGTAACAAGGTCTTTATCATAGTCTAAGTCAACAACTTCCATACACCGCATATAAGTTTCGGGCATCTTTGTTTTTGCTGAGGTGTGGATTGTGGGAACGAGGGCTAAAACAACTAAACTAAATACTAATACTTTTAAAATCTTCATTTTTTGTATCTCCTTTCTTTATCTATATGTATTATATCACATATAAGAGAAATGTCAATAGTTTTTTTAAAAAAAATAAAAGTTAGTTATGTCCAATCTTTTGGCCGGCCGACTTGAAAAAGTCTTGCGACTTTTACAAGTACTCAGCATGATTAATTAAGCATTTCTTAAAACTTTAAGTGAAAAGCCTAATTTTAAAACAGAAAGAACTTCATAGACTTGACTATTGTAAATATTAGTCTCATTAAAAAAGAAATGGATTCTTTTAAAAAGAAAGCCTTTAAAACCATATTCCCACCAAATTTTCCCAGTTTCAGTATTTAAAACTTTTATTTTATACATCTTATTTACTTCCTTTCTTTTATGTTGTGTTGTCTTTCCTTAACTGTCTTTATTATACACTATGTTTGTCTTTTTGTCAATACTTTTTTGAAATTTTTTAAATTTTGCCGATGGCGGCCGGCCCGCAACAAAAAAAGATGGACTTTTATAAGTCCATCAATCCTTTATATAAGTCTTTAATCATTCCATCTGTGAAGTGTTTATCTTCCATTACGTTTGCAAAGTCAATTGTGAAAGAATGTTCAAAACCCCATTTTCTAATAATATTTGTAAGCATCTCTTCTCTTGTCATTGTTTTTATCTCCTTTCTTATTTTCTGACTTAATTATATCAAACAATCTTACTTTAGTCAATAGACAAAATACACAAAATCATTTGTGCAATTTGCCGAAACCAGGATCCGGCCGGCCAACAAAAAAAAGAGTCCTGAAAGGACTCTTTTAATTATTTATTTTAAGCTTTTAGTTATGGCCTTAACCATAACCAGTACAAGATAAATACCAACTGCGATTTTCCAAGTAAAATCAAAACCGAAAGCCCAGCAGATTCCATATACAAGGCCTGAAGTAATTCCAAAACCGAATGCGATTGCTAACAGAATAACTAATGTAGTTGCGATTACTTTTTTCATTTCTTTATCTCCTTTTCTTTTTTGAAGTGCTTTCCTTTAACTGTCTATATAATATCATAAACCGGTTTATCTGTCAATAGTTTTTAAATAAAAAGTTGCACAAAAGTATAAAAGATTTTTGTGCAACCTGACGATCCGTCCTGGCCGGCCCGCGCCCTGGTTAGGTTGGTCCAGGCGGGACTAAACCAGGATAACTTTAGGAAACTAAAGTATTAAAGTACAAAGTACTTTAACACTTTAAAGTGTTAAATTGAGGGATCCGGGCCGGCCGGGCGACTCAGCCGCGGGTTAGTTGAAACTAACCAACTATCGGGTTAGTTGAAACTAACCAACTATCGGGTTAGTTGAAACTAACCAACTATCGGGTTAGTTGAAACTAACCAACTATCGGGTTAGTTGAAACTAACCAACTATATTGGATCCGCACACTTTAATGCTTTAAAGTAGCAACTTTGTTAAGAATTTAACATTCGAACTGACGTTCACCGAACTGACGTTCACCTGGTCGGCCCGCCACTTTAGGGGTTTAAAGTATAGAAGTAACCGGATCCGCCGCTACCAGGAGTAATTTTTTGTTGTCGAAAAAATTACCCATGACAAAAATTTACCCTTTACAAATCCGGACTTTTCCTGTATAATCTTAAGTAGATAAGGAAAGGAGATAAAGACCATGAAAAACATCACATTATTCAACGAAATGATAAGAGTTTACGATAAAAAAGCCTACACCCACAATTACATCTTTGGCATCCGCTACAAGGGCAACATCTACATGATAAAGACCACAAGCCAGCTTTTGGCGCTGGTCTTAAAGCTTGATAAAGCTAGCCGTGGTAAGGGCTACAGCTTAAGATTCAAGCCGAACAACAAAGTTAGGGAACTGCTCTTAGCTGAGGGCGCTGAGCTGATTTGCTCCGCTGAGATGTTCGACGAACTGGTTAAAAACAGCAAGTACAACAAAGGCGAAATCTTTGAGAAGCTTGTGACTGAGTGGTTCGGTCAGAAGTGGGAAAAGGACAACGTACCATTCACAGAGGATGGCGACCTCACGGTAAACGGAACAGCCTACCAAATCAAATACGAACAGGCAACCTTCCTCACGGAAGCCCAAATGCTCAGGCTGAGGGGCTAAGCCCCTGGGCCTGGACCGCCTGGCGGATCCACTGTCCTAATATTAAAGCTAAGCCATGAGCTAAGGTTGCGCTGCTGGTCGGAGCTTCACAGCCTGGCGCTACAATTGCTAAAAGCTATTCGCTCGGCCGGCCCGCTGCCACTGAGCGCTACATCAGCCGCGGGTCCTGCTGCCGCTGCCATCAACAAAATCAAATCACATTTTTAAACAACAAAAAATTTGACAAATCTAAAAAAATTTGATATAATAAATTTAGAAAGAAAAAAGAAATTCAAACAAAAACTAAAATTCAAAAACAAAATAAAAAAGTCTTGACAATAAAAGAAGTACATGCTATAATATAATTACTAAAAGAAAGTGAGGGCGAATCAATGGCAGTTAGTAGAAAAGTAGAGAGAGAAATTTTAAGAACTGAATACCTTGATAAACTTATTGAATACTTTAGAAATGACGAGGATGTTTTAAGAACCAAATCTAACGAAATTGCTTTTCCTGTTGTTGGTTGTGAAGGAAATGAAGATTTCATCGTTATTACTGTAAAAGTTCCCACAGGCGCAAATAAAGGTACTGAGCCTTACGATGGTTATGAACTCGCGCAGGAATACATCATGAAAACAGAAGAAAAGAGACGCAAAGCAAAGGAAAAAGAAGACAAAAAGAAAAAGAAGATTGCAAGGGATGAGGAAATCCGCAAGAAAAAGAAAGCAATCGCAGATAAGGGCGCAGAGTAGCGCCCTTTTGCGTCGGCCGGCGCCACCTTCCATCATAAAAATAAAATAAATTTTTTAAAAATAAGGGTTGACAAATAATAAAAAATAATATATAATATAGATAAGAAAAGAAAGAAAGGAAAAAAAGAAATGACAAAAGCAATTTACTTTGATATGGATGGAACGATTGCAGACCTTTACGGAGTTGATGGATGGTTAGATATGTTGATTAATGAAGATGCAACACCATACGCACAGGCAACACCACTTTTAAGACTTTGCACTCTTGCAAGGGTTTTAAACAATCTTCAGAAGAAAGGTTGGCACATTGGAGTTGTTAGTTGGTTAGCAAAAAATGGCACAGACCACTATAACAAAGATGTTACAGAAACAAAAAAGGAGTGGTTAAAAAATCACATGCCAAGTGTTAAATGGAATGAAATTAAAATTGTAGAATACGGTACACCAAAATCAACAGTTGTAAATCTTAAAGGTGGAATCCTTTTTGATGATGAAGAAAAGAATAGAACTGAATGGGATGGGATTGCATACGATGTAAATGACATTATCGGCACTTTGAAGGCGGTTGCATAGGTCGTCTTCTGCGGCCGGTCGATAAAAATCTTGTAAAAACTATTGACAAATAAATTATTATATGATATTATATAGAAAAGAAAAGAAAGGTAGGAAACAAACTTGAAAATTGGTAAAGTTGTTCTTGGAATTTTTTACGTAGTAATTGCTATTATACTTTTATGGATATTATTTTCCTATATTGAGGTAGTATCACATAATTTGGATGGTTTCTACAATTATTCTAGTTGGAATTGTTTCGTTATTTTTATTAATGGATTTTCCCCAATTCATTGAAAAAATCTCACATTTTAAATGTGGGATTTTTTCTCTCTAGAGATCTCCCAAAATTACTACAGTTTTATTCTTCCTAAAATTATTCTGCGCGGGTACTGGCCGGCCGCCGAATTGTCGGAATATTCCGAAAATATTTTTTTGAAAATTTTTTCAAAAAAAGTATTGACATTCTCCCAAAATTATGATATATTATAATTGTCAAGGGGAGAGAAAGGATAACCCAAGGCAAGCCTTGATGGGGAATGGGTTCGAATCCCATGTGTGGACGCACACAAACCACGAAACTTTTTAAAAAAAGTTGTGATAAACCCCTTGACATTTTTCAGAAAATCTGATATAATAATTATAGAAAAAGAAAAGAGGTCAAAAACTTCTCAAAAACTTTTTCAAAAAAAATCCTAAAAAGGTCTTGACAGATTCCAGAAAATCTGATATAATAAAGACAACAAAGAAACAGGGGAGACAGGAACTCCCAAAATTAATCAAAAAGGGTTGCGACCAAACGCAAGAAAGAGGTATACTATGACAAAGAGAGAATTCCTTAACGCAGTTATTGAGACAGTAGCAGTTGCAGAACTTCAGGATTTTGCTAGGGCAGAAATCGAGAAGATGGACGCACGGAACGCAAAACGTGCAGGCACTCTTTCCAAAAAGGCAAAAGAAAACGAACCCATTAAGGAAAAAATTGTTGCTTTCCTTACTGGTAAAGAGGTTCCGCAGATTGCAAGTGAGATTGCAACGGCACTTGAAATCTCTACCCAGAAAACTTCTGCACTGTGTAGGCAGTTGGTAGAAGTTGGCACTCTCAATGTCGAGGATGTCAAGGTCAAAGGTAAAGGTAAGGTCAAGGGTTATACCCTTGTCTAACCCTCTTCTTTCCCTCCTTTTCCTCCTTAGGGGACAGACAAAAAGTCTGTCCCTTTTTTATTTCTTCCTAACCGAACATACGTTCGGGCGCGGCCGGCCGATCCCAAAATTTCTCAAATTTTTTTCAAAAAAGTGTTGACAAGATAAGAAAAATATGATATTATATAGACAGTTAAGAAAGACATTTCAAATAATTAGGAGGTATTACGAAATGAGAAAACTTTTATATGATTGCTATTACGGAAAAATTCTTGTAAAAACTGTCGCAACTCAAAAGAAGGCGAAGGAATGGAAAGCAACCAATCCTGAAAACTTCTATAAAATTAGATTAGAAAAGATTACGACCCTTTAGAACCCAACGGGTTCTATTGGGCCGGCCCGCCGAGTTGTCAGACTATTCTGAATTTAATTTTAGGGGTTGACACATAGAAAAAAATATGATATATTATAATTACCAAAGGGATAGAGTAACGGTCTCGGCAGATGTTAACTCACTTCTGAGGACGTGAAAAAATCTCAAAAAAGTTTCAAAAAACTCTTGACAAGCTTTTAAAAATCTGATATAATAAAGACAAGTTAAGAGAAACACACCACATAAAAAGAAAGGTTAAAAAGGTGAAAACTATGACAAGACGTGAAATGTTTGAAGTAATCGTAAACGGTAACATCACTGATGAGGTTGTAGCAATGGCGCAGAATGAAATCATCAAGATGGATGAGCGCAACGCAAAGCGCAAAAACAGACCTTCTAAAAATGCCCTTGCTAATGAGCCTATTAAGGCACATATCCTCGAGGTTCTTACTGATGCGCCTATGGTAGCAAGTGAGGTTGCTGAAAAGGTGGGTATCTCCACTCAGAAGGCTTCCGCTCTTCTCCGTCAGATTGACGGCTTAGTTGTAACTGAGGTTAAAGTCAAGGGTAAGGGTAAAGTCAAGGGTTATGCCCTTGGCGAAGGCCCTCAGTACCTTGACAGAGAGGTTACTGTTTAATCTCTCTTCCTTGGCTCTCTTGGGTTGACAAAACGTCAACCCTTTTATTTTATTATCTTATCCGAACATACGTTCGGGCGGGCCGGCCGCGAACGAAAATTTTCAAAAAAAATACTTGACAACAAGTATGTTTTCGGTTATAATAGATATAGAAAAAGAAAGGAGAACATAAAATGACAAACACTAAACATCGTGATATGATTAGAGAAAACTTTATAGTTCTTGCGGAAACTGATAACGCAATTCTTTTTGACGCTTACGGAGAAATCTGTTGCGAAATTAACGGCGCAGACTTCTCTTGTAGTAGTGTCAAAGAGTTCTACGAAATGGTAGAACTTTTTGGGGATGACTCTTTTGAAGAGTGATCCCCTGGCCGGCCCGCAGACTTTGTTAAAAAAATAACTTTTAAAAAAGGTGTTGACAAGTCCATAATTGTTTGCTATAATATAGGTACATTAAAGAAAGGAAATAAAACGAATGGAAAAAATTCTTATTATCGACACAGAAACTACTAACACAATTGATGATGCACTTGTTTACGATGTGGGATATATCGTAGCAGACTATGATGGCAATATCTACCACAAAGATAGTTTTGTTAATGCAGATATTTTCTGTGATAAAGAACTTATGGCAAGTGCATACTTCGCAGAAAAAATTCCTCAGTACTGGAAAGAAATTAAAAAAGGTAAAAGAACTTTAACCTCTTTCAGAAAAATCATGTGGACGTTGCGCCATGTTATGAAGGACTACAACATCAAAAAGGTTTATGCTTATAATTGCAGATTTGATTATTGTTCTCTTGCCACTACTCAGAGATATTTAACAAAATCTAAATGGAGATACTTCTTTCCTTATGGGACTGAGTTCCATGATATTCTTGCTCTTTCTCGCCACGTATTGAAAAAGTTAGATACTTATAGAAACTTCTGTAAAGAAAATGAATATGTCACCGCAAGAAACGCAAATAGATATACCGCAGAAATTGTGGCTCGTTACTTTTTCGATGAATCTTTTGTTGAAGAACATACAGCGCTTGCTGATTGTGAGATTGAATATAGAATCTTACTTGAATGTTTAAAGATGGATTCAGACTATGAGACGAAAATGTGGTAAGGGGTGACTCTTACCACGTGCGCCCGGCCGAAAAAATTTTTCAAAAAAGTGTTGACATTGGTGTAATTGTATGATATAGTATATATAGAAAAGGAAAGGAGATAGAAAAAATGAAATGTCATATTTGTAATAACGAAACTACTTGGGAAGAATCTTTTGGGAGAGAATCTTTTATAGTTTGCCCATCTTGCCACAGGGAATTAACAAATAGAATTAAGGTTTTAAGAGTATGTGGATACACCCCAGAATCTTCCGCTTTAGATATTATCATTACAATAGGAATCATGAAAGAAGAAAGGAAATAAAAGAAATGAATAAATTTTTCGAAAACTTAAACTATATCGTACTTATACTTTTAATCGTTGGTCAGTGTACCATCGGCGCCAATTGGGTAGTCGGTCAGTGTGTTTATCTTACAGCAAATTTGATTAGCGTTTCTCGTTGTTGGATTCTCAAACGTCCCGCTGCCGATAAAATTAAAGATTGTGCATGCCTTGCAATCACTCTTGGACTTCTCGGTATTAGGCTTCTCGGCGGACTTCCTTTTTAGGGTCTGCCGTTGGGCCGGCCCACGTTAGAGACAACTAACCAACTTTTTTAAAAAAATACTTGACAAATAAGAAATTTTCTGATATAATTATTTTAGAAAAAGAAAAGGAGAAACAAAATGACTAAAAAGAAAATTGATAAAGCAAATTATGTAAATGTTTCCAAAAAGAAAAGAAAAGAAATTGCAAAGGCGAATCGTGGAGACACCTTTGAGGGCTATCGCCCCGTATATTTCAGAGACAAAACCAAATACAACAGACAAAAAAATAAACAGATTAAAGATTGGGAGGATTAAAATGTTAGAAAAATTACAGAAATTTATTGAAGATTGTTACAACCACGCAGAAAAAAATGCAAAGACTTTCCGAGATATTGAAAACTATCGCGCGCAAGCATACGGCGCATTAACGTTCTGCATTGATAATGACCTTGTAAAATATGAGGAAGTTGAAGACTATTGGGATACTATGTGGGAAAAATTCTTTCAGTTAAATAACAAATAAAGATGGAAAACCTTTCCATCTTTGGCCGGCCGCGAGCAAATTGCACAAAACAGATCCTATTTCTTTGTGTAATATTCCCACTTGTTTTTTCTGTTCAATGTGATATAATTATAAGTGTCAAGGGGATGGAGTAGTAAAGAACAAAGGAAGTTACTCCCCCTTAGAAAATTAAAAAATTTTCTTAAAACCCCTTGACAAACTTGAAACTCTATGTTATAATAACTTCAGAAGGTGAGGGAAGGAAGCAAGGGCAGACCCCAAGGCGCAAGATGCCGCAGTAAGTCTTCCTGATAAAGTCCCACCACCGCAAGCCGAAGTCCTACTTTGCGGTATATAAATGTGAGGCAACATACGGGGATGCTCTGGAACCCCTAGGCTGGTAGGATGGAGCAATTTTATAATATAAAAAAGTGAGGATAAGATAATATGTGTGATATTAATTTTCAGAATTATTCCGTTGAAGAATTAATTGCAATGAAAGCAACTATTGAAGCGACAATCGGAGACAAGAAACGAAAAGAATATGATATTATGGTTAACAAGGTACTTAGTATTTTAGAAGTTATGGCAGAAAAATTTCCTTGCGAATGGGCCATAGATAATGAAGACCATGTGCTTGATTGGGGTGATATTTATAAAGAAATTCGTGATTCTCATTAATATTTTTTAAAAAATACTTGACTTTTTCTTTTCTCTGTGTTATAATTAATTTACCAAAAGAAAGGAGAACAAGATATGAAATTCGAACCAAAGATTAGTGGTACTAAAGTTACAGATTTTGAGATTAGACCCTTATTTAGTTCTCAGTTTATTTCATTACAAGATGTAATGGAAAAAGATTTATCTCAGCGCACGATGGATTGGATTTTGGATAATATCCGTTTTCATCGTGGCGACAGAACGGAAGAAAATAAAGGTAAATGTATTTGGTGGGCAATATTAGATTTTGATACTGACTTAAAATTGGCGGTATTAGAAAATCACCCCGAATATGAAAAAGAGTTTATTGAATATTTCGGTGAAAACTGGATGAATCATTATATCCGTTTTAATCATTAAAAAGTTGGGGTGGACAAAATAGTCCACCCTGGGCCGGCCAATCGGGGCAACCCTCTCAGTTGCCCCATTTTTATTTTATTGTACCAATCTACCGAACAACTGACACAAGTCACGCCATTCCTCATCATCGTTTGCAAAAAATTCATAATCATCTTCTTGTGGTTCATCAGGAATACCGAGGGCAAACCACACGTCATAAATTTCTTCGTCGCCAAGATTAATAATATAGTCGTTCATCTGTTTCGCAAACTCAATTCTCATTTTGATTAATTCTTCTCTTGTCATGATTGTTTCCCCCTTTTCTATTTATATTATATCCAATTTTTGATTTTTTGTCAAGTACTTTTTTAAAAGAAAATCGAATGACGACTTTCTCTTTCAATTTTTAAAGAATATCTTATCAATTCAGAAGGACTGAACTCTTCCACGTGTTTGTGGATTTCGTCCAGACTATTAGCAGTTGCAACTAAATATCTGTAACCATCTCTTCTATCAATCATATACAAAAACCACATTTTTTCCAACTCCTTTCCTTTGTTATATATAATATACCATATCCTTTCCCGAATGTCAACCCCTTTTTTGAAAAAATCTTTTTATTGAACATGTATTCGGCGGGCCGGCCGCCGAGTTAGTTGAAACTAACCAACTAAAAAAAAGAAAAAATAAGAAAAAAGTGTTGACAAGTAATACAATCTATGCTATACTATATACAGTTCAAGAGAGGAGAAAATAAAATGAAAATCGACAAGAGAAAAAATTACTACATCGTTTTTGATACTGAAACCGCAAACGGACTTGAAGACCCTATTATGTATGATTTGGGTTTTGCAGTTATCGACAAAAAGGGAAATGTATACGAAACCCATTCTTATATAATTCGAGAGGTATTTTTTGGGATGATTGACTTAATGCAGTCAGCATATTACGCAGAAAAAATCCCAGAATATAAAAGACAAATTGCAAAAGGGGAAAGAAAAGTTGTTTCCCTTTTTGAAGCAAAAAGATTTTTTGCAGATACTTGTAGAAAATACAATGTAAAGATTGCTATCGCGCACAATGCACGTTTTGACTATCGGTCAACCTCAACCACTCAAAGATACATAACAAAATCAAAATATCGTTTCTTCCTTCCTTATGGTGTTGAACTGTGGGATACGATGAAAATGGCAAACGATACTATCTGTAAACAGAAATCTTATAAAAAATGGTGCCATGAAAATGGATACATCACAAAAAACAATCAAGTTCGTAAAACCGCAGAGGTTCTTTACAGATACATCAGCGGAAAATATGACTTTGTAGAAAGTCATACAGGACTTGAAGATGTGTTAATAGAAAAGGAAATCTTTGTTCATTGTTTGCGACAGCATAAACCCATGAGAAAGAAATGTTTCGCCTAGGGTCTCCCCTAGGCGTGGGCCGGCGCGCCGCATAATTATGCAAAAGAAATTAATAAAAATTTTTTATAAAAAACTATTGACAAATCACTTCCCATATGATATCATTAGTACAGATAGAAAAGAGGTGAACAAAATGTTAGATAAAGCAATCCTCCATGGCAAAGAACATAGGAAGCCATACTATGGCGCCAAAGCCATTGACTGCTCTTGTCGTAATCATGGGTCTTGCCCTCATTGCGAAGCAAATAGATTATATTCAACAAAGAAAAGATTAGAAAAAACTAATTATTCTTTAAAGAACTACTTGACAAACTTTTGATTGTGTGCTATACTTAATACAGATAAAAAAGAAAGGAGATAAAATCTATGGCAGTTTCAAGAAAAGTTGAACGTGAAATTATCCGCAACGAGTTCCTTACAATGGTCAGTGACTTCCTTAATCTTAAAGGCGAAGAGGTTCTTCGTGTGAAGTCCAATGAAATCGCAATCCCTGTTGTTGGATGCGAAGATAACGAGGATTTTCTTGTTATCACCTTTAAAGTCCCAACTGGAGCAAACAAGGGAACAGAACCCTATGACGGTTACTCCATGGCAGAGGACTACGAATTGAAACTTAAGGAGAAAGCCGAAAAGGCGAAAGCCAATGCCGAAAAAAAGGCAAAGAAAATGGCGAAAGATGCGGAAATCCGCAGAAAGAAAAAAGAGATTGCAGAAAAGAGGTGATTCACCCGAAGGGGTGACCCTTCGGGGTCGCCCTGGGCGGCCGGCCCGCCGTCAAATTGCACAAAAACGGATCAGAATTTTGTGCAATATTACATATTGACTTTTAAAGAAAATTTTAGTATAATCTAATTACAAGGTAAGGGAAGTCAAAGAAGTCAAAACAAAAAAACCTTAAAAAGTTTAAAAAAGTTCTTGACAAAACAAAAACCTTGTGATATAATAAAGGTACAAAAGAAAGGGGATAATAAAAATGACAAGGTTTAGGCTTTAAGCGGTTACCACATCGCAAACAGAAAAGAGTGGCAGGGCAAAAAAGGTGGTAGAAAGTGACGTCACCTACCACCGCCCGCAGTATAGGAAATAAAAATAATTTAAAAAAGTTCTTGACAAATAATACAATCCATGTTATAATCTTAAATGTAATCAAAAGAAATCACTTAAAGAAAGGAAAGGTACTAACTATGACAAACAGAGAATTTTTCGAAGCAATCGTTAACGGAACTATCAATGACGAAATCAAGGCTCATGCACATGAAGCAATCGAGAAACTCGATGCTCGTAATGCAAGACGAGCAAATACCCCATCTAAAACCGCAATTGCCAATGCTCCTATCATCGAAGCAATCAAGGCAATTCTCACGACTGAACCGCAGACTGCGGGCATGGTTGCAGAGAAGGTTGAAATCTCTGTACAGAAGGCAAGCGCACTTCTGCGTCAGATTGTCGCCAATGGTGACGCACTCGTAACTGAAGTTAAAGTTCCCAAGAAGGGAAAACAGAAGGGTTACTACCTTGGGTAGTACCCTCAAGGGTTCGGTGGACACCCTAAGTCCACCTTTTGTTTTGTTCTTTTAACCGAACAAGTGTTCGGGCGGGCCGGCCAGGTCCAGGCCGGATCCACCAGGCAATCCCCAAAAATTTTTCAAAAATGTCTTGACAAAAAATCAATTATCCCTTATAATAGTATATAGAAAGGGGGTCATGCATATGACAAAAGACAAGTTCATCAGAATCCACCTCAAGAGAGGTTACACCGTTCAAGACTTCGGTAGAATGGTAATTCTCTCCCTCAACAACTACACAGCAATTCACCACTTCAAAGACAACGGTGAGTATGATTACGACACCGACGCCTTTTGGAAACTGGAGCGCAATTAGCGTTCCAGTTTTTTTATTACCACTAATGATCGCCGGCGGATCCATCAGTCTGGCCGGCCTATTTGCGCCGGCCTGGCAGTTTTAACCAGGGAAAGTTGGCCGGCCAGACCCATCCGGCCCCGAACATATGTTCTGGTTGGTCAACATTTCGCGAAACATGGTTTTAACGAATAGTTGCGGCGCGCATACCATATCTAGTACCGAACATACATTCACCCACAACATATTGTGGAATTTTTTCATCTCAACTATTCGCGAAACATATTTTTAGCGAAGTCTTACCGAACATACGTTCCCGAACATACGTTCGATTCCGCCTGCGGCAGCGGTCGTCCATGGATTACCATCGTGTGGGAGCTGCGTCCATCCAGGAGCTGCGTTTGGGAGCTGCAATAGGAGCTGCGTTTGGCCGGCCAGCAGCTGCATTAAAAACACGTCCAGGAGCTGCGTCGACGCCGGGCCGGGAGCTGCGTATGGGAGCTGCGCCGGCTGCTGTCAAATTTTCCCATGGGAGCTGCAAAACTCATTGGAGCTGCATCACAGCCGCTGCCAGCAGCTGCAAAACGTTCAAGAGCTGCGATAGGAGCTGCAGCTGCTGCCAAAAATCACACTTCTCTATAGTAAAATGCGGCAGCTGCCGAAAATTTGACTTAAAAAGTCAAATTTTTTTATAATTTTTCTTAAAAATTTGACAAAGATTGTCAAATTTTCTTATATTTTCTCCTGAAAATTTGACTTTAAAAGTCAAATTTCCTGGCCGCAAAATTTTCGCTCGTGAAAATTTGAAAAATTTTCAAAATTTCAGTATAATATATATAGAAAGTGAGGGAAGGAGAAAAAAACTACGGCTCTCCTCCCTCGGCTGGAAATAGCTTCTGAAAATTTGACAACTTTCAGAAAATCTGATATAATATATATAGAAAGTGAGAGAGAAGTAACCTCTCATTTGATAAATTCAATGTAACTGGCGCCCACTGCCGAGTGTGGGAGAAAGAAGGACCGTATGACAAAGTTTGAAGCTTACCAGGCAGTTATCAATGGACAGGTTAACGAGGATGTTGTTGAGAAGTTCCGCGAGATGCTCGAAACCCACGAAGCTGAAGCTGAGAAACGTCGGAACCGCGCAGCTGAGAAAAGGGCGGAGAAACTGGCCGCTGAGAAAGTTCTGGAGGACGGAATTATGGAAGTCCTCGGAGAAGAGCCGATGACCGCATCTGATATTGCAGAAGCAGTCGAGGGAATCAACACTCCGCAGAAAGCTACGGTAGTCGTTAAAAGACTCGTGGCAGCAGGACTTGCAACAGTGCAGGACGTTAAGGGTAAGAAAGGCAAGGTTAAGGGCTACACCTTAGCCTAGGCCTTAACTGGTCAAAACTACGTATACGTACTACTTATACGTTATACGTATACGAAAAACGGGTCTTTTAGACCCGTTTTTTTATTCCTACTTACGTATACATATATGTATACGTTTTACTTATACGTTATTTTTAAAATTTGACTTTTGTTGATGGTTGTGGCACCTACTTTTATTGACTATTACCCACATTTACTAGTCATTAGCCACATTTACTTATATTTATTAATTACTATTAGTCCTTACCTATACTTATATATATACTAATATAAACTAATATAAACTATCAATCTCAATCAATCCTAATCAATCCCAACCATATTCTAAACCGCGCGATCCACTTAAATTTTGCTTCGGACTATAGGTTTTGGTTCTAACGTACATTTAACTTATACGTTTTTACGTCTACGTTTTTACGTCTACGTTTTTCGTTCATTCCCTTTCCCCCTTACTTTTACTCTTGCCCTTACTCTATTTTTCTACCTACTCTATCCCTACTTACGTATACGTTATACGTATACGTTTTGCTTACGCGCCCTTATCTATAGTTGTTTCTCTTGCCCGCTATTTTACTTTATACCTACTTATCGTATACGTTATACGTATACATTTATATACTTTATACGTATACGTTATTTGTATACGTTATACTTATACGTTGTATGTATACCTTGCCCGCACACCCTAATTACGTATACGTTTTACTTATACTACAATGTATACGTTTATTTTTTTATTACGTATACGTTATACGTATACGTATTACGTATATATATACGTATACGTAATACGTATACATATATGTATAAGTTTTACTTATATGTTTTTAAGTGTCTTTTTCTTTAAATCTCTACTAATTTTTTGAGACTCAAAATTTCAAATTTCTAGGAAATATTTACTCAGCGCCCGAGCGGTAAATTCCTGGAAAATATTTCACCCAGAAAGAATTTCTGGAAAATTTTTTCACTTGAAAAGGTTCCTAGAAAATTTTTGTCGATTGCGCCCGCGCTAAAAACGATTGCCATAGATGTTCCCAAATTTTTGGAAAATTTTTTTAGAAAAATTTTTTGGAAAATTTTTTTAGAAAAATTTTTTGGAAAATTTTTCAACTAAAAAAAGAGAAGGTTTAAACCTTCTCCCAATCAATCCCATATTTACTCTCTCCAGTCATCGTAAATTTCAATTTCTGGAAAATCTCCTTTCGTCCAAAGGATTACTGGCGCACCAAAACTTTTAGAAATATTTATAATATCTTCCGCAGTTTTAGGCTCAACAGTAATCATCATATTATCGCCAAGACGTTCACTCGTTCTGGTTAATCTAAAACGCATTAACTATCCTCCGTTTCTGAATGACTTATTCAGCGCCCGTACCATAATTTCTACAAATTAATTGCCTTAGCTCTTTATCTCGAATATTTTTATTGATGTACCTCCCACAATTTTTCGGACATTCTTTGAGGTGCGCGCAGTAGTCATCTCCAGTAGAACAAAGACACAAATGCCAATCAGAGTTCTTTGTTTCATCATACCAAATACAGCTTCTCTTATATCCCATAGTACTCCTTTCCGAAATTTTGGAAAATTACCAGCCCGCATTTCCTTCGACAACAGTAGTTACCTTTGCAAACAAATCCTTTTCATTCTCTTCAAAGATAATAAAATCCTCAGGAGCAATAATCGATAAAGAAACCGATTCAAGATTGCCTTCTTTGTAGTAATCAATTATCCTTTCCATGACGTTAAGATAACTCTCTCCATTGATAATTAAAAAATGGTTTACTTCTGTACACCCATTCTCATAATATTTTACTTTTGCCTTGTACATCATTTTATTTGTCCTCCTTAATAATACAACGGCTCAAATAAGTTGTTTTTGTATTTCCATAAATTTTATGGCTTTTTACCGTTCCAGTAAGAATGTACTCGGCGCCCTCCCGTAAATCTTTGGTTGTTCCGGTAAACCAAGTCAGCTGCGCGCCGTTGCAGTTAAACTTATAAACATTAGTCTCTCCATAGTATCCGTCGAAAGAAGAAGAGCCTTCAAAAACAACTGTTAAATTTCTGAGCCTTTCTCCAACTTCTCCGACATACTCTCCATCGCTATGGGAAGTAAAGACTCTTTCAAGAAAATCCAGTCCTTCCTCCGTAAGCTCCATGGTGTAAGAAGCTTCGTTCCACTTATAAATATCTGACCACTTTACCTCATCAATATAGCAATCTTCTGGAACGTCTACTGCGGCGGGTCCATGCCACTTCAATTCCTTGGAAAATTTATAGCCACGTGCTTTCAGCTCTTCTTTGAAGGAATAAGTGTTCCCATAAATAATGTAGGTAGTTCCGTATTCGTTAAAGCCATTGCGCTCGAGCCATTTAGCAAAGGCGGTTGCCCGTCTTTCTTTTTCTCTCTGAATTGCGCGCTCTTTTGCAGTAATCCGTCTTTTCTCTTTTGCTCTCTGCGCAGAGTTGTATTCACTCTCCGTATAAAGACGAACAACCTTCGAAATCCTGCCCTCGCCTTCACACTTCAAACAAACACCACCATAAGCGGGATGTGGTACACCATGGCCGTTTTCTACGCGACAAACATAAATTCCCGTGCCGCCGCAACGGTCGCAGGTACCAGCTACTTCTGTATACATTTTCCCATTTGACTCAAAGGGCTCGCCAACACGCTCCATATTTTTAAATGTATCAGCTACATAATATTTCATACAGACACCTGTCCTTTCTTTTTCCTTTCTTTCACTTTCTATATATATTATATAAAAAATTTTAAAAATTTTCAAATTTAAAAAGACCCAAGTATAGTAATACTTGAGTCTTTAAGCTAACTTCCTACGACTAATTTTATAAGTCCATCTCCTTGATTTCATAGCTCATCTCATCCATTCTGCGCCGCTCCCTATTTGTTGGAGCATATTTCTTCTTTTTATCTCTTGTTTTATATGAACAGAGATAACAGCTACAGTGAATTTTATTTTTACTATATTGATGTAAATTGTCATAGTATTCCCAGTTAGATTCGCTGGGATAGACTTCCTTCGCAATATTACGTTTTCGGATGGCTTTTCTAATATCGTTATGTCTGCGCTCTGCGCGCGTCCTATACATAATAGTCATCATCCCCTTCTTCTGTTAAAAGAAAAGTAAGATAAAAAATCATTCCAAACATAGCCTCTACTATCATTAATGGTACGTCTTTAGAAGTACAATAATTAACAAGACAAAGCCCCATATCTAATAATCCAATTGCGCCAATAAAAATTCGAAACATAGGTTAGTCCTCCGCTATCATCCAATCATCGAAATTAAAAGTTTCTATAAATTCCGAGCCATCATATTCGTTTATTCTAAATAAAGTTCCTTTAGGAACTTCTTCAACCTTTAAATCATGAAAGCCTCCTAAATATGGATGTCCTCCGTGTCCGTCTCTGAAGTTGTTTTCAATGAGAAATTTTCTCATCTCTTCCAAAGTGCATCCCTTTTCAAAGAATTCAATTAATTTCTTATCTGTTGCCATCTCTGGACAATTCCAAGTTGACCAACCAGCATTATAACCAGGGCTAATAAGTAGTTTCATAGGTGGTTCCTCTCTTTCATTTCTTATAAATATATTATAGCAGAATTTTAAGGAATTTTCAAATTTAAAAATTAAAGAAATTGAAAGTTCTGCATCCCTCCATTAGCATTAAAAATTGCCAGTAAGCTAAATCTAGTATGAACCTTAATATCGGTTAAAAGTTTTTGATAAAGACTAATGTTATCATTGGTTTTTTCCCAGTCATCACCCTTAGTTCTTACCCAATAGTCTGTAAACAAAGGAGAGCCAGAGTCTTTTTTATTATTTAAATATTCTTCATCTCCTAAAGTTGGTTTAGCAAAATTATCAATTGTAAAAGTAGGATTCGTGATAAGTTTATTGTTAAATATAGTTCGTATAATTGTAGAAGCTGGCATAATACTTGTTCCTCCTGCCCAATAAAAAGTATTAGTATGCATAGGATCCAAATTTTCTCCAACATTTAAATTCATAGCTTTCCAAAAATACTTATTAAGGAATTTTTCTAAAAAAGTTTCCATATCTGTTGATTGATTATAAATATCTGTGTTAAATTGAACGTTAGCTAAAGTATCTGCAAATCCCTCTCCTAAATTAGGGGCTATTAAACCCAAATCACTGTTTATATCTACACTACTCATTGATGACCTATCATAATTTTTAACTTGTACTCCAGCTATTATGGATCCAACCTCACCATTCTCAGCTACTTCAACAACCACTTGATAATCAGATCTTGGTTGGCCCCTGGTACCCTTAGCTATTGCACCAATAATATTCCCTAGTTTAGCATTTGTTTTATTTGTTGCTAATGCTGTATATCTATCTAAAAGACTTAATTGATACTCTCCTAGTTTACCCTTTAAACCATTCATAAAATTACCGCCAACAAAGAAAAACAATGGATCTCCACCTATTTTAGAAGACATTGTGCTTCTCCAAGCCATTGTTGCCGCCTCTTTTAAAATATTTGCTCCATTTACAGTACAACCATTTTCTACGTCTAAAATACTATTAAACACATAATTTTTTAACGCCTCTATCGCTATTCCCAACTGTTGTGAAACTTGAGCTTTTGCTTCTGGATTATTAAGTCGCTCCTTTATATCGCTGGCCTTTAAAGAAAAAATTGGTAATTCTTCGACCACACGAAAAAATCCTGTGCTTGAGGTTGTCTTTTTTTGTCCCGATCTGGTTGCTTTTAAAGTAATTCCTGAATCTCCGAGTGTTTTAATCGCTGTTTCTCCCGCTTGTAAAATTTTTCCCCCTAATTCTTCATTCATCCATTGCTTCCAATTCGTTTTTGAAGAACTAGAAGTTTTAAAACTTCCCGAATTAGTTTTTAAATATTGACTAATTTCAGGATTTTTTCTTATTTCGTTTGCTACCTTTTTTGCATCTGGTAGATTAATATCTATGTTAAAAGTTTTTCTGTTTACTTGTGAATTTTTAGTATTTAAACCATCAAGTGGTATACTAACTGTATCTCCCTCCACAATTATTTCATATTTTATTTCTTCTTCTACTAAAATATTTCCTGCTGTTCCAAGAAAATTACCAACATTTTCATTAGCTAATCTACTAATACGTTGACCATCTTTATCTGCTCCAGAATATATTTTTTGCATTTCCGCGAGGAATCCATTAAAATCAGAAACGTTAGGAAAAAATCTTTGATAAAAACTTAACTCTTGTCTTTTGGCATAATCTTCTGCAGCATTTAAATCTGCTCTAAGTTTTGATTCCAAGAAATATTCTGTTCTTTCCTGACTTCCCTTTAAATATGCACCATTGAAATAGGAGCTACTAGTGTGTAAAACTTTAGTTTTACCATCTGCCATATTTTCTCCTCCAAATAAAAAAGGGACGGTTCCTACCGACCGTCCCAAAATATATATAAAAGCCACAAAAGTGACTGTTTCACTCTTCACTTATAAGTTGACTTTTAAATATCCCATTCAATTTTTTTGGGCAAATTTAATTCGATTCATTGTTTTCTTTCTCTTGATTAGATTCTTCTGGTAAATTTTCCAATATATCAATTATATCATCAGACTTTCTATACTGTTCTCACGAAACGTCTGAATAAGAAGGTGCCCGCATCACCGCTCTTATTGCTTCTTTCCTACTAATTGTGTTATTTGACATTTATCTACCTCATCGTTTAAGAATTCTACCTTTCATCCAATCTTCTAAAGAATTGGTACATTTATCACATAAAAGCCAGGTTAATTTTTTATTATTTTTAAAAACCTGCACCTTATTAAACTGAAAATCTTCATCCACTCTATAATATCGTCTGCATTTATCACACTTCTCAATCAAAGACATTTTATTTAACTAACCAAACCTTTTTATATTTAATACCAAACTTTTCTACTAGATCATGATCCTCAATATAAATATCTATATGATCTCCTTCTACGCCACCGCCGCAGTCATCAGCAACATATTCTTTATCGTCAATTAGAATTCTAGTTCCATAAGCTATAACACTTGGATCAACCGCAACGGTTTTCCCCTCTTCACAATAATTTCCAGTAGACGTTCTTGCGCCCCAGCCTTCACTACATTCGTCACATGAGCAATAATAAGTAATTTTAAAATCACCCATGCTTATTAGTCTATCTTTATTTTTCTCTTTTGCACTAGCTTTAATTGATAGTAAAATTAATAATAACAATACTACTACAAAAAATAGCAAACGTTTTTTCTTTATGCGTATTTTCATTCTTTCACTCCTAAAATATTGTTAATTCTTCTTTGACCATCTACCATCACTCCAAGAATCTGTTGTATATCTGTTCCATTCACCAATTTCTTTAATTTGAGTAAATTCTGACCAACCACACTCATCAGCAAGCCACATAAAATCGTTTAATTCACGTTCATTGTGGATGATAACTTTCTCTGCGCGCTGGTAAATATCATCATCGAAAATATTGTCTCCAATGGTATATTCCTCATTTTTTAAGTCAAAAAAAACGATGGTATTTAAATTAGGATGCGCCAATTTCTGCTCATGGGCTTCACACTCATACTCATCTTCAAAGTAAATACCATCTTCCGATTCATACCAAATTTTCATATTTGTTTCTCCCTTTCTTATGGTCAATTAAAGCTACAAATGGGACCTATAGGACTCGAACCTATGACCTTCTGCTTGTAAGGCAGGCGCTCTCCCAGCTGAGCTAAGATCCCATATTATAATGTCTTTTTATCAAAAGACAAACGACCCGGATGGGATTCGAACCCACAACCTCCGCCGCGACAAGGCGGTGCTCTACTCTATTGAGCCACCGGGCCAGATTAAAATAGACTCTCAGGGACTCGAACCCCGGACACACGGCTTATAAGGCCGCCGCTCTCACCTACTGAGCTAAGAGTCCGAATTATTGCGGGTAAGGATTTGCACCTTACATATAGTGATTCGCATCTCACTACTTCTCATGTTGGCGATAAAGCGTCTACCTATTCCGCCACCGCAATAAACGCTGAGTAAGGGACTCGAACCCCTAGTACGCGAACGCATCATATGTTTTCAAGACATACTCCTTACCAATTAGGATAACTCAGCACATGCGGATAACAGGAGTTGAACCTGCACGGGTCTCCCCACCAGATTCTAAGTCTGGCGCGTCTGCCTACTTCGCCATATCCGCAGGAAGCAGGTAGTGGGAATCGAACCCACGTATTTAGCTTGGAAGGCTAATATTCTACCATTGAACTACACCTGCAAATTTAAGTTTTAGAATGACTCAGCAAAATACAGGAAGTCGGATTCGAACCGACAAACTTCTGTTTTTGAGACAGAAAGGTTTACCAATTACCTCATCCCTGCTTAAGTCGGAGGAGAGGGAATCGCACCCACTCGGGACACCTAAGCCATGAGTTTTACAGACTCACCCGTCTACTTTAGCGGTCTACCCTCCGATATAAATTTTAATTATATATGAGTAAGGATTTGCACCTTACACAACCGTGACTGTTGCACCTGGCACCTCCGAGATTCGAACCCAGAGATAGGGAGAATCGAACTCCGCTCTCACACAGTTAGTTTTCTCCATATTCTTGCGTCTACCTATTCCGCCATCATATATAATTAATACCCTTGGTGGGATTCGAACCCACACTGTATGGATTTTAAGTCCACTACCTCTGCCGATTGGGTTACAAGGGCTGGCGCCGACACCAGGACTTGAACCTGGACTACCCTTTAAAAGGTAGGATAGATTAGCAATCTACTGAGCTACCTATTACTCCATATCGGCATTTAAGCACAGAGTCGGATTTGAACCGACGAATAATAGGGTTGCAACCTATTCCCTTAAACCTCTTGGGTATCCATGCATTTTAAATTAACGAGGTAAGATACCCCTACATCCCGATGGTAGGATATGAACCTACATCTTCTAGCCTTACGCGTCGGCTTCTATCTTTCGCTCTTACACGTGAATCGAGCTTGCTCTTAGACGACACCGGGAGAAGTAGTCCCTAGGAGAATCGAACTCCTGTTTTAGAACTGAAAATCCTATGTCCTAGGCCACTAGACGAAGGGACCCGATCGAACAATAGAGGCAGTGTTTAAGTATATTCAGTCGCGCGTACTTCGGGGTTAATTAAGCCAAAGACCCGTTTCATGGCACCTCTATTATTCTATTGCTCAATTCTCCATCCGTCGATAGAGAATCTTTCGGCTCGTCAGCCAAAACTCCCCGAGTAGGACTTGAACCTACGACAGCGCGGTTAACAGCCGCGTGCTCTACCGACTGAGCTATCGAGGAATAACATAAAATTGCAGAGGTGGGATTCGAACCCACGTCATTCGGCTTATGAGGCCGAGCTGGTACCATCTCCAGTCCACTCTGCGCTACATAAAATGCCTTTCGCACTAAGAATTTTAGGACGCATCCTTACTTTTCACACTACCGCAGTAGCTGTCTTTCATGGGCGCTCCGAAAAGTTCCACGGGCACGGATTGGGGTAACAGGATATTGATATCTTTTACTCCATATTATTTTATCTTTATTAATTTTTTATTATCTAAATCTAATTTATAATAACCAAGAGTAATTTTTCTGTGGCAGGTAGGACATAGAATAGACAAATTAGATAAATCATTATTATTTCTATCACTATCTATATGATGAACTTCTAATATTCTTTCGTCCTCATTCCATCCACAGACTAAACATTCATGCTTTAGAAAATTAAAGGCCCGCAAGCGATAATTAGAAGTAGATTCATTATTTAGACTCCTTATAATATTTTTATGCTTATTACCACAAGTAGTAGAACAGTAAAAGAAACCACTTTGATTTTTTTCTATTTGATACTTAGAACGATAAATTTCTTTTCCACAAAAACTACACTTAAGTTTCTTTCCATTTTTTACCCCACAAGATGGACACCTATGATTTTTTGCCTTATCTGTACTATAAATAAAATTACTAGGTTTCATTTCCCATTCATATCCACACTCTAAACATTTTATATTCATTGGGGTACGAATATTTTTATATTCACCAGTAATTTCTACTTGTTGAATAAAATTCTTTTTTCCTCTTTCTATAACTTCTTCTTTAGTTAATTTTCCCATAATAAACTCCTTAAATATTTTATAATCGGAGAGGCGCCACTCGAAGGCGCAGTAACGTCCTGATCCCAAATCAGGCGAGGTGCCTCTTCCCCTACTCCCCGCCATTAAGTAAAAATTATATCTAAGGAGTTTATTATTTTGATGCGGAAGATAAGTTGGGATACATCCCAAATGTAACATTCTAGCCAAACTGAACTACACCCCAATAATTATTTCTTTCTCAACTTTGTATATATATTATACCAATATTTTAAAAAATTTTCAAATTATTGTTAAGTATTTAAACGTAGAAGGCGCGGGCGCCTTCTACGAAACACCTCAGAACTTATTCATAAATTATTCTTCTTCCACAAGTTGGACATATTATCATAACAGTTTCTCGCGGTCGTCTATTTCTAAATAAAATAACACTTTTATCGCAAGAACAATATACTCCATTTTGGTATTCTCCAAATAAAGGTACTAAATATGAATAACATTTTATATCTTGTTTTGGAATAATACGAATTTTATCCATTGTTAACTATTGCTCCATATATTAGTTCCTTTTAATGATACTGGTTAGAACTGGTTAGAACTGGTTGTATAAGGAGTTGAAGTAACATAAGTACAATAAATTTTATCGCTAGTACAGAAGAATACTCCCACTACATCTCCAAAAATGTCTCTTGCAATATTTTCATATAACGTAGAACAATATCCATTATAATCTCCAAGATTATCCGTGAAATACTGCACTACTTCTTTCTTGAACAATACATAATGCAAATCATAATTAAATAGTCCAGAAACAGTTTCAATTCTGTCTACAATCGAATTGTTCTTTAAAGCGGCTTGAACAGTAGAATAATTAGATGACTTAAATCCAAAACTTGCTCCATTTGCTGGGATAATTGTAATTTTTAATCTTACTTCTCCAAACACTTTCTCAACAGGAAACAATTCACTTAAAGCTTTAGCCTTATCTGAATCGGATACATAAAGTTTAATTTCACTTTTATCATCATCAAACAATACTTTTACGTCTGGGTCGTGTTCAAAAAATGCATTTACCTCTCTGTAATAAATAATCCAAGGTGGACTTAAATTTACTCTTGCCATTGATTTTCTCCTATAATTTAGATTGACAAGTTACAAGCAGCCCCGGCTGGATTCGAACCAGCAAATGCAGCAGTCAAAGTGCTGTGTCTTGCCATTTGACGACGGGGCTAAAGGCAGCTTATAGCACCATCAGCTGTTATTCCATAGTTTTTCTTTTGGATTGCGCCAAAATGACTTTTTTCTTTTCTTGGAAGGTGCATAATCAGTAATCCTCACGAAATTATTTATCCTGTTATTTCGAACAGTTGATAGTTTAGGTTTACCTCCGCGATGAACTCTACCAAACTGGAGGAAAAACTAGGATACGTCTGCAGCCGCCTAGACTCTTTCTAACGCCGAGCAAGCGGAGAAAATTTTAGTCACGATTTCTCAACGCCGCATCTACCATCTGCATAGGCCAACCAATCACCTCTGGTTGGTTAGGGTAAGTTTCCTTCGCTGCCAAACTTACAAAGATAGCTACGTGGTACGCATCAGCTGCATCTTAGTGCTGCTACGAGAGGCGTTGTAGCGAGAGCCGAATCTCAGTTATGCTCTGAGGCCTAAAGGTTACAAATCTTTTGTTCTACTGATTAAACTAATTCGGCTTATTATTCAATTTTAACTGCGTTAAATTTTGTCTATAATAACTCCCACCAATAATCGAATATCTTTCGATAATCATTCCCTTTGGGAGAAACTTCCATATTTTTCATTTTTCTTCTAATAGCTTTACTACAATATTTCTTTAGCCACTTATTGTGACAAGTGTATCTAATATAGCGATTCTTGTTCTTGTTAAACCAGGCGCCCGCGCCATAGGAATTTTTAGTTTCCTCATATAATTTTTTCAATCTATGCTTATCTTCAATTTTCCGCTTATGAGACATAATTTTTCTCCTTAGCATAAACTAAAACACAAACGACCTACGAATTAAATTATCCCCTAAAAGGGTGAGGATTTACTTTGCTTTTTATATAGCGCTTCCACTAAGCCACATACCACATTTATTTTACCTCAATTAATATTTTATTTCCACAGAGTCATGGAAAAGATGTGTCGGTGGTAGTTTAATCCTCTAAATCCATGTAGCGCTTTACCACATTTCTCTCTACTGAGATGCGGCCCCTGTGGCGGGTGCAGGTAAGGTAGTAGGGGATCCTCGAGGAAGGCTGCCTACATTTTATTTTCCCTCTTGAACCTTACAAAATAATCTATAACTTCGAAACTCATTCCACGGCTCCCAGTGAATATTTTATAGCCGAAATTTTGTGCGCAAGCTGGTACTGTTGTATCATCCCTCTATTCCATTTGTAGGGTGACCTCGTACTAGAGGCGGTTTCTCTCAAAGAACTGAACCTAGGAAAGTTCTAAGTCAGGAATTGTTATAGAATGTAAAAGCTATCAAAGAAAATTACTTCTTTCTCAACCTTACATATATATTATATCAATAATTTATATTTTTTTCAAATTTTTTGGTGTTCTATCCAACCTGGAAAATAACTCCTAATTCCTCCCCATCTTCAACAAGATCATAACTTTCATATCCATTAAGAATACGCCCAAGTTCCCACATATGGTATTGAGTAGACTCATAGTCAATATAAGAAACAAAACTATATTCATTACGTCTACTATCACTCATTCCCGCTAGCACTTCTGCGGAAATTGGCTCTTGTTCCATTGACCATGAAATGAAATCCTGGTCATATCCACTCCTTATTAAAGCCGCGGCTTCTTCAACTGGCAAGTATCCACGAATAGGTTCACAAGAACCCCTCCTATAAATTTCTTTTGCCGGAATCCAATATCCTATTGAATATTTTTTCTCTACATCATCGCTCCACACACTATCCTCAGCGCATAATTTTGCAGCTTCTTCTCCCAGTTTTTCCACTGGTATGTGCAAAGACTCCCATTCATTCCAACGAATAAAACTTTGGCTTCTCCACCACAGACATTTAATCCTTACTTCATTATCTTTAGTTAATACATAAGGCCCAATAATTTCATATATTCCATCATTGGTTTTCTTAGCGAGATAAGCCGAATAATATGTAGCCATATTTTTCTCCTTCTTTTTCATTTTTTATATTATACTAAAAATATATAGAAAAGTAAAATTTTTAAAAGAAGGAGAGGTAATATAGACCTCTCCTATAACTGTTTTAGTTTAAAAATTTTTCTTCTTATCTTTTTTACTACACCAGATGAATCAATATTTTTCCCATTACTTTTTAACTTATTGAGCCGATTTTCCATCAATAAAATTTTGTCATCTTTTGTCATATTAAATACCTAATAATTCTTTTATTATAGAAATATCTATAGGGTCTGATTTTATTTTAAAGGTTGCTTCTGATTTTGGGTCTGGTTTTACCTTAAAGGTTGCCCACGGCTCTTCATCAAGAAGTTCATAGTCAATACCCGCTAATTTTAAATATCTACCACACGCTGCAATAGCTTCATCATAGGCTTTGTCTAACTCCTGCTTATGACGCTGCGCGGCCTTGCGCTTCTTTTCCTCTTCTTCTTTATAGGAAGCTTCCGCCGCCAAGCACTCTTCAACAGTTTCATAAGTCTTACCTGTTAATTCACTTGAAATAATCATATTATTATCTTCCCTCTCTTTTTAAATTAAGGTTTTAGTTTAAACAGCGCCGCCACGTGAAGGCAACCTCATGACGCCGGGGCGTGTCTTACGCCCAGAACGGGGAGACAGTAGTTTCAACCTGTCGATTGGATACTATGGATTGCGTAGACTTTATTAACTTATCACAACTCAGAGTGACGACTCTCCTTCAAATTATTCGTCTCTTCATTTCTGACACTAATTTTAAGTTGCGCTGTGTTCACCCCACAGACGTTCCATTATTGCATCTCACATTATTGTCTTAAGCGCGTTTTAATCCTTCGCCATCCCCAAAATGGATAATTGAAATAATAAAGGACTTTCATCCTACCTTATACTATCTTCAAGCATATTCAGCCAATGGGGAGATATGTCCGAAGACTAGGGAGCGACCCTAACCTAACATACCCCAGTTAATACATAACCATCATCCCATGCATCACTGGTTAGATGCAACTTTCACCCACCTTACGGTATTTTATAACATAAATCCAATCATGTCTTGATTTAAGTCCTGCCTTGGGCTACTCGTACGCGACATACAGGTCTTATACACGAATTTCTTCGCTTCATGGCAAAGGTCTTATTGGTATTTCGTAGGTTTGCACTCGACACCACTCGTTAGTACCTAACTCCGATTCGGCAAAAGCTATTAACTTTTGCTTCTATTATGACCCAACCCGCACTCTGCTTTTACTTGCGATAGCAAAGGCGCTACAACTTAGGTTTGGGGTATCACCCTCTACATTAAGTGGATCACTCCACCCAACACAGCCGACTATCCACAGGTATCCCTGTTTTGTTTGTCCTGACCTATTCATCGCACCTCAGCTTACTGGTTCAGTAACTCTGCACTGAGTTTTTATTATTCAATTATTTCATAGATTTTAGCGTAACCCGACACCGCCACGAGGAGGCAATCTATATGGTGTCATCTCAATTATCGGGTGGCGGCAAGAAAGGAAAAAAGTAACCGCCACCCTTACGAATATTTATCTTTAATTCTTATAAATATATTATATCAAAATTTTTTAAAATCGTCAAATTTTCAGATGGTCTTTTCAACTAAAAAATTTTTCTTACGAGCAATTCGGTTAACGTCAAGTTTTAGTTGATGCGCATTTTTATAATCTTGAAAGGAAAAAATTAATAAAGAGTCTTTATCTTTGTATTCTATAAAGTCGTGAATAACAGCTTTATATTTAGTAATTAGAAGCTGCTTAAAATTATCTAAGTCTTTTTCAAAAACTTCCGCCATTGCGCGCCAGTTCGTCCAAGTTTTAATATCGGCTACGTACCATTGTCCTGAACCACCCTGCCACTCGTCTACTCTCAAAAGCTGCATTATTTATTCCTCTCTTTCATTTTCTATATATATATTATATAAAAAATTTAGAAAAAATTCAAATTTTCAATGTCTGTAATAATTTTTTATTACCATCCAAACAACATAAAAATCATACCAATAAAAAATGTGCAAGCTCCCGCCATCGACAGATAATAACCAACTTCTAACATAATTATTTGCTCCCTATAATAATATTTTTTACTCTAATCTTCTTATAACTCTACCCATGTCCTCAAGGGCATTAATCGCCGCCCGTATCTGTCTGGCGAACAGGCGGTCGCCCTTACCGGCATGTTCACGTTCAATGTTGGTCAGCGCCGCTATGATTTCGTAGAGGCTGACGTCATCAAGAGTAACTTTACCATCATCTTTAATATCCGCTATCAGGCCAATCATCATTATTCTCCCTTGCTGCACTTACTAATGCTATTGCAAAAAACTCCAAATAAAGAGCCTATTATAAAACCAATTATAAATGTTACCAATATAATTCCCTCCACATCGCTATTACTGGTGTTGCCAGTGTGTATTTGAATCTCATTCTTCATCCTCCAACACAACCGCTTCTTTACACATTTCAACTGTATTTCTTACGGCCTTTAATAATATGTCCTCACTAATTTCTAAGTCTCTAACCTCTCCGCTTCTTGCCATCCCAGCACAAACACAGTCACAAATCATTTCAATCACATCAATAAGATTCACGTCATCAGGGCATCTCCTCAATAGATGATGTCTTTCAAGTGCATAGTGGTCTTTATTCCATTGTCCGTCTTCAAATTTAATTTTACCTTCAATTGTATTGCAGAGATCCCGATAAAACATAGATTGATAAGGTTCTCGGAATTTGCTCCAGTCGTGATTGTTTCCAGTATCACGAATATCTTTTGAAATAGAATCCATCATATTGCCAACATCAGCCAAATGACTATAATTAGCCTTTTTAAATTCCTCAAATGTCGGCGCTTTGGTCGCCACCCTAGTATCACCATTTGTATTTCTTTTGATTTTAACTTTATCCATGCTATTCCTCCATCCTCGTTACAAAAGACTGATATATCGCATTGGACAAACACTGGACAAATTCTTCATCTTCTGATAATTCGGTTTTGCCCAAATGAACCAATATTCCATGCAGAATCTCATGGCACAATGCCTCATCCTGCTGTTCTTTGGAAATATCCTCGCTAATCTTAATGACTGCTTTTCCGTAGTCAATCTGACCATAGTGCGTATCTGTATTAAATTCATCTTTACAGTAAATTACTTTATGCGGAATACCGCAGATATTAACCTTCATCCGTATCCCTCATCTTCTTCCGCAGTTCGGCAATTTCGGGAAAATGTCTACCTGTTTTCTCTAATTCGTCATGTGTAACAACAATTGTGTCGAACTCACTTGTAAGAATTGTGCCGTATTTTTCCTTAGTTTCTGGCTTCAATACAACAGCTCTCGTGCGTGAGTTATATATAACTTCATCACCTACACAAATCTCATCCTTCTGCTTTAGCCATGCTTCAAACTTAGATTTCGCTTCTTGGTAGGACAGATTTGCAGTAACTTCTGTTGTCGATTGAAAACCGAAGCATAAATCCCTTTCTTGTACATCCATTCTGCACATATAATCTGCTAACTCCCAAACCTCATCCTCTATAGCCTCGCGGTCTGGCTCGGTGTAAGGTGCTAATTTAATTCCAGTTGGAACCCCATAACGTTTACCGCCTTCGAGACAGATTGGAATACTAAGAATATCACCAAGTAATGCAGATTTTGATGTGTATGCGTCTGGCAGATCAACTATATATTTTGCCATTTAATCCTCCTCATAAAATGTGTACTTCTTTTTCCCCTCGGCTTCTTCCACAGTGCTGATTTCTACATAGCGAATCTCATCAAGATTGTAAAAGCCTATCCATTGCTTGTCCTTGATGACGATGAAATATCCTTTATCATAGTAATAATCGGTGTACTCGTCTGGTTTATAATGACGAATCTCACCACTCTTAAAGTTAATCGTGATCCATTGATCATTCATTCTTTCACCCCTCCTTCGAATAAAATGGGCAATTATACCTAACCTGTTCCCCAACCCTAGGAGCATAACGGCACTGACTATTCAGTAACGCACAATCATTGCAATCTCCCGATTCTAATATTCTCTTCAGCAGCTTCAACCAACCCGCAAGTTGACGATGCTCTCTTTCACATCTTCTATCACCATCGGTAACCGCGCATCTGCCTGCCACCTCTTCGCAATGAATAATAGCTCCTTCTAATGTCATTCTGATTCCTCCTTAAATCCCAAAAAATTTCGCAAAAAGAAAAGTAATGAAAGATATGACAGTTATATATGCAAAAATCCAAGATACAAAAATCCAAGATATTATCGCCGCAATATCTGATATCATTCTTATCCCTCCTCTTAACTAAAAATCTGAATCATCGGCATTAAAATAATAATAAAAATTGCAATCATTATTGGATATGGATTCATATCCAAAACACCATATAGCATTAGCAATGTAAAAACAACCAAAGCTATATATAACACTCTGTCCACCGCCTTATTTTATGGCTCATAACACACTTTCCATGTAATTTCCCTAACGCAATAATCTCTTCTGTCGAGAGACCAATATCAAGTAACTTTAATCTTGTCCCATCCTCAAATATATAAATCCAAACAGTGTGAGTATTCATTTTTCCTCCTCAAAAATCGTTGGTGCTTCATCAATCTCCATTAATGTTGAAACACAAATATCTGTTTCAAAAGGAAACTCTTTTTCTTCAACTCCACATGGATCTAGTGGCAACCATTTTAAGACTTTATTTCTGAGTTCTTTCCCATCTATCAGTCTCGCGCCGTCTGGAATCTGTACCGCTTTACCAACTACAATCT